TTGGGAGCCGTGAGCGGCAGACCACCCACCTGCTGAAACTTAGCCGAGCTCAATGTTCCAGACTGAGCTACAGTAGACAACCTTTTTGGATTGTTGACGGGTCCCATTCCATCGTAGGGGCGAACACTTGCAATCTGACCATTCACCACTCTGAGAGTCGTATTCCTGGGCGTCAGAAGAGCAGCGGCCTGGCTTCCAAGCAGCTGAGCGTTGAGCACCGACTGATTAGGGTAAGGCTGGTCGCGGGTCTGGATCGTCGTCGGGACTCTGCCATTTGCGTAGGCAAGGGATGCAGCCTGAACCTTGATAAATGTCGTGTAGTCTGAAGCCGAGAGAGTAGGCATTTGTGTATTCGTGAGAAAGAAGCGGAACGCAGTGACGCGTAAAACGAACAAAAGAACTTCAATACAAGAGTAAGCATGGATCTCCACCCCGAAGTCAAGCCTGTCTTTCGTAAGGAGGTCGCCGACATGGTCAAGCAGCCCCGGATTACTCAGCCCTACTTCACCAAGTATGAATACACTACGCTGGTCGCTGTGCGCGCTCAGCAGCTCGCAGAGGGCGCCAAGCCGCTCATTGACCTCAAAGGACTCAAGACATCGGACCCCATGTTTGTGTGGACCGTTGCCAAGCAGGAAATTGCTGAGAGAAAGTTGCCGTATATCATCCGTCGCCAGCTCGCGAACAATACATCCGAGTTCTGGAGCACACAGGAGATGGAAATTATGTGGTAAAATGGATCTAATGTCCAGTAGATTGGTCACATCATCGCTACCATGTCTCTTGCTCGCAATTACGAGATGATTGTCGCAATCAGCAAGCTCTCCATTATGGCTTCTCAGCAGCAGACCGAAATTCGGCAGTCCAAGCGCATCGCAGAGCAGCGCGAAGCGGAACAGGAGAAGATGCGCCAGGACGCAGACGATGCCGCGCGTCTTCGCATTGACCTTGTCAAGATGAGCAGGGAGCTTGCCAGGGTTAAGGCACTTGCGCGGGCACGAGAGATGGAGAACAACGCACTTCGGGCAGCTAGTCACAACTGATTACTTGACAGCGATCGCAACCACGACAGCCAGCAACATAAAGATCAACCCCTCATTCCAGCCGTGCGCGGGGCTAAAGAATGAAAGTCCCAACATATCCGCAATTCCACCACCCATGGTGTGAAGCAACGCAATGCCTACAATTACAATAAGTAGCCACTTTTTGAATGTACTCATTACTTACTCTCCCGAAAGTTTCATCAGATCCTCGTCAGACGGGGGGAACATCAGCAGCTGCGGGACCTCGGCAGGCGGGTTAAGCATCTGCGGTGCCTCGTGGGTCGTCAGCTTCATCGCCATGGACAGGTCGATGGACTCCGACGGCGTGAACCGGGCATTCACCTTTTGAACGTCGGACGCGATCTTCTGCTTCAGGCGATCAGGACGCACCATGAGAAATGCAAAGGCCGCAATGACAGCCAGCACAAGGGCGAGTAAGATGTAGGACTTCTTCATTGTTCTTCGGGCAGACAAGAAAAACGGAACTCCAGGCTTGAAGACAAGAGAAGGTACAATGGATTTCCCTCTGCCAGTAAGGTGTTTTACGTGCAACCTCCCCATCGCCGGCAAGTGGACGACCTTCAACGAGCTCATCAAGAAGTACCGCAAGCAGGATGGTCGCCCCGAGAAGGACGATCTGGTGTATCTCACCAAGACAACGACCATCACGGCAGAGGGCCGTGCCATGAATGAGCTGGGATTGACGCGCGAATGCTGTAGGCGTCACTTCTTCACACACCCGGGCGTCTAATGGAACCGACGCACAACTTACTCTTAAATCTTTTTTACCTAGAAGATAAGCAATGTCGTCGTACAGTGAATACCTTGGTCGCTACCAGCAACGCATGGTCACCATTACCGATACACGCCCCCACCGTGACGCGGGTCACCAGACAGAGATCGTCAAGCGTCTGGCGGCATCGGCCAATCTGGAGACAGCCGTCGCAAGGACGGCTTGTGTTCGGGTTCTGAATGCGCCCTCCACGGCCTCGGACTCCACCTTCCTCCACGGCGGCGGTCACAAGGTTCGCGACACGTCAGACTACAATGAGTTCACGGCTGGCCAGGCGGTCGCCCAGGGTGAGCTCCGCAGAAACGCCAAGGCCTCGCAGATAACGAATACCATGCCGTGCTTGTCATCCACAACTCTCCCGGAGATCAATGACAGACTGAGAGCCGACGCCGAGCTGTCCAAGATCCAGGCGGCTCGCCAGATGTTCGGAAAGGGATACGTCAGCAACTGCTGCCCGAAGTGTAAGAAGATTCAGTTGGCGGGCGAGTGCAACTGCCGCTTGACGGCGGCACAGTCGGCGGCCCTCAAGAGCAATATCCAGTGGCCTCATACAGCGGATCGTAACGCGTGAGCTGCTTAAACATCTCCTTAGAAATCTAGTAATGTTGACCATCTACACCTATCGTATTCCCAAGCCAGCCGAGTGCTATGACATGTCTCGACTTTCTTTGGAAGAATCCTTTGTGGATACCATTAAATCCATCTCCGAGCACCAAACCTCCGGAACCATTTGGTTTGGATATTTGGAGGGATGGATGTTGACTCCTTACGAGGAGGTTATCTTGCGAAAGGCTCTGCGGACCTTTCATTGCATTGTGGTGACACGGTTTCCACATTCCTTCTCACATGCCTGGAAAAACGAAACCGATTGGGTCTACACAGAGCCACCTAACCATGGATCACCCGACACTCACAACAATGGTCGTACTCTACACGATGGGCGTCAAGCTTGATACGAACGTTCTCGCCCACGAGCTTCCACTGACGGCCGACATTATCAAGGTTGAAAAGCAGGGTATCGTCAAGAGGGGATCCTCTAAGCGAGACCTGATCAAGAGACGGGCCAAGACCGCGGCACCAAAGCGTACGACAGGATTTGGGCATAACTCGATTACACTGGTCGTCATGTCGGCCGGAGACGGGACTCTTCTTCGCAAGGAGATCACCGTAAAAATCTTCCAGAACGGCGTGTTTCACATCACGGGCGTTCTGGATGAAAAGTATGATCGGCATGTCACGGGTCTACTGAAGGCACATATCGAAGCTCACTGTCCCGCGGCGCGAACGGGCGAGTGGACGGATGTTCGCCGCGTGGTGCTGATGAACTACAAGACGAAGCTGACGGGTGCCACGAACATCTCGCGGGATGCCTTGTACGCGTCTCTCCGTGAGAAGGGAGTCACAACGGTCTATGAGCCCGCGGTGTATCCCGCAGTCAAGGTCTACTTCCCCGATACCAAGTGGATTGCCAAGGTGTTCCGCACAGGTCAGATCATCTTGACGGGAATGACCACGCACGACGAGTGTGCGTCACTCATGACCCAGTTAAAGCCATTGATCCTAGTAAACGGAAATGGCGGCTCGTGAATTGACTCCGACTGAGGTTGCGGCTGGAGTTCGCGGTATCAACAGCGAGGATCTGAGCGCGACGCAGGTTCAGGCTCTTGTTCGCAACATGGATGCGTCCAAGCAGAAGTGGGCTCGTCTCAAGGCTAACAAGCAGCAGTACGAGGAGAAGCTTCAGGCCGAGAATGAGACACTCTATTTCAACTATCCCTCCCTTTTTCAGATGCATGCCGAGGACCGTCTGGATACAACCTTTTTTGAGATGCTTGCTCTGAAGCGGAAGATCGAAAAGGGCGAGCTCACACCGGAAGCAGCGACACAGGTGATTGGCCAAAAGCTTCATCAGAGGTATCTTCCAGGACAGGTGGTGCAGGAGGCTCCGACAATGTCGTACGAGGAATTCTATCGGCAGAACCGATAAACTCGTAGTCCTTGGTGCTGCGACAGACGAGGTGGAAATACTTACAGAGCTCCTCCCATGTGCAGTCGCTGAGTGAATAGCACTTCATCCGACTCAAATCCAGAGCGTCAAGCACGTCGCAGAGTTCGTCCCTGGAGACGTCATTGTCCAGAACAAAAAAGTCATTCCTCGTGTTATCATAGAGCTCCCGAAGGCGATCTATGTTATCAAGAAGTGCCGACTTGCCCAGAACGCAGTACTGTGTGTCGTAGTCAAAGTTCAAGACGCTGTTACAATACTTGTACTCAAAGTCAGGCTTCTTCCACATTTGTTGCCACGGGTTCGGTCCACGCTCCTCAAATGCGCCGACCGCCTTCATGTGTTCGTTGATCTTGTAGTCCGCGTATCCCTGAGGAACAATGAAGTTAGGACCGAGACGATTGATCTCCGAGTTGCGAATCAGTGAAAAGTTATTCCAGCCATCGTTCATGTACTGAATATACGCAAACTTGTGAACACGCGCCATCTTGGTCCGGACACAGGTGCGCATCAGAATCTCCTGATCGTCGCAGATAGGCAGGTACTCTGAATAGTTGCCCAGATCATTCAGAACGGACCGCTTCCAGATACGAGGATGATTGGGAACGCCCACGATGTGGCTCATGGAAATATTGTTGATATTCGCAGAGGAGATGACATTCACCCAGACATCCTGGTACTTTTGACGGTAGTACCCGCAGTACCCCAGACCAAAATGATCACCGAACGAGTGACGAGTCCGGTTCTCGTACAGGTGCGCAGTGTCCATGTAGACAAAGCCAACCTCCGGATCCGTCTCAAAAGCCTTCACTGCATCCGTCAGGCAGTCGGGCAGAATCTCGTCATCGTGATCTAGCTCAAGAACATACGTACCGCGACACATGGAGACCACTTCATTTTTCACGTTACCGATATTGCCACTGTTCGTAGCGCGGCGATACAACCGGACCCGAGGATCCTTTCCAACCAGTCCCCGCAAGAACTCAAAATGCGCCTCGTCAGGTGAATCATCCAGCACCACCCACTCCCAGTCCTTCAGTGTCTGTAGTTTCAGGCTCTCGTAGGGACGAAGGAACTTCTGATACGAATTGTAGCACGTGGTAAAGACCGAAAAGACTGGACGAGTCGTCTCGCGAGGGAGAAGGGCATTGTGAATATAGCAAAAATTGATGCCTCGGTTGAAGGCGGGAATGTCCTCCACAGACTTGAAGTGAATCCACTTCATTCGCATCCGGCGCGCCAGGTCTCCCATAGACGAATAGTACTCTGCCTCGGTTTCGCCGTAGGTCACGAGAATGTGGTAGTTACAATCAAAAAGCTTAAGGATATCCTTTGGATCCGATGTAAAATTAAGTGTGCATTCTAAGGACTCTTCTTTTGCCTTCAGCACTTCGTCAATTGCCGCATACGACTCGTGACGGAAGAAGAGGACATTTGGGTATTTCATTATCTCCTTGAAACAACCTACTCCTTAAACTCCACACGCAAGTCCGCCAGCATCTTTCCGAGCACATTCTTACCCGGCCACTTTGCGGGGTCGTTCGCTTTGGAGGTATCCGCAGAGGTACCAATGCCCCAGTACTTATCGCGAGCGGATGCCTCACCAATCGGGCGCGTCCCCGTCTCCACCAGTTTGGACTTCAGATCCGGGTGCTGGATAAACTTGGCCTTCACCGCTGTGCGCATGATACCGTCCTTGGTCTTGTCCCACGCATCCTTGTCAAAGTCCTTGACGCGCTTTCCAATGGCCTTCACTGACTTGGCGGATGGCGTCTTGAGGATCTTGTCCGCAGCCGGGCCATCTCCGAACTGCTTGGCCTTGGACCACTGGAAGTAGTGCTCGACCGTGGGGAAGGTAATCGAGTCCACCTCAAACGGTGCCTCGTACATGTTGGAGAACACTCGCCACTCACCCTTGCCCTCGTCTGCGCCGAAGAACAGGATCGGCTCCTGACCGGGCTCCACGGCAACCTTCTTGACAATCTTCTTCTTGACGGGCGGCTTGGTCTCCTCCTTCGCCGGCTCTGAGCGCTCATCCTTGACCTCCGGCTCCGTAGCCATCGGGATCACCGCCTCCTGCTTGTCCTTCTTCTTGGGCTCCTTGGACCGCTCAAACACAAAGCTCCGGTGAAGGAAGCTGAAGGTCTGGTGCTCCTGCGACAGCAACACCGCGTTCTGATCCGCATAGTGATCACCAAACATCGTGCTTCCCACCAGATCGTAGCCGTGCTCCTTCAGGACCTCCGTCATCTTCTCAAAGGGAACCAGGTACTCCTTCTGCGGCTGCTCAAAGCTCTCCAAGTGAACCGAGACTGCCTGACCGAACGTCTCCGTCCAGCCCTGGCCGTCATCGTACTCCTTGACGAACTCACCAAACACCTGCGTCCCTGACCGGAACATGTGGCTCTTCTTTCCCATCAGCAGGGCATAGACCGAAGCGCCGTCCAGACATGTTCCAAAGAACAGGCCCTTGCCATGGGTCTCCAGGTTATCCGCAAAGGTCGCGAAGGCCTCGTCGGAGGCGCACGCGTAGTGGACGGCCATCTGGCACGACACCACATCAAACTCCGTGTGTCCAGCAAAGTGCTCGAGGTACGGAGTCGTTGCCGGCTGGGATCCGGTAACAATGTTCGCGTACTTGTTGTCGCCCTCAAACAGCGGCTTGGTCATGTCTCCGCAGACAAACAGAACCGGAGGAATGTACTCTGTCGGATTCGCAGCCTTCTCCTTCAGGTAGCGCACACACGCCCCCTGACGTGGCGAGGTAATACAGGACATCGACGAATCCACGCCCACGACCAGCGACGGCTTGGTCCTCTTCCACTTCAGCAAATCACCCGCCCGGCCCACGGCCAACTCCAGCAAGGAATCACCCTGCTTGATGGACGAGCGGTAGAGGTCGTCCTTGATCCGATTGTGGAACCCGTAGACATCCCGGAGAATACGATCGCGCGCATCCAGGTTGTCCCGGTAGTAGAGGTCATCCTCGAAGGTCGCGTCCGGTGGCGCCTCCACCAGGTTCTTCAACATGTCCTCTGTGATCGGCACGTGCATATTGGTCCAGATCGCATCCGCCACCGCGATATCATTGCCAAACTGCGGGTGACCCAGAACGCGGTACTGGTGGGTCTTGTCGTAGCGGGTCCGCATGATATTCCAGCGACCAAGGTCGGTATTGTAGGAGCACTCAATGACCGTATTGTCCTCCACGCGATTTCCCTCGGCATCCACAGGAACACCTGCGTCGTTGAGAGGCACGTTGATCATGTGAGCATCCGGTGCCCGAGGAACCGATGGCTGGAACGGGCTCGGCACACGGTTCCGGGTCTCACCATGAACCCGCTCCTCCGGAGACAGCACCGGCATCACGTACTCTCCCGTCATGGTCTCGCAAGGATACACCACATCGCCGGGCGTTCGCGAGACATACAGCGTTCCCTTCACGACCCGCTTTCCGATGGAGGTGTCAAAGTTCTCGCCATTCTTCAGCTTGACCAGAAAGTCAATGCTGTTGTGAGAGGCGGGTTTCCACTTGTAGACCGTCATCCAGGTCTTGCCGCGACGCTCCGTCATCGGAGCCACCGGCGATGTCCGAGGAGTAAACACCAGACCGTCCGTCGGATACTCAAAGTCCGTATCCAGCATCTTGCGAATTGCCGTCTGCATCGCCTCGCCATCTCCGGCAAGGAACAGCTTCGTGGTGATACGAAGAGGCTTGCCACCGGGCATGGAGGTGAAGTCCGTCGGAATGTCACCCACAAACGACCGCGCACAGCCCAGGCGGGACTTACCCATGTCGTCCTCCGAGACAAACAGCGGAAGGCGCCGCACGTCACGGTTCTTGTACCAGTAGACGTCGAAGATACAGAACTGGTTGCGATCCACCAGGTACTCGCCATCCAGAATATCTCCAATGTGAAGATCCTTCGTGGCCGTCAATCCGGTCCAGGTGATCACAGAACTCGGAGTCACGCGCAGAACCCGACGGTCCCGCATCACGACCAAGAAGCAGCGCTCACCATCCGCCTTGTTCGTCACCGTGTATCCTGAGAGGATATTGTTCGGCCGGTCGGCCAGCAGGTGGCGACGCTCCAGAGTCACGGGGTTCAGGAAGGGAGTCCGAGTGGTCTCAAACTCCATGCGGTACCGCTGCATCTCGGAGGAGGACAGAACAAAGTGCGATCCCTGAAAGGCTGCCAGCACCGGGGCAATGTGCCGGACCACCGACGCAGCGATATCTGCCTGGCTCCGGTTGCGGTCGATAACCTCCAGCTCGAGCTCGTAGGTCGGCGTCTGCTTGAGGATGTCCTCGAAGGTCTTGGCCGTCTTGGTCTTGGACTTGCTCTGCGAGAAGTCGTAGCGAACAATTCCGTCCAGGCTAGTCCATGACTTGCGGTGGATAATGCGGATGTGACTCGCCGAATCCATCGGTGCGCCCGTGAAGTCCTTGCGCAGGTGCTCCTCGTGGCGGAGCGTGATCCGGACGCCCATGTCCGGGATGTCGATCGTATCCGACTTACCCTGGATCGCCGTGACGACCTCAAAGTAACGGCGCTTCCGCTCTACGGTGAGAGGGACGCCACGGAAACTCCCTGTTGTGCAGACTTTGAGGATGTTCTCAGCTCCAATGACTGCGACACGAAGCCCATCGGAGTAGGAGAATGTGGCGCGGTGCTCGTGAATGGGAGGACCGCGAGAATAGAGTTGAATTGCGTTGGTGATGCGATCTGCAACGTCCTTCGTGTGAATCTGGTTCGGAAGAATCTTGCATTCGAGTTCTGCATGCTTGTCCTTCTTGACGAGTGCAGTAAAATCCTTCAAGCTGGCAAGTGCCGTCGGAGGAAGAAGGGTATCCATGGTTCCTTATCTATACCTTTGAATGAAAAGTGTCCGTTTTACTTAGCGTCGCTCGTACGTCTTGCGCTCAGCTTCATCGGCTTCCATCTGCTTGTGCTGATCAAGATAAAAAGTGACCATCTTATCCATCTCCAGCAGACACGCATCCGGAAGAGCATCCGAGCTCACTAGCACGCCGTTTTGGGTCTTGGTAAAGCTTTCTGTGTATTTCTTGATTACGTTAAAGATCTGAGCGTGTTCATTCGCATCAAGCCGGTCCAGTCTTTCCTTCAGGGCTTCTTTCTTGCTTCGGTTCATCTTGTCCTTCCGCAACAGTTCGTCCGATCTTCTTCCTACGCACATCTGTAGGCTTTGTCTTGTCGACCGATACCGTGACCGTACGCTTATCGGAGTCACTCTTTTCAATCGGCGCAGCGATCAGATCCATTGCCTCGGGCTCCTCCGTCTCCCGCTTCTTCTGGTCGGGACGGATCACTTCACGCAGCTTCCCCAGGACCACGATGGACTGATCACCCTGCTGGAAGCGGGTACCCACGACATCAAACTCAATGTCGTGTCCGATCTCGGCGCCGTCAAAGTCGGCGTTTCCAATGTGGAGGTCGCGGGGCAGAAGGATCTTGATGGGGCTGATCTCGGCGTGGAGACCAATCTTGCTCTTCAGCACCACGGGGGCCTTGAACACCTGGCCGGCGTGAGGGAGGCACAGGTCGGCCTGGAAGCGAACCGAGTAGTCCAGACCACCCTTGAGGATGTTCGTGCGGCCGAATGAATGCTCAATGACCGTGATGCTTCGGGGCTGGACATATCCTTCCGGGAGGCAGACACCCTCGTACTTGTGACGAAGCTGGGCGACCAAGCTCGCAAGGATATTGCGTTGGAGGAAGCGGGCATCCACATGAACGTTCCGAGTCAATTCACGACGTTCATAGAGAGGGTCCGTCATTGTACCTTCTTGTGTGTTTGAGTGGAGAGTTTTCGTTTTACTTAGCCGCCTTGAGTCCCTTCATGACAAGTGTTTTCTGCGTATCCAAGACTTTCAGTTCCTCGGGAGTGTACCAGACCATATTGTGCTCCTCGCGAGCCAGCAGCTCCGCGTAGATACAGAGCGGGTTTCCCTTCAGGTTCGCAGGAACTCCCTTGCCTTCCGTGTCAATATACTTTGCAACCACCTTCATTCTCGCGACACTGTTCTTGCCCGTGGAGCAAATGATCGGCGAGAAGGTCTTGGCACCGATCGTGCGAACCGGAATATCATCCACGATCTCCGAGGGCGCCAACGTCAGCTTTCCATCATCCACCGACGCAAACAGCTTCTTCTTATCTCCTACGAAGCGAGACACCAGATCCTTGACCCACTGCGCGTACTTGACCAGTCCGTCTTCGTCGGTGTCGGGTTTGTCACCGGTAGCGATCAGGTCGGTATCGGGGATCCGGAGACGATTGATGAAGGGCAGATCGGGGTTCGTAGCAAAGTATACCTTCTTCTCAGCGGGCGTGAAGGTGTGGTCAAAGATGTACCCGTTGAGGACCTCCTCGGAGAAACGAGTCTTGGCGTCTCCAGGCCAGGAAAAGGCCGTGCGGCGAACATCCACCACATCATCCGTCAGCTCCGGCGGGGGCGCATCGGGTTCCGGCGGTGCCTCGGGGATCTCCACATCAATCGGCTTGACCGGGCGTGTTGTGCGCTCCACCATGGTGCTGTTCGGTACATCAATCGGGGCCAGCGCATACAAATCTCCCTTCGACTCCAGCAGACTTGCCCGTCCAAAGGAATCCTTGAAGCGGAAGGAGGTGGATATCGCCTGTTGGAGAGTATAAACCACCACATCCCGACTGAAGGGGCGCAAGGCCGCAAAGAGCTGCTCACGATCCCAAATCGACTTGTCAATGAACAGCTTTCCAATTTTTGTCAGGATCTCATCCCGAGAATCCAGGTACGTTGACAGAGGCCTGACATGATCAGGATCAGGAACCGACGGTGTCACCTTGCACTGCTCCACATCGGGCGCTTCATCGAACGCTGGTGCCATCATTCCCTTCAGCTGGTATGTGACCTCTTCGTGACCCTCGTCCCGGATCTGAGGAACTTCCAGCTCTCGCCAATCCGCAGGAAGCGCCAACTGAATAGGACAGTCCATTGCGGATTCTGCCATGACCTTGCGGACCTTTGCGATACGCATACCCTTCGGTTCCACGCGTACACGGTAGGTGTACTCATCAAAAGCCTCGCGCTCACCATCCGGACGAACCACGTGAAGATACACTGTACAATTCTGCTCGTTATTCGGGAGATCTTGGTGACTGCAGGTACGCAGAGCACGCCCAATAACCTGCTCAATGCGGCTCATATTCCACCACGGATCCAAAATGTGAACCTGACGAAGGAATCGAAAGTCAATTCCTTCTGCGGCCAGGGGGCTTGTCACGACAACCTTCACGTTCTTTCCCGATACGTTTGAACGATTCTTCACTGCGCTCAACATGGCAGAGATGTCTGCGTCGGTCGCCTCAGATGAGATCAGAATGTACTTGCCCTTCGGCGGTCCCTTGTAGCTGAGTTTCTTCATCAGAGTCCGTCCCTTGAACGGAGAAAACCCGTGCTCCTCAAGGGCCATCGCAAAGAGACGGGCTCCGCGATCGACATAGTTGGAATACACCATACAGACACCGCTGGACTGTTCGATGGAGTGGATGGCACTGACGAACTTCGCAGAGTATCCCGGCAGATTCTCAGGGTTCAAGAACGGCGGCACGTCCTTCTTGTAATCGTACTGGTACTTGTCCTCCTTCGGGACTTTTGACACGGCGAAGGTATCCTTGAAGGCCTTGTTTCCAGGAAAGACAGACACCGTAGGCGACATCATGGCAGCGCGCTTCGTGTCATCCACCTCTCTGGCTCCCGACGTCAAGACTCTCAGCTGTTCACCTGCCGGTTGAGACGATACCAAACTCAGGTACTTGATACGGTCCTTTTTCGGGATCTCATTGTTATTGAACCCGACACGTAGTGCGTCTGTATCTGCCCTGTTCGGCGGGGGAAGACGGAAGGGAAATGTAAATGGACTCTCGCCCTTCGCGTAGGACACGTAGTTCTGGCACCAGTCCCGGAACATGGTTTCCGATTCACCGCCCTTCAGAGTTGCGTCGCCGTTGAAAATGTCCGACGGTTTGATGCGAGTGTCAAACGGTTGCTTCCGCTCATTCCATAAAAAGAGATTCATGAAGAAGACAATCTCTTCGTATGTATCGTACATCGGCGTTGCAGTGAGCAGAACTAAAACCAGGCCATCGGCGACCTTGACCAGCCGTTCAAGATTTGTTGCCACCGTGGTCTCCTCCGTGGTGATGTTGTGGGCCTCGTCAATGATGAGCAGGCGATTGTCAAAGTTCTCATGGATCCAGGCTGTGTCGATGTCGGCCTCCGTTCCCGACAGCTTGCGCTCAATGGTCGATCCAAACGAATTGTAGGCCTGAAACTCGTAGAACTCGTCAATGATGCGGCCCGAGGTCTTTTCCAGTCGGGCGCGGACTTCATTGTTTTCCCAGTTCTTGGGCTCTGCTTCAATACGAAGCAACATGTCCAGATAACGGCGACCGGTGCACTGCTTGGAGCTCAGCGTATCACTGGCCTTGTCCAGATACACACGGCTCATATCAAAGATCTGAGTCCGAAAGTTCTCCTGTACGGCGCGAGACGCAATGACCAGAACCTTCTTGTCCTGAAACTCGGGGCGCAGGATGTATTCTTCGGCGATCTGAATACCCGTACAGGTTTTTCCAACTCCTGTTCCGTGGACCATCAGCAGATTACGGGTAGGAGAATCAGGAGACAAGACTCGGCGAAGTAACCGCTGTAACGGCTGGAGAGCATAGTCCTGACCCGATGAATTACAGAGGCGTTCACGGAGGGAATACAAGGCCTCCAAGCTTGCGCCGGGAAGCGAAGGTGTTTTGATTTCTGCGAGTTCTGGAAGTGTCAAGTTGACCATTACTTTGTTTCCCTATTATTTACTAAAGATGCCTTCCTCAGGTCCTGTCGATCCACCACCGAACGCGAACACGGTCCCCACGGAGACCACGGAGACCAAGACGACGACCACCATGGGTCCCCTAGCAATTGTTGGAGCCATCGTTGGGTTCATCCCGCTGTTCATTTGGCATCTGGGCGCAGCCAGTCTGTCCTATGCCAAGTATGGCTCGGTTGGATGGGCACTTCTTGATTTCTTCTTTGCGGTCTTTTACTATCCGTTCTACGCACTGGTTCTGAATACCCCGACGGCTCCCGTGATGGGCGGACGTCGCCGTATGAAGTTCTTTTAGTTTGTTTTGTAACGGCTAAGTAATGGCAGAACGTGTCCTTGCGAGAAGAGCCGCGGCAAAGGCACTAGCCGATCAAATCGCCGCCGCTGACATGAGCAGGAAGGAGCAAATCGCAGCAGAGGGTCTCGTCAAACTGATGGAATCGCCTGATAAACAGGCACTTACTATTAAACCTAAAAACCCTGCCAAATACGCTGAAAATCTTGCGAGAGAAGAGAGAAACTGGAATGCATTCATAAGAAAGAGAGCAGAGCAGCTAACTACACAACATGCGGTTGCTGAACTGTTTACAATTGGTCAGCGAGATCTTGCCCTTCTTATGTTCAGACCCGAACGCGTTGCAATGTGGGAAACAAACGTCGGCCCTGTTCGGGATATCTTTGAAATTGCGCCACCTCCTTCTCAGTGTAACAACACAATCGGCCCGTTCGTACCCGGTGTGACACCCTGCTGGATTTGCGGTATGACCATTCCGTTTGCGACGTCGGATTTACACTGCGGACATGAAAATGGCCTAGCCGGCGAATGCGAGCATATCCTACCCATCGCACAAGCGGCTATGTTCCTACAACTGTACGATAGCAAGAATAAGGAATCTGATCTGTTTCGGTTGGAATATGCATGGGCTCATAAACTCTGTAATCGTACAAAGAACGACGACGTGTATTTTAGAGGTGAGTTAGACGCAGATGGCATACCCGTCATCGATGACAGAGCGTTTGATAGGCTTCTGACAGGGATCTATAATTCAGTCCGGACAGATGCCGCCTGCGATGGCCACGCCGAACATTCGTTCTTAGATCTTTTACACAAGCACGTTGGTAACAATGTAAAAGACTGGAAGAGAAACCAAAACGGGGAGTTCATTGTACGATATGGAAAAATTATAAAGTTCATTGGAGGAGAGAACTTCAAGTCAGCTCCCGAGTTGTATCTATTGGCACTTGCAGCCGCACCTGCATCGATTGTGAATCGATTGGATGCAACTAGGAAGGCAACACTTGGATACGCAGGTGGTCGTCGTCGCAGGCGCCGTACTCGGCGTCGTTACCAGGCCATCAGAACATCCTCTAGGCGCAGACCGGTGGTCGGCATGGCGGACAGCTTCTGATTGACCTCCTCTAGTGTCTTATCCTCGGGCTCTTCATCGTGTCCGTCGGGCAGACGAGACTCATCCACCAGGATATCCACAAAGCCCGTACCGCAGGGTGGCTTCTGACCAAACATGATGTTCGCCGACACACCACGCATGGTATCATACTCAGCACCCATCGCAGCATTGAACATGTTCTTGCTGGTCTCCTCAAACGAGGACCGAGCCAGAACACCCGTCTCATTCTTGTTCATGCCGAACCGATTCACCGCCACAATCCGACCGCTGAAGGTCATGCTGTCCACCAGCACGGACAGATGGTGGTAGTTGACCTTCTCCTGTACGAAGACCTCGGAGCACTCCTCAAAGATCGCCAGGCGCGCGGCCTCAATACCGAAGACATCGTTGATCTCGTGGATGTCGTTCGAGAACGTGCGGGTTCCATCAGCACCCGGGAACACCATGAGCTGGTACATATTGGTGCCATCCACATCCAGAACATACTGCTCCTTCTGCGTGTATCCTGCGACCGCCGGATCGTAGGTCAGCTCGTTCTTCACCTTGCGCAAATGAACACCGCCGACGCCATCCACACCCGTCAGCACCGTGTCCAGAATCTTATCCTCCAGGAACCGCAGCTGAGTGGGCGTCTTGACAACATTGTCGTCAAACGACAGGCGCAGGATCAGCTTGGACGCATCGGCATTGGACAGCACAGCCTCAGCCTTGACATTCTTACCGTCACCGATGGAATGCATGCACTCCAGGATCTTCAGTGGCGAGTTTCTCAGCTTGGCCTGAACCTCCGTGAGATCCAGAATGTCGCGCGACGCCATCTCCAGATCATTCAGCTCCAGGCGCATGATCCAGGGAGACGCGCACGATGCCTCATTGGCCACCGTGAACTCCTGGTAGAGAGCCAAGACCTCCGCATCCTCCTCCACCACCGTTCCGGTCGAGGGCGGATCGTAGTAAATCCGCACAGACTTGGTGATGTCGCGCAGGGTCGTGCGCTGGATCTCCTTCATCTTGGAAATCACGGCATCCTGATCGTAGGCGATGTCCGGGTTCAGGTACACCGTATTGCCCGGGCGCTTAGGGTTCGCCGACGCCGACAGGATCTCCTCCAGACGGGGCACACCGGAAGTGGCGTTGGCCTTTGCCGTACCGGCTGAGTGGAAAGTGTTCAGGGTCAGCTGTGTGGTCGGCTCACCAATCGACTGGGCTGCCAGGGCACCCACCATCTCACCTGCGTGGACCTGGCTCTTGATGTAGCGGAAGCGGATGTCTCGCATCAGCTCGTCAAACAGAGCAAGGCTGAGACGGTGGGTCACGATGGCCTTCTTCGGTGCCAGGTAGTAGCGCAGCAGGGCGTGGAACACGCGGCTGTACGGGAACTCCTTCACAAACCGATTCAGGGCTGAGACCACGTGAGCGGGCGTCAGATCAGTCTTGGTGGAGTAGGTGTTGGTGTACTTGGTGAGCAGACGCTTCAGGTTCACCGGAGCCAGAACCGTATCGTTCTTGCGGAAGCGGAACACGGACTTCACAAAGAGGTCACGATCCGCAACAAGCTCCTCCACCATGTCCGGAGACTCCTCCACGGACTCCGTCAGGAAGGGATTGACAATCTCCGGCGTCAGAGCGTACTCCTTGTAGATGTTCTCCAGCGTCATCAGGGCAAGCTCGCAGACCTGCTGCTCCACCGACACCGTATCCACGCCATCCTCACCGTACGCGAACTGAATGATGGATCCCGTGACGTTGCGGACCGTACCGTCATGCTCCACGTGCTGATCCTCCATGGACTTCATCAGACGACGCTGAATGTAGCCCGTATCGGAGGTCTTGACGGCCGTATCAATCAGACCCTCGCGGCCTGCCTGGGCGTGATAGAAGAACTCTGCAGGCATCAGTCCATCCACGAAGGAGTGCTGAACGAAACCACGCGACTCCACACCGTCATCGTACCGGGCAAAGTGCGGCAGAGTACGGTCCTGGAGGGTGTACTGAACACGCTTACCCTCAATCAGCTGCTGTCCCAGGAGCGCCACCATCTGCGTGATGTTCTGCTCACCACCCTTGGATCCTGAGTCAACCATCTGTACGATACGGTTGGCCTTGTCCAGAGAACCAATCACCTTGGTGTTGATGGACGCTGCAACCTCCTTCAGGGCAGACGAGATGTCATCCTCCAGCTGCTCACCATCCGAGAGACCCATCGTATTCACGAACTGTCCCGAGTGAACCGCCGCAAGAATCTCTGCCACGCGATCACGGCCTGTCTTCAGCTGCTCTCCCACGAAGTCACGGGTCGCCCTGTTCGCAATCAAATCCGACGTACCCACCGAGAAGCCTGTGTAGAGATTGTACTGGGTCACGATCGACTGGATGTCATTAATCAGCTGACCACAGCGCTCGGGGCCAAAGTCCGCATAGACCACGTGGAGCAGACCGCCCACACCGCCCTTCTGGAGAACATCGCCCTCCGCCAGCTGTCCATTCTTTAGCGTGATCTTGCCCTTGTAGTTCATCATCGGGAACGCCGCAGAGATCAGCTCACTTCCCGTCCAGGGGGTGTCCTTGCGAGTGAAGGGCAGACGCAGACGGGCCAGAATGTTCATCGCAATCGGCTCCGGGACCCGCACACCCGGCTGTGTGATACGGTAGGCACCCGTCATGGTGTCCTGGAACAGCTGAATGATCGGGCTGTTCGTACGGGGGCTGATGATGTTCCGCAGCACACTCGCAATGTACCGGAGCTCCGTGGCCGACGCAATGGACTGGGGCACGTGCATGTTCATCTCGTCACCATCGAAATCAGCATTGTAAGGACGAGTCGCCGAAACGTTCAGACGGAACGTGCTGTACGGCAGAACCACCACACGATGGGCCATCATGGAGGCCTTGTGGAGAGACGGCTGACGATTGAAGAGCACAATGTCTCCGTTGATCAGGTGACGGTGGACCACGTCGCCCTCGCGGATATCGATGGTCTCCGGATTGACGTAGCGCAGGGAGACCGTGCGATCATCGGCCTTCAGGTAGACGGACTTGGCTCCAGGGTGCTTGTCGGGGCCGTTCTTCACATAACTCAGCAGACGGTCGCGATTGTACGGACTGACAATCTCCGGAAACGTCAGGTTTGTAGCAATCTCCTCGGGAACACCCAGCTCATCCAGCTCAATGTTCGCATCCGGCGTGATGACCGAACGAGCGCTAAAGTCCACGCGCTTACCCATCAGGTTGCCACGGACACGGCCAGTCTTCGCACCAAAGCGAGACTTCAGAGTCCGCAGCGGACGGCCCGATCGCTGGGCGGTCGGCTCCAGTCCCTTGATGTCGTTGTCCACGTAGGTCGCAACATCATACTGAAGCTTGGCAGTGTACTTGTCCAGCACATCCGCCGACTCCTCCTTACCGATCTTCTCCCGAACCTTATCGTTGGCGCGCAGGATATTGATCAGCACGTGGGTCAGGTCGTCCTCCATGCGCTGGTTGTCATCCATGACCACTGACGGGCGGACCGTGAGCGGCGGGACAGCAAGAACCGTACAGATCATCCACTCGGGGCGAGCGAACTTGGGATTGAGACCGATCATGCGGCAGTCCTCGTCTGTGATCCGCTGGAAGGCACGCAGGATCATCTCTGCCTGGAGATTGACCGGCTCCGTACCCACATCCACCAGCTGTCCCTCCAGAGTCGCAGCCTTGCCCACCACCTTGGCGATCTTCTTGAAGATGGGCGTCTCGCAGTGAGGGCACTCGAACGGCTCATCCTTCTTCGGCATCGGGCGCATGTCGCGCACCTCCTTGAACCGCGACAGACCCGTTGACTTCAGGGCCTTCACGCTCTCCTCATCCGCAAGAATCTTCGAGCAGTTCAGGCAGATGACGTTACACAGCTTCTCCACCATGTCGAAGAACTGGTAGAGATACACCGGGCGGGACAGCCGGATGTGGCCAAAGTGGCCCGGGCAGAATTGGTTGGTTTGCTTGCAGGTAGGACAGACCTTGCCGTTTTCGATGACGCCAAAGCGAGCATCGAAGACGCCATTTGCGATGGGCTGATTGTTTTGGTAGGTCTTGTCGGTGAGAACTTCGACGACGGAGCGCTTGACGAGGTCCTCAGGATTCGAGATTCCGAACTGAACTCCGACGATAGTATCACCCATGTTGAATACCTCTTACTCTTGTGTGTAGACTATTCCGTTTTGTTTCACGCGAAGCCAAAGCAACGCCACCAGTGGAATCATCTTGTGGTGAATCCTAGCAAGCCACTCCAACCCTAGGATAAAGACTCCCAATGTGCTTCCCATGATCACAACCGCAACTGAAAGTTCCTGTGTCGGTTTCAGGTGAAAGGCTTCCAAAATAGGTGTCACAAAACTTTCGGAATCCCCAATGAGCTTCTGCTCAACTTTGGAAATCACACATCCATTACATGTTACGTGCTGAAGCCACACCAGTACACAAAAGAACAGGACAAGTGTTTGAAGCCAAAAAGCAGGATACAATGTGTGCGACACGACAATCAATACGATCAGTGCACTGCTGAGAAAATGATGAATGTACCGAACCAACTTTCCCTTTCGCACAGGGTCCTCTTCCCAAAACATGACCTTGTGAACAGCCCACTCTGTCCACTCGGTTGCGAATGCTTCCATTCTTAACCACGCAGAGAAAAACAGACCTCCCAGAACTCATCCTCATCAACCATTCGGTCTACGGCTTTCGCGTCGTAGGTGGACTTCAGTTTTTCGATGAACTCTTCGTATTCTTGGCCACGTCGCTGCTTAAATAAAACCCCCTGGCGAAACCGGATCGACCGGATGTGTCGCAAGATGTCTTTTGCGAGGTTCGAAGTGTCCTGAGCAGGAATATCATGCTCGCGTTCCGAATCCTTCATGGTTCTCACAAGTGAGCTCCAATGTTCCAGTGTTAAGTAGTAGTCCATTGTTAGATGAAAGCATAATAGAATTTAAATTCTGCGCTCGGCGATTCAAAGGATGAATTAAGCTTCAGATGCGCGGTCAAGGTCCAGTCTGGACTGGAATATGTGTAGTACATGTCAATCAAGGTGAGCTCGCCAGACAGATCTGACGTAAATCCAGTCAACCACAAATAGGTGGCTGCGGGTGAGACTGTCACTGTTGCTTCGTACAAACTGCCTGGCACGAGTGTGGTGAATGTTGCGGCGCTCGATGTCACAAGTGTAGCTGTAAATACGGTACCTCCTGGACCACTGGGTCCCTGCGGTCCTTGAGGCCCTGTACCTCCAGATGGAGCGGGCAGTCCTTGACCGCCGGTTACACCTAGAGCCCCTACGGGTCCTGTGACTCCAGTAGGACCAATTACAGCATTCACTCCTTGAGGACCCGTGGCACCCGTGGGGCCGATGGTTCCTGTTGGTCCAGGAGGACCAGCTGGTGAATTCAGTCCTGATTGACCCGTGAAACCTGTGGTTCCTGTGGATCCGGCCCTGCCGGTGGGTCCAGTCAACGATGCGTATCCAGATGGACCTGTAAAGCCAGTGAACCCGGTGATTCCCACAAACCCAGTGATTCCGGGTGCAAAGACGAATCCTTGCGAACCTGTACTACCCGTAGGTCCTCCAGATCCGTATCTACCTTCAACGCTGGATAGACCGCGGTTTCCTTGTACTCCCAGGATGACATCTATGGGTCCCTGAACTCCCGTAGACCCAACTGCTCCCGTTGAGCTACTTGCTTGAGGTCCCATTGGCCCTGTCGTTCCGATAATTACGCTCCTGCCTACAGGTCCGGTTGGACCCTGAGGTCCTGTAGCGCCCGCAACAGTGCCGTTCGGACCCTGTAATCCTCCGAATCCAGTGGGTCCTACGCGGCCGACTCCTTGAACACCGAGTACACCCTGGCTGCCTCGTTGTGCGATAATTCCTTGTGATCCTTGGGTACCGGTGATTCCGGTTTGGCCTGTCTGTCCAGTATATCCAAGTACACCGGGGGCACCAGTAGCAACAATGCGCCCCTGAACTCCGGTGGATCCGGTAGGTCCGGATGGACCCTGAGGTCCTGTAGCACCCGTATTAACAGTGGGACCTACGACTCCTGTTTGCCCTATAAGACCCTGAATACCCGTTGGACCTTGAAATCCAGGAGGTCCGCTCGGACCATCCGGCGAATTAAGCATAGGTCCTACACCACCGGTCACGCCTTGTACACCGTAGACCGTCAAGAGACCCTGAAATCCCCGAAGACCCGCTGGTCCTGCCGCTCCCGGAAGCCCAAAGGGTCCCACAGGTCCCGTGCCGCCTGTCGTTGCACCTGGTATATATCTCACTGGCGGGTCGCACACATTGGTTGAACGAGGTGAGTACGAGACGTACATTATCCTTATACTAAGTTCCGTAATAATAGATCGAATACTGTGCAGCATCAATCGTATCTGCGAATCGGACACCAAGTGTTATGGTCCAATTAGGAGATGCGCTCGTTACAAACAGATCTGTAATTCCAAGAACGTCTGCGGGTGTGGTTGCTTGGAATCCTCGGATTAAGATCACATTTGCGTTGGAGACAGAGGATGCGACCGTATTTGATCCAATTCCACCTGTAGGACCCGTCACATTGATCGTCGCGGTATACGATGCGAGCGACGAAAACGTGGGACCTGTAGTGCCGGTGGGACCTATGACACCTTGAAATCCGTTGGGAGGCCCCTGCGCACCTTGAAATCCCATGGTACCCTGTTGACCATCTACGCCTTGGGCACCTGTAGGTCCTTGGGGCCCTTGGTTACCCTGGGGTCCCGTAGGTCCTGTGGATCCTTGGAAGCCTTGGGTACCCGTAGCTCCCTGGGGTCCCTGGATTCCCGTAGGTCCTGTAAGTCCCGGAGGTCCTTGGCTACCCTGATTACCCTGAGGTCCCTGGGCTCCTTGACTACCCGTAAATCCTGTGGGGCCAGTAAGCTGTGGACCCTGCACACCACGATCACCCTGGGGTCCTTGAACACCCGTGAATCCTTGAACACCTGGATTTCCTTGCGCACCCTGGGCTCCTTGAGTACCCTGAGTGCCCTGGGCTCCCTGAGATCCCCTTGGTCCTATCACGCCCTGGGGTCCAGTAAGTCCAGCAGAGCTACCTTGAGGGCCCGTGTATCCAGTCGGACCTGGCTCAGATCCTTGAACACCCGTTGGGCCAACCGCTCCAATTGCTCCAACCGGACCGTCATATCCCGGTGGCCCTTGGAATCCCTGGGGACCCTGAACACCTTGAACACCCACGAAACCTTGAAGACCCTGGGTGCCTTGCGATCCCACGGGTCCTTGGGTTCCCTGAACACCCGTGAACCCCGTTGGGCCTCTAGATCCCTGAACACCTGTGAAACCAGTCGGTCCCGTATTGGTTGCGGATCCTGGAATTCCTGTAGGCCCCGTGGGACCCGTGACTGCAGACTGCAGACCTGTTGGACCGGTATTGGTCGCAGATCCCGAAGGTCCCTGGGGCCCAGTCACTCCCTGGGTTCCTTGGGGGCCTGCTACAGCCGACGTGGCACCCGTTGGTCCTTGGCCACCCTGATTACCCTGCGGTCCTGCGGGTCCTTGGCTACCCTGGAAACCCGGATTGGTCGAAGATCCAGGGGCACCCGTGAATCCTTGAGCACCTTGCGGTCCCTGAGGCCCTGATCCACCCGGAACACCCTGAGGACCGGGAGGTCCTGCGCAGATATTTGGAGCACAGGTTGTCACTCCCACACCAGGAGTGTAGCGTGATAAGAAGGATGTCATCCTTTAGCTTGTAGCCGAGACGGTTTTCGCAAGGTCCTGTTGTGCCTGTGCCAACGATGCAGCATGATATGCCTGAATAGTGACAAAGGCAGCTTTTACAACAGGATCCGTCGCAGCATCACCATCTTTTTTAGATTCATCCACTTTGAGCTTGAGTATACGAATCTTTATTGACAATTGTGTTGCGTCCATTTATGGGTTTACGCTATAATATTACCATTCCACAGCAATTGTCCACTCGAATTCACAGATAGATATCCTCCAGCACCGGGATCTTGATACATATTTGATAGCAGGATTCCGCCATTACCCGCATTGTTCCAACCGTTGCAGTCGTTGAAGACGAGGCCCACGTTTGAAATGAGTGATATCATAGCTACGGTGTTCGTGGTACTTAGAATGTATGTGGGTTGGCCGTAGGATGTTATGTTTACAGTATCACCACTAAGGCTTAGAATTCCATTGTTCGCCGACAGAGATGCGTCTAAAGTCATTGCTTGTAGGGTTAAACCGGTCGCCATTAGTGAAATGAATGCAGTTCCACCCGTAGGATAGGGCGTTTGTATAAATACATTGGAGTCGCTTGCAATCGTAATATTTCCACCACTCGCGACTGCATTGCAGATAGATATATTACCAATTCCAAATAGATTTGACGCATTACAGATGTCGTAGCTCGAGACATTCACATAGGAGGTTGCAGGATAGGTTGACCACGTGGATACATCCGAGCCCGGGCCCTGGGGACCTGTGGCACCATTGGTACCCGCATCGCCCTGAGGACCCGTGGCGCCGTTGGCACCGTTGGTTCCTGCGCTACCCTGGTTACCTTGAGCTCCGTTGGTGCCGTTGGTACCTGCGCTACCCTGGTTACCTTGAGCTCCGTTGGTGCCGTTGGTTCCTGCGTTACCCTGGTTACCTTGAGCTCCGTTGGTTCCTGCGCTACCCTGGTTACCTTGAGCTCCGTTGGTTCCTGCGCTACCCTGGTTACCTTGAGCTCCGTTGGTACCTGCGTTGCCCTGATTTCCCTGGGTTCCCTGAGTTCCTGCACCACCCGGGCTTCCTGCTCCCTGAACACCCTGGGGTCCTGTAGTTCCGGCTGTACCCTGTAGTCCCATGACGCCCTGCTGACCATCAACTCCCTGCGGTCCGGTGGGTCCAATCGGCCCTGTCTGGCCCTGGTTGCCCTGATTACCCTGGTTGCCCTGAACACCTTGGGGTCCCGTAGGTCCTTGGTTACCCTGATTGCCCTGATTACCTTGGACGCCCTGAGGTCCAGTAGGGCCCTGGTTACCCTGATTGCCTTGGCTGCCCTGGTTACCCTGGTTACCCTGGTTACCCTGAGGTCCCGTGGGGCCTTGGTTACCCTGGGGCCCCGTGCGTCCCTGGTTGCCCTGATTTCCCTGATTACCCTGAGGTCCTGTAGGCCCCTGGCTACCCTGATTGCCTTGAGGTCCAGTAGGTCCCTGGTTTCCCTGCGGCCCAGTAGGTCCTTGGTTACCCTGATTACCCTGGTTGCCCTGGGGACCCGTGGGCCCCTGATTTCCCTGATTTCCCTGGTTACCCTGGTTACCCCGAGGACCTTGAACCCCAGTGGGACCCGTAGCACCTGCAAACTGACCAACGTCATTCCACGCAGAACCCGTCCAAACGTACAAGTGGCCGTCGCTTAGCACGAGATATGCGTCATTCACCAAATTTCCACTCATTGGCAGATTAGCCGGAGTGGCTACGTTTCCCTTGAGGACAATGGAGGCTCCTGGGTTTCCCTGGTTTCCTTGATTGCCCTGATTGCCCTGATTGCCTTGGTTACCCTGAGGTCCCTGAACACCCTGAGGTCCGGTAGGTCCTTGGCTGCCCTGGTTACCTTGGTTGCCCTGATTTCCCTGGGGTCCTTGAACACCCTGAGGTCCGGTGGGCCCTTGGTTACCCTGATTTCCTTGGTTGCCCTGAGGTCCAGTGGGTCCAGTGGGTCCAGTGGGTCCCGTGTGCCCTGTGGGTCCCGTAGGCCCAGCAAGAGCGGGGGATAGAGTTGTAACTGCTTGTGCGATCTCACTGTCCTCGAAATACAGCGTCATCGTTTTTCCACCAAGACCTCCCGCATAAAACTTGAAGACCAACCTGTCCGTCGCCAATAGTGTTGTTGTAGGCACACCGACACTATACAAATACAACTCTTTGAGAGTGCCTTCCGAAATAGGGTGAGGAACAGCCGAGTTGCCCGCAATCAGGGTCTCTGTTCCAGCAAGGTCTCTCTTGTAGATTGCAACATACAAGGTTGGACCACTTCCGTTCGAACTCACAGAGACAAAGTTCTCAAAGTTCCAGTTCCCTGCCGTGATGTTGGTAATGTTTGGGTCTCCCACATCCGTTGCAAACGACGCGATTAAGCCATTGCCACCTGCAAGGCTCGTCCCTGCGCCAATCACGGCATCACGACTGACTTGGAAATATCCTGAAATGGAGGAAGCAACCGACCGGTTGAAGTAATAGACAAGTCCAGTAGAGAAACCAGGAGTTCCCTGAGTACCCGTGGGTCCCTGGTTACCCTGGTTACCCTGATTGCCCTGATTGCCTTGGTTACCCTGGTTACCTTGATTACCCTGGCTGCCCTGGTTACCTTGGGAACCTATGCGTCCTTGGTTACCTTGGCTACCTTGGACTCCCTGGGAACCTGCGCCACCTGTGTTTCCTATTCCCTGAACACCCTGGGGTCCTGTAGTTCCGGCTGTACCCTGGAGACCCATGACACCCTGCTGACCATCGACTCCCTGCGGCCCAGTAGGTCCAATCGGCCCTGTCTGTCCCTGGTTACCCTGATTGCCCTGGTTCCCCTGATTTCCCTGGTTCCCCTGGTTACCCTGGTTACCCTGGTTCCCCTGAGGTCCAGTGGGTCCCTGGCTGCCCTGGTTACCCTGGTTACCCTGGGGACCCGTGGGCCCCTGATTTCCCTGGTTACCCTGAGGTCCGGTGGGTCCCTGGTTACCCTGGTTCCCCTGAGGTCCAGTGGGTCCTTGGTTACCCTGGTTACCCTGGTTCCCCTGAGGTCCAGTGGGTCCCTGGCTGCCCTGGTTACCCTGGTTTCCCTGGGGACCCGTGGGCCCCTGATTTCCCTGGTTACCCTGAGGTCCGGTGGGTCCCTGGCTGCCCTGATTACCCTGAGGTCCGGTGGGTCCCTGGCTGCCCTGGTTACCCTGGTTCCCCTGAGGTCCGGTGGGTCCCTGGCTGCCCTGGTTACCCTGGTTCCCCTGAGGTCCAGTGGGTCCTTGGTTACCCTGGTTACCCTGGTTACCCTGAGGTCCCGTAGGTCCCTGATTTCCTTGGTTGCCTTGGTTTCCCTGGGGACCCGTGGGCCCCTGATTTCCCTGGTTACCCTGAGGCCCGGTAGGTCCCTGGTTACCTTGGTTTCCCTGAGGCCCGGTAGGCCCCTGGTTCCCCTGGTTACCTTGGTTTCCCTGAGGCCCGGTAGGCCCCTGGCTGCCCTGGTTACCTTGGGTTCCCGTACTGCCTATATTCCCTGGCCCCTGGTTACCTTGGGATCCGGTATTTCCGGCTGTGCCCTGTAGTCCCATCACACCCTGCTGCCCATCGACACCCTGCGGTCCCGTGGGTCCAATCGGCCCTGTCTGACCCTGGTTACCCTGGTTACCTTGGGGTCCTGTAGGTCCCTGGTTGCCCTGGTTGCCCTGATTTCCCTGGTTACCCTGGTTACCTTGGGGTCCTGTAGGTCCCTGGTTGCCCTGATTTCCCTGGTTACCCTGAGGTCCGGTGGGTCCCTGGTTACCCTGACTGCCCTGGTTCCCCTGGTTGCCCTGGGGTCCAGTAGGCCCCTGGCTTCCTTGATTTCCCTGGGGTCCGGTGGGTCCCTGGTTACCCTGGGGTCCAGTAGGTCCCTGATTACCCTGATTTCCCTGGGGTCCAGTGGGGCCCTGGTTACCCTGGTTACCTTGGGGTCCCGTCGGCCCTTGATTTCCAGTCGGTCCAGTCCCAAGCGGACCTGTGAAACCCTGAGTTCCCTGATTACCCTGGGGTCCTTGAGCACCTGTAAATCCTGCACCGTATGCGATTAAATGCATGCTACACCACGTTCCCTGACCTGTAGCTGTGCTACCTACTTGTAGCGTTTGTCCTCCGGCGTTTGCAGTGAATGCTGTAAAACTCATGTAATCCGTGGATCCATTCATATAGACCATTTTGGTTCCTCCCATTGAAAGACCAATAACGCTGGTTGGAATCGTTTCTTGGAGAATCATGGTTGTGGAATTTGAGTTTTTGACCGCTTGGACGTTGACTTGGTTACTTGTTGTAGAACCCACTGCCCACCATACTCCCATAGAGACTTCGTAATACCCTGCAACTGTAGGTAGAATTCGTGCAGAACTCGTGTATGCATTTGTTCCTCCTACTCCTGCATTCACCCACCAACTTTGCGGATCAAAATCACTACTAAAAGGAATAATCCAGTTATTAGTATTTGCACTAACAGTAACATCACCACCTAATTTGCCTTGCACGACATACGGGCTTGCAGCCAAACTCGATGCAGGTCCGATTTGTCCCTGGTTGCCCTGGTTGCCCTGGTTGCCCTGGTTGCCCTGGTTGCCCTGGTTGCCCTGGACTCCCTGAGTTCCTGCGCCACCCGGACTTCCTACACCCTGAACACCCTGAGGCCCCGTAGTTCCAGCTGTGCCTTGAAGACCCATGACACCCTGCTGCCCATCAACACCCTGCGGTCCCGTGGGTCCAATCGGCCCTGTCTGACCCTGGTTACCCTGATTCCCCTGGTTACCCTGATTCCCCTGGTTACCCTGGTTACCCTGATTTCCCTGGTTACCCTGGTTGCCTTGGTTGCCCTGGTTGCCCTGGTTACCCTGGGGTCCAGTAGGTCCCTGATTACCCTGAAATCCGGTGGGTCCTTGGATACCCTGGTTGCCCTGGTTTCCTTGGACGCCCTGTGGTCCTGTACGACCCTGATTGCCTTGGTTTCCCTGGTTGCCCTGGTTCCCTTGGGGACCCTGAACGCCAGCCGGTCCTGTAGCACCTGCAAACTGACCCACGTCGCTCCACGAAGAGCCTGTCCAAACGTACAAGTGACCATCGCTTAGGACGAGGTATGCATCGTTAATTGAATTTCCACTCATTGGGAGATTAGCCGGAGTAGCTACATTTCCCTTGAGCACAATGGAGGATCCCGGATTGCCCTGGTTACCCTGGGGTCCCGTAGGTCCCTGATTACCCTGATTTCCATGGTTTCCCTGAACACCCTGGGGTCCTGTAGTTCCAGCTGTACCCTGTAGTCCCATCACACCCTGCTGCCCATCGACTCCCTGAGGTCCGGTGGGTCCAATCGGCCCTGTCTGACCCTGGTTACCCTGGTTACCCTGGTTACCTTGGACCCCATTTGTACCTTGATTGCCCTGAGGTCCTGTGGGCCCCTGGTTACCCTGGTTGCCCTGGTTGCCCTGATTTCCCTGGGGTCCGTTGGTACCCTGGTTGCCTTGGTTACCCTGAGTTCCTATGCGCCCCTGGTTACCCTGATTGCCCTGAGTTCCTGCACTACCCGTGTTTCCTATTCCCTGAACACCCTGGGGTCCTGTAGTTCCAGCTGTACCCTGAAGACCCATGACGCCCTGCTCACCATCGACTCCCTGAGGTCCTGTGGGTCCAATCGGCCCTGTCTGACCCTGGTTACCCTGATTTCCCTGATTTCCCTGATTTCCCTGATTTCCCTGAGGTCCTGTAGGCCCCTGATTGCCCTGATTGCCTTGAGGTCCAGTAGGTCCCTGGTTACCCTGAGATCCCGTGGGTCCCTGGTTACCTTGGTTTCCTTGGGGGCCCGTAGGTCCCTGATTACCTTGGTTCCCTGTTGACCCTTGATTGCCCTGGTTACCCTGAACACCCTGTGGTCCTGTAGTTCCGGCAGTACCTTGGAGACCCATGACGCCCTGCTCACCATCAACACCCTGCGGTCCCGTGGGTCCAATCGGTCCTGTCGATCCCTGATTACCCTGGTTCCCCTGATTACCCTGGGTTCCTTGGACTCCTTGAGGCCCTCCACGACCCTGGTTGCCTTGGTTACCCTGAAGACCCTGAGGACCCTGAACACCAGCCGGTCCTGTAGCGCCTGCAAACTGACCCACATCGGTCCATGAAGAGCCTGTCCAAACGTACAAGTGACCATCGCTTAGCACGAGGTATGCATCGTTAATTGAATTTCCACTCATTGGGAGATTAGCCGGAGTAGCTACATTTCCCTTGAGCACAATAGATGCGCCTGGATTACCCTGGTTACCCTGGTTGCCCTGAATTCCTGTTGGTCCTTGATTGCCCTGGTTACCTTGAACACCCTGCGGTCCTGTAGTTCCGGCTGTACCTTGAAGTCCCATGACACCCTGCTCGCCATCAACACCCTGGGGTCCCGTAGGTCCAATCGGTCCCGTCTGTCCCTGATTGCCTTGGTTGCCCTGGTTGCCCTGGTTGCCCTGATTTCCCTGAACTCCCTGGACACCTTGAGATCCTACACGACCCTGATTGCCCTGATTCCCTTGGACTCCCTGGGAACCTGCGCCACCCGGACTTCCTACACCCTGAACACCCTGGGGTCCTGTAGTTCCAGCTGTGCCTTGAAGACCCATGACGCCCTGCTGCCCATCAACTCCCTGCGGTCCCGTGGGTCCAATCGGTCCTGTCGATCCCTGATTACCCTGGTTGCTCTGAGGTCCTGTGTGCCCCTGGTTACCCTGGTTACCCTGGTTACCTTGAGCTCCATTGATTCCGTTGGTACCCTGGTTACCCTGGTTGCCCTGGGAACCTGCGCCACCCGGACTTCCTACACCCTGAACACCCTGGGGTCCTGTAGTTCCGGCTGTACCCTGCAGTCCCATCACACCCTGCTGCCCATCGACTCCCTGCGGTCCCGTAGGTCCAATCGCTCCTGTCGGTCCCTGATTTCCCGTGCTAGCTGGACCTTGGTTACCCTGGTTGCCCTGGTTGCCCTGGTTGCCCTGGTTGCCCTGGGTTCCTACGTTTCCCGGGCCCTGGTTACCCTGGGTGCCTTGGGTGCCTTCACCGCCTGGACTTCCTGCTCCCTGAACACCCTGTGGTCCTGTAGTTCCGGCTGTACCCTGCAGTCCCATCACGCCCTGCTGCCCATCAACTCCCTGCGGTCCCGTGGGTCCAATCGCGCCTATCTGGCCCTGGTTGCCCTGGTTACCCTGGTTGCCTTGGGTTCCCGCGCTACCTGGACCCTGGTTGCCCTGGTTGCCTTGGGTTCCCGCACTACCTGCTCCCTGTGGTCCCGTACTTCCGGCTGTGCCCTGGAGACCCATCACACCCTGCTGCCCATCAACTCCCTGCGGTCCCGTAGGTCCAATCGCTCCTGTCTGTCCCTGGTTGCCCTGGTTGCCCTGGTTACCCTGGGTTCCCGCGCTACCTGGACCCTGGTTGCCCTGGTTGCCTTGGGTTCCCGTGCCTAGGCCACCCTGTGGTCCCGTACTTCCAGCTGTACCCTGCAGTCCCATCACGCCCTGCTGCCCATCAACTCCCTGCGGCCCGGTAGGTCCAATCGCGCCTGTCTGTCCCTGGTTACCCTGGGTTCCCGCGCTACCTGGACCCTGGTTACCCTGGTTGCCTTGGGTTCCGGAGCCTTGGTTTCCCTGGACTCCTGCGCTACCCGGACCCTGGTTGCCTTGGGTTCCTACATTTCCTGGACCCTGGTTTCCCTGGTTTCCCTGGACTCCCTGGACTCCCGCGCTACCAGGACCCTGATTGCCTTGGGTTCCTACATTTCCGGGACCCTGGTTACCTTGAGCTCCCGTACGGCCTTGGTTTCCCTGGTTTCCCTGGACTCCCGCGCTACCCGGACCCTGGTTACCCTGGGTTCCTACATTTCCCGGACCCTGATTGCCCTGAGTTCCTGCTCCCTGATTGCCCTGGGGTCCCTGGTATCCGGTTCCGCTTCCAGTTCCTGAGCCAGCAGGTCCTGTGGGTCCCGTTACCATTGAGTTCATACCCTGAACACCCTGAGGTCCTTGGTATCCTGTTCCGCCACCACCGCCACCACCAACTCCTGGGGGGCCTTGAACTCCGTACGGCCCTATCGGTCCAACTGCACCGCGATCTCCAACAACACCTTGGGGTCCTGTGAACCCCGTATCACCCTTTCCAGCAAAGGTGCCCGGAACACCCTGCGGTCCTGTAGTGCCAGTGACACCTGTGAAACCCTGAACGCCCTGAACGCCCTGGGGACCCGTAGTTCCCGTGACACCCGTGACACCTTGGAGACCCGTGGCACCTGTCACGCCCTGAACACCCTGAACACCCTGATGACCCGTGGTACCCGTGACACCCGTGACACCCTGAAATCCAATTAATCCTGATGGACCGATGGGTCCTCGGGCGCCTATGGGACCCACTGTTCCTTGGGGTCCTGTGAACCCTGTGTCGCCCTTTCCAGCAAAAGTACCCGGAACACCCTGAACTCCGATGAAACCTTGAACGCCCTGAACACCCCGAGGACCGGTGAAGCCCGTGGTACCGGTGAAGCCCGTGACACCCGTGACACCTTGGAGACCCGTGGCACCTGTCACGCCCTGAACACCCTGAACACCCTGATGACCCGTGGTACCCGTGACACCCGTGACACCCTGAAATCCAATTAATCCTGATGGTCCGATGGGTCCTCGGGCGCCTATGGGACCCACTTCTCCTTGGGGTCCTGTGAACCCCGTGTCACCTTTTCCAGCAAAGGTGCCCGGAACACCCTGCGGTCCTGTAGTGCCCGTGACACCCGTAGCGCCCGTCACGCCCTGGTTACCCTGAACGCCCTGAACGCCAATGACACCCTGCGATCCCGTGGGACCCAAAGTGCCTTGCGGACCTGTTGTGCCCGTAAATCCCGTGGTCCCGGTAGGCCCGGTGTATCCTGTTGTTCCGATAGGTCCTTGCACTCCTCGGAGTCCCGTAGGACCGACTGGTCCTGGGGCTCCCTGGATTCCTTGACCAGACATCTTGTTCTCTTTGCGCTGTTAAAAAACAGCCTACTTTGACAAGATATCGGATATTCCAAATACCTCCACAACTCCTGTCTTGAATCCAGTCGTATGAGTTGTTTCCTTCATGACCCGTCCAGATGACCAATATCCGTTAACAGTGGCTCTTCTGCGAACACCCTGTGTGAACACCGACGCATCCCGATTTCCACCCGATGTGACACGTTCTTTTCCGGTCGAAATGGGAACCAAGAACCCAGGTACGTTGGGAATCTGATCTAGCACGGGGAGTCGTGAATGCTGATAGGATGTATAGAGCAAAAAAGTTAAAAAGAGGGTTGTAAAGATCCCTGTGATTCCAAAGGTCATTGTGTTTCTCAGCGATTAGATCGTATCCACATTGACCTCCTCGTCCTCCTCGAAGAGGATCTCGTCCTTCTTGTCCTCCTCTGCGGAGGCATCCTTCAAGAACAGTCGCGCATCCGCATTCGGCTTGATTTTGCGATAACGCGCCACCTGCTCAGATGTCATGACCGCAATGATCTCATGCGTCTTGCCACCGAGCTCCGTCTCAGCAATAATAACCAGACTACCGATGTCCACCCACACCGACTTCTTACCCTTTCCGCGCATGCCGCCACGCAGCGGCGCCTGAATGAGTGATCCCTCGCCATGATCGTTGAAATGAGCAATCTCCATGCGTCCACATCCCAGCCTGCGAACCACCTTGCCAATGAGCACTCCATCTGTGCTTTCCTCTGTATAGAGATCCTCGAGCAGTGCATCTCCCTTGAGCCGATTGTTGCGAGCCTTGTTTCCCTCGGAGTTCTTCTGAGATTTGTGGCCGGAGCCTCCAGTCATATTGCGAGGCATTTTGAACGCTACCTCTCTTACTTTCATAGATACAGATCCGTTTTGTGTCTGGGGGCGGGGTGGCCCGATCGTCTAAAATGGATCTCAAGTCAGCAAAGAAGTAGAGGGTGGGCGCCGACCAAAATGACTTCCATCATCATCAACAGTTTCTACCGCGCACTCTGCAGCATCAACGACTACACCCCGATCAAGGACATGGACATGAAGAAACTCGCGGTCACGCTGGTGGACGCGCTGTATCCGGAGGACGGATACGTCACGCTCGAGGATGATCCTCGTGGCAACTTCCGCATGCATCTCAACGATCAGTTCATGGACCGCATGCGCGCGGAGGTGGCCAAGGGTCTCACGGTTGCTGAGGCAATCGAGACGACGGGTCTCAAGGAGGAGAAGCAGGAGGCCACGGTTCCGATCTCGGTGCCGGAGGTCAAGGAGGTGAAGGCGCCCAAGCCGAAGGCGGCACCCAAGCCGAAGCTGACTCCCGAGGAGGAGGCGGCAGCAAAGGCTGAGAAGGAGGCCAAGGCAGCCGCAGATAAGGCTGAGAAGGAGGCCAAGGCAGCCGCAGATAAGGCTGAGAAGGAGGCCAAGGCGGCAGCGGATAAGGCTGCGAAGGAGGCCAAGGCAGCGGCGGATAAGGCTGCGAAGGAGGCTCAGAAGGCAGCAGAGAAGGCTGCGAAGGAGGAGGCCAAGAAGGCTCCTAAGCCGAAGTTTGTCGGGAACATTGAGAAGCTGAATCCTACGCAGGACAAGGCCTGGAAGAAGATCGCAGCGGATGCGAAGGTGGAGCTGACGGATGACCACAAGAAGCGGTTCATCGCAGCGGTGAATGCGCTGGATCACACTGTGTACAACCAGAAGAAGCTGGAGGTTCACATGGCGGAGTTCTTCGAGCCCAAGCCGGTGGAGACGAAGGAGGAGGCAATGGTTGCCGTGGAGTTCAATGACAAGGAGTATTGGGTGAATAAGGAGGGAGTTGTTCACGAGACGATCAAGCAGGAGGATGGATCGGACATTGACAAGAAGATTGGGCATGTCGGAATGGCGGAGTTCGCAGACATGAAGATGCCGGATGCCTCGGACTTTGAGTAGATAGACTAACAACACACAAACTTACTTACTTATTTTTTTACATCATGGTGTGGCATGTCGGACAGGGCTTTTTACATAGACCCAGAAAGCAATTGGACATGGTCACCACATCAGGGGCACGAGGGGCCATGAAGGGTCCTGCCAATGGATTCACCACGGGGTACACTTTACTGTCCCGGGCATTCTGAGCGGCATCCGCATCTACGTGCTTACGAACAATCGCAGTGTACGCCCCGGCACCCGACTGAGGCCGTGTAAAGTAGGGGATGATAGTATTCAATGTAATCTGGGAAAAGACCGCGGCACTGTTTGACGTTCTTGCATACACATTCACAACGGCCGATCGGTTGCTGGGAGAAATACCAGACAGACTCGCAAATGTACCGGTTGGATCTGGAGTAAATGTAATTCCGGCGGGGACATTTGTCGCATAGTAGAAGATGAAGTTTGGACTACCCGTAGCAGCGACGCGTAGCGAGTAGGGAACATATTGGTAGAGAGTGAGGTTTGACTGGACCGGCTCTACGAAAGACAATACGGAATTCTGCGGAATGAAGACCGTACCCGTTGATGGATTGGGGTTGGAAAAGGTTGTTGATAAAATCTTGGAGAACATGGGATTTCCTGCCCCAAGAAACGTTATGACTCCACTGAGAGGGCCGATTGAGAATTGTTGGGTTGGCCACGGAGTCGCGGCAAGCGATAAAATCATTGATGTATTTGAACCTACACCTGCTGGACGACTCCCCGCAATTGTCCAAGCATTTCCGTTAAAAGCAATCCCGCTCCAGCGAACAGTCGAATTGCCAGCGGGAATCGGGTACTTGACCCAATTGCTGAGGTTGGATGAATACGCGATCATGTTGGACCCGTTTGATTCAAGACCACATGTCACCCACGTATTGGCTGCGTAGAGGACATCATTGAGAACCACAGTTGCCCCCGTCATAAAGCCCGGAACCGAAAGTGGCAGCCAGTTTGACCCCGAATCCGTGCTGTAGCTGATGGGTCCTCCCGAGTAAGCGCCACTTCCGACTGCAACAAGCGTGGTATTGCTCGTGCCAAAGCGAAGAATATTCGACATTGTTGGAAAGGTCGCCGCTTGAGCCCAGTCGACGCGTCCTCCAGGGGAAATGGGAGTGCCCACGTACACAGTGGGTACGGCGTCGGTTGCATTCGATGCCTGTCCAAATACGTAGCGCCCGTTAATATACGTCATGGTCGTGTCCTGTACATCGTTAACTCTCGGAATAGATGGATTTGTCCCCCAAGCACCTGTGCCCATTCGGCGATAGACATACGCAGGTCCTCCACTTAGACCGCCCGATTGTACCAATACCCACTGCCCTGCGCCATCGCTTGCTACGCTTAGGTATCGCCCGATAATGATTGTTCCGCCACCTAATGCGAGAAGGGGATTTGTTTCAGTCCAGTCAACGGCGCGCGTACTCGGGTTGTAGACACCGTCGTATACGTTGGATACATTGACTGCGATAAACGTATTGCTATATTGAGCCAGATCGGGATAGAGATTTCCGTTTCCAAGGTAGAAATTTTCTGGCAAGCCACCCGTCCATACTTGATCGGTGACCACGCGATCGCCATTCGAGGTTGCGCTGAAGACATAGTCGGTCGTTGTACCCAGATAACCTACGTTGCTTGTCGTCCCGATGCCCGCGTTTGTGTACCCCGCAATCAGCAGCGAAGTTGACGGATTAGTGAAGGTAAAGACAATCGGAGTTGAGCTTGTCACGCCTGAAAAGGTTGCCGTCAGGTCTGCCACATAATTTGAAAACAAAGGACCCTGTGTGAAATCACCCGACAAGACTCCGGAGGGGGTCATGGTAAGAATTTGAGCGGGATATTCGGCGGGAAAGAAATTAGAGAAGGAGTACACCGGATTGACATACTGGGATGTCGAATACTGAACAGTCTGAAACTGGATATTGGAAAAGATAGGAGTGATCACGTCAACCGCATTCGACTGTAAGAGCAGAAAGTTATCGGGTTGTGCAGTGTACGAGTAGGTCTGAGATGCTGTAGGTGGTGCCTGGTATCCCGTGGATGCCGTCACCGTAAACGTATTGCCTACAGTTCCTGTAAACGTACCGGAGAGCAGACCGGTCGCGCTGAGAACAAGCCCCGGGGGCATTGTACCCGAAAAGGACTGAATGATCCGTCCACTGAGGGTCGTGACAACAAACTGATAGGGAGTGATTGGGCGATTCTGAAAGAAGGCAAATGTAGGCGCAGGTGTAGGAAATGTAAAGAGATCAGGAGTGATTGTAACGTTAAAAATCTGAGAAGCGCTTGTACCCAGAGTATCCGTCGCAGTGATTGTCACCGGAGTCGCAGCCAAGAAGGATGTGGGTACTCCGGTTAATGTTCCCGTGGATGTTGAGAATGTAATTCCATAGATAGCAAAGTTCAGAGATGACGAATAGGTGATGCTAGATCCCGATGTGGACGTCGCACTGAAGCGAATGTCCTTATCGTAAAATCCTGGCGTTTCCAGAGATAATGGCCGAGACACGATAAATGTCACCGACGCTCCATTCGCAGGTGTCGGGGTGCCAAATGTCACCACGTTTGCATTCACCGTGATTGGAACTGCGAGGGACCGTGAAACGCCATTTGAGTTTGTAGCCGTAAAGGTATAGGTTCCTGAACTCGCAGGAGTCGGGGTTCCCTCAAGAAAAAGAGACCCCGCAATAATAGGAGTCGACAGAGTGAGACCCGGTGGAAGAGCATCCTTAGTCAAGGTAGCAATAGGACTGCCAAGGGGGAAATACGTTCTGCCAGTGATGACAACATTTGTTGGAGACAGGACCTTGTTCTCATAGAGCGGACTGGGTATACTCGCAGACACAAGCACTGTTTCCGCAAAGGACAGGGAGATCACCGATGTAGCAATTATTTGTTGAGACGCCGGAGTCGTGTGGTATCCGCGAAGTGTAATGAAATACGGATTTCCTCCCGCCACAAATGTATTGGCTGTCGTAACTGTAGGTGTTCCGATAAGCTGAATGGGCAACGTAGGATTAACGTACTGAAAGGACGTGATCGGGACATTGCTTGCATTAACAAATGAGAACCCATCTGGAAGTTCGGGTGTCCATGCGTACTGAAAGTTATTGGTGGGTCCATTGTCATTGGGCTGGATCGCCGTAAAGATAACCGGGGTAATTGGAGTCCCGATTAGCATTCCCGTTACGGATACCGACGAAGGCGTGATCACAACGCGAGGCGCATTCACCTTGATGGCAATATCAACGGTAACAACACCCGACCCCGGACTATCGGTTCCAATGAGCTTGTAGTTTGACTGGGCCTGTTGTAAGACAGGAGTTCCTGTGAGATTGAAGCTTTGACCCGTATAGTTTGAAGAGACGATGGAGATACCCGGCGTCAAGGTCGGAACCGATACAAGTGTCGTGATCGGAAGAACAGTCGTGATCGGCGGATTCGATCCAAAGGTGTTGCTGATATTTTCGTACTGATACAGCTGATAGACCTGCCCTTGAACAGGAGGATTGAATCGCCCGACGCCAACTGTGATGGTCGTCGTACTCGTCACGTTCGGCGCAGTACCCGCGGTTCCCAGCACAAGGCTCAGGGGATACGTAAAACTCCGATTGAATGTCCCTTCCAAAGTCACCGTTCGCGAGTCTGTCTGCGTAAGGAACGGCAACAACTCAACGGCTGAATTGCTAAACTGAAGCGTGTGGCCAACATCCGATGTAAAGACATTGGAAAAGGGCTCGTATTTGTAAAAAGAAAGTGAGGACACGCTGGGTGTAATCGCAGCCATTACTTACTTACTTAGAGGTTTGGTTTAACTTAGTTGGTACCGCCACTTTGACGATCTTCTTTTTCGGCTTCTTCTTTTCAGTCTCGCGCTGCTCGGGAGGTATAATCTCCGTAAACCGAGCTAAAGCCGTCTCCGTCGATAGCTCCCGGTATACCATGTCCAATTTGAGCTTCACGAGGTTGGAGTTGTCGTCCATACTCTTCCATGCGAACATTTCGCGTTGCAGACAGCCATGGAATAGGCTCAAACGGTATGCGCTTTGTCTCCGCCTCTTCCTTGGCGGTTGCGTAATATTGAATGTACAAGAAACACCCAAATCCACCCACTATCAATACAAGCATCACGATGTTCATCATCCACGATGAGGCTTGGATCAGATCCTGTTTTCGTTGAACTAAGTTACTTTCAATTCGGCCTAAGTCGAACGTGTCGACGAGCATTGTTCTGTAGGGGGACTCCATTGTACGCCAAGGAACGTAAGCGTCTCCTTGGACCATGGATTCTTCAAGCACGAGCACACGCGGAGTTTCTCTGGATACACGAAGACATACCGCTCAAGATCATACACTTGGCGACGAGTCCAGTTTTTGGTACAGACCGTATGCACTCCTTCTGAATATCGCAGAAGGTTATAGTCCATTACGCAGAGGACTGGAGGCTCTGTGTATACGGGTTCTTTTTGAAAGCATCAAGCAAACCAGGCTGCTCATTGCGGCTGGTGTAGACATCCTGCTGGAGCGGGACAACATAGCGCTGCGACCCCTGCTGAGCGGCCGAGGGCGCCTGGCCACCGAAGGTCATGAGAGGAGCCTCGAAGCCACGGGTGTTGTTGTGGAGAGACTCGTCGCGGTGGGTCTGTACGTTGTAGGACTGAGGACCAGCCTGGACAGCCATGCCACCCACGGGTCCGGGCGGCGGTGCGCGACCCTCGACGGTAAGCTTCATGAACTCCTGGAACGGCTCCGTGAAGGCGCGGATGTACGCCATGCCACCGGCGGCGGCCGTGGTGGCCGGGTTGGCGTTGAGCATTCCCATGGACTCGCGGTTCTGGAGCTTCATCATCTGCTCGGGGTACAGCGAGCTGGCCACCTGCTGGCCCTGAGTCGTATTGACGTGATCCAGGGAGCCGTCGGCACCCGTGAGGACCTGGAAGCGATCCGGCTTGTTCTTCTTGACGGGCGCCTGGAGGCCCATTTCGGTGATGTAGTGAGCACCCGGCGTCGGCTGGGACGTGTAGGTGACCTTCTCCTGACCAATGACGCGGAGCTCGTCGGTCGTCTTGGGCATGGCGTACTCGCGGATCGCATCCTGCTGGTAGCCACCGGACGGCAAGTTCGTGTAGCCATCGTTGACACCGGGGCCGACCTGGATCTGGTTGATCGGGAAGGTGTTCTTGGTGGCCATGGAGGTCACCTGACGCTCCTGCTCCCACTCCGTCTCCACAGGGGTCTTCCACGGGCGACCTCCACCCGCCTCCGGCTTGAAGAAGGCAGGGGCTTCCTCCTTGCGGAAAAAGGTGCTCTTGCCCTTGCCGGTGTACAAATCCAGCACACCTTCCGTCGCACCGGAGTACATGGACTGGGTCTGCTTTCCGCCAAAGAACGGGACCATATTTCCGTGACCCGTCTGATCCTGAAGGACCGTGATCTTGTCCGTGGCCGATTCCTGCCTTGACGGATTCACAAAGGTCTCCATCGGGCTAATCTTCGGTGCGGCTTCAGAGTTTACAACAGCCGGCTGGGTAGCAAGAGAATACCCAAGGGCGGCTAAGCCGACAAGCATGGCGATCTCCATTTGTGTATCACCCGAGACAAAATGGAACTGCCTTCTACCAAAGAAGACATCCTCATACAAGATGCCGATCACCACTCGTTCTACCACTCGCTCGTTCCGCACCGCTGCAAATTCCATCGCCAATGCGGCGCCACCCAACAACAACAAGAAGTGGACCAGCAAGGAGATGCGCATGTTCATTCGCATGTGCCGTCAGACGGAGATGACGCCGAGCACAATGGCAGCCGTGCTCGGTCGTTCCGAGGATGCCATTCGCTACCGTATGTCCATGGTCATTCACGAGCACATGGACGGTCGCACGGACGAGGCATCTATCAAGGAGGCTACGAACTGGCTGATTCCTAACTAGGATCGGTCCTGATTCGCAAGCCGCGGTTGTTCATTCGTAGGAAACGGTGCCACCGCATGAGACTGGGGCTTGAATAAAAGCCATTGAAAGGGATAGGTCACCTCCTTACCCTGCTTCTCTGCCGGCACAACAGTTGCCGAACTCATTTTTTTTCTGTCAAACTTGGGTGTCGGGACAATAGGTGGGAGCCTAGGATCCATTAAAATATGACGTCAAAATAATGTTGGGGTTCCTATTTGGAGTCATTCTCGTTCTCTTTCTTTTCGTCAATCGGGGACATTTCCAACGGGAAGGGTTCATCTCCCTGCCTCAGTTTCTCGGCGGCAAGGAGATCCTAAATCTCAGGATCCTGGGGTTGTTCAATGACGAAACATGCGGTCCAAATGAAAGCTCGGAAGGTGGACTCTGCTATACACCGTGTAGACCGGGATATTATGGTCGCCTGACCATGTGTGTAGCTGAATCGCACAACCGCGGAATTGGAACGGTGATCGGTCTTGAGGATTGTCCGCAGGGATGGTTCACGGAGGGTCTCATCTGTCGCGAACCGATCACAGGTGGTGGATGCACGACACGTTGCGATGGAAATTGGGATGCCAGCGATGGTGGATTCTGCCACACTCGCTGTCAGCCCATTGTAGGAGGTCGTCTGAAGGGTCGGTTAGATAATGGGGGTAAGTGCCCGGGTCCCCAAGGAGGAGACAAGCCCGCTCGTACCGACGGAATGTGCTACAGCAGTTGCCCAGCAGACAAGCCAGTCCACATCCCTGGTCTTCCGTATTTGTGTTACAAGGGCGGGCCGCTGACCTACGACCGCGGCGCCGGAAAGGTGCCGTACATGGTCCGTCTTGGCGGAGAGCACGTATTCTTGGGTCGGTTGGATTAGATTATGAACGCCCCCTTTGTATGAGGAGCGTCCACCAACCCCATTGCGCCACGAAGGCGCTTGATCAGGGACCCAGGAATAGTTCCAAATGTGTCATTGATCCAGTCCGTCTTATAGTTGCCAGCTGAATCTGTGTATCCGTACCAAACATACTTCTGCCGATTCGGTGCAACATCGCCCATTTGGTCATAGAGTCTCGCATCTGCAGCATATTCCCAGTCGGGGTCATACCCCAAATTAGCTGCAGACCTACTCGCTCTAAGATCAGATGCTCTCATTAGATTCTGATTGAACAAGCCAGTTGCATCAGCCTGCTTATCTCCGGCGCCGTACGTAGCATACAGAAGCCTTCCCTTGTTGGCATCCTGACCCGGAGCACCCGCAGCGCCCGCAGCTCCCATCTGACCCGCAGGACCGACCGGACCCATTACGCCAGCGACTCCTTGACTTCCCGGATCTCCCTTGTCACCCTTTTCACCTCGGTCTCCCTTGTCGCCCTTTTGTCCTACGACACCCACGGTAGACCCAGCTGTTCCTGGAAGACCTTGAAGGCCGCGATCTCCCTTGTCGCCCTTGTCGCCCTTGTCGCCCTTGACGCCCTGGTATCCTTGCTGTCCCGTGGGTCCTACACCTCCAATTGTTCCAGCTGGGCCAGGACTCCCAGGTGGTCCGAGAGGACCAGCCGGTCCAGCCGGTCCCGGCGGGCCAGGAGCTGTGCTAGCCGCTCCGATCGGTCCAGCGGGTCCCACGGGTCCTGTAGCACCCATCAGGCCATACGGGGCTGCGCTGTAGGCACCCGACGCAACCGGAGCCTCGGAGACCGATGTGTCGACCAGTCCCTCTGTGAACTTCTCCACGGTTGTGCCGCCCTGTGTGAATTGAGTGCCGTACTTGGAGGCCTTTCCGGCAAGGGTGGAATCATACCCCGACCACTCAGTGCGCGAGTAGGGAGTCATGGTGAAGGTCTTGAGCTGGCTTGCGAACTTCGCAACCGCCGCACGGAAGGAGACGGTATCTGTGCCCGGGGGCGGCAGGGGGAGTTCAGCCTTGCCAGTCGGCTTGAATCCGAAGCAGTTCACACCGAACTTTGTAGTAGGATCGAAGTAGCCGCCGTTGACTCCCGGGCGGCCGCAGGATGTACGCTTGACCGTGTCCGGCTCAGCCTGGAGCGACTGCCAGGTTCCGCGCTGGGTGGGGTACAAGGCAAAGCCACCCGCCGACCATCCGTAGCTACACCACTCCGCGCCGTGGTTGTAGGCGTCGATGATTTGCTCCAGTGTAGCCAGCTCGGCTCCGTAGGCGGCGCAGACGGCCGGGGCATCTCCATAGGTGAACTGGGAATCGTTGATGTGGAAGACCTCACTGCCAATCTTAGGACCACCGGCACTCGGAGCGGCGGCCGGCTTGGGCTCAGCGGGCTTGGGCTTTGCAGCGGGGGCGCTGTCAACCTTCAGCACATTCATGTTAATGAATCCATAGTACCAGAGAACCAGGACGATCAAAGCTGTCACGAGCCACAGTGCAAGGACAGCAACGACAGATCCGGTGAAAAAAAGGACGAACAGGGTAAGAATCCCGACGAACGCCGACGAGATTAAAAGGGTTGCTTCAACGGACTGCATGTCTTATTACTAGTTGAGGCGATAATACATTAGCAAGCGCATCGTATCTGCCATCGGAAACTGTTGGGGTCCGTGGCTGTGGACGTTGTCGTCATTGTAGGTGACCCACGTCTTGCCGGGCGGCATATCACGGCCGTAGGTCCACCAGTGACCTCCATCGTAGCAGACGACGGCGAATAGCGCATAGTCATTCTTGTTCAGAGTTAAGATGCTCGAGTACGTAACTGTAGAGCGAAGAGAGGTCACGTGAAAGGCAAGAATCCGAGGGAATCCTGCCAACAGAAACTGCTTGGTGCAGCCCTTGCCCTTACACTTTTCGCAGGTCCAGTCCGGAATCGCATGGGGCTTGGCCGCAGCAACAATCGCATCTACAACGGTCTCCTTGGGGCGAGACGGAACAATCGGGAATTCAATCATGGATTCGCGCTTGCCATCCGTGTAGGGACAGTTATCGCACTTCAGCCGATTCTCCACGCCAAATCGAAACATCTTGTCCAGCATCGGAATCTTGTCGCAGAGAAACTCCAGCAGCTCATGCGAGTCTCCAATTCCCTCGCCCGCAGGCATCAGGGTCGTATTCACACACGCGTAGAAGTCCTTGAGTCCCATGGCACCATTGGAGGACCAAATGGTGTGGAGACAGACTTCGACGGGGTTGGTTGTATCATGTTTTCCATCTTGGAAGCGCTGCTGAAGGTCAGGGATCCGAAAGACAGCCTGAAGAGCCGCATTGACCCAGCAGGATCCTCGCTGATTGCGCAGACCGAAGGACTTCATTGTTAGTGGTGTAGACTCCATGTTTACGTAGCGAACGCTGAGAAGTCAGCCAAGTACGGAACTGGTTCCGTTTTGGACGAACCGATACTCGGCGTAAATTGTTGACCCGCATCGGGGATCAGGTCACGATCACCCGGTACCCGAGACGATCCAAAGAACCGGCTGTTAGGATCCGATCCCGTTCCAGCCGCACCGGGCAGCGCACCTGATTTTGCGAGATTATCGCTCTGCGAGAGATTCATCACGCCCGCTCCCTCTATGTACCTAGACGCCACGGGCTTGGGTCCAATCAGAGTCGGGTAATCGCGGGCTCCTAGGCCACCCGATCCACTCGTATTCTCACCAAATCCAGTGAAGGCCGGTCCAAAGATATTACCCTTGTTTGTCCCCGAGTTAGCTCCCTGAGTTGTAGTGGATCCACCGGTTGTGTTACCGCTGGTTCCGGTTGCGCCAGTTCCTCCCGTAGGACCCTGCCCCAATGCTTCCAGTACCGCAGCGTATCCAGATGCCGGTGCCGCATTGGGTCTGGGGGCTGCAGGTTCTGCGGCAGCTGTGGTAGCGGCAGCGGCGGCAGCTGTTGTAATACACGTATATGGGCCCAATTGACCGTTTCTCCCAATCACATACCCGCTAGGGCAGTTGGGGGGTCTTGTACTTATACACCGTCCGCCAAGATTTGTGCCTTCCGTACACAATCTTGGAAAGGCAACGATCTCACCAGACGCAGTTGTTTCTGTACACACTCCGGATTGATCTACGGTATGCGGAGGTGGACATATGGTCGGGGGTCCGTGATCACGGCGACACGTATCATCTTCAAGGGTCATCCCATTTGGACATTCGGGTGTCCTGGTAAGTGTATCGTCCACTCCTTCACGGCGAACCGTCCACAGAAAGAGGACGACAGCGACTAAAAGTAAAGCCCAGACCCACGTCTTCATTACACTCTCACAAGACATTTCGCTGAGGAAGGAACAGCACAATGAGAACCGCCATAATACAGACGACGGCGATTCCGATGGAAATATACATGACCGTGTTGCTTATGACCGGCGTGGTCTTTTCCTCCTTGGTCTCCGTGGTTGTGGTCGTAGCAGGCGTATTGGCATTCGTAATCTGCAACTGACCCCACACGGTATTCAAACTATCCAGGTATCCAGACTGCGAGGCACCGTTCTGTCCTCGGATGAAATAGGTGGTCAAGAACTGACGGAGATCGGCACGGTTGCCCGGGGCCTTAACCCACGGGTCTGTCTGTATGTCAAGGAACTCATTGACCTGCGCAACACTGATGGTAGCCGTTGCGGGCTTGTACACCTGCCAGTAGAAACTGCTCATCACCTGAGCAATCGGGCTACTGTTTGTGCCGTCTCCATAGACAATCTTAACCGCCTCGGCATCGGTGACAATGTCAGAGGCCCCGGTCAGTGTCTTGAGTTTAACCAGCATCGTCGGGGGCATGATATTAATAATCTGCCGAGCGCTGCCGGGAGTGTTACCATACGGGGGACCACGGATGGTCGCAGTATCCTCAAAGTTCTCACGGGCCGTCCAAAGAAACAAAAGCACAGCCACGACAGCGGGGACTACCCACTTTGTCTTCATTGTCTTCCTACACGACGTTTTTTACGTCGGAGTGATGAGACGGATAGCGTTACCACCCTGATCAGTAACAACAATACTGCCGCTTAGAAGTACGGCAACTCCATTTGGAGTACTGAAGCGCGCAGCCGTGCCCGTGCCGTTGAGAGTGGCGTAAGTACCGTCACCCGCTAGTGTACTGACAACACCACTCGGCATAGTGATCAGTCGAATGCGGTTGTTGTTTGAATCTGCTACTACGATATTTCCGTTTGGAAGCACGGCAACTCCGGAAGGAAGGCTAAACTGTGCGCTCGCACCTGGGCCATCGGCAGATCCGCTGGTGCCGCCCGCTATCGTGCTGATTACGCCATCTGGCATGGTGATCATCTTAATAGCGTTGTTAGTTGTGTCAACCACGATGATGTTTCCATTTGGTAACGCGCCGACTCCCCACAATGCCCCGAAGACTATGGGAAACGTGCTGACTACACCACTGGGCATAGTGATCAAACGAACGCGCTGGTTGAGCCTGTCGGCCACGACAATATTGCCGTTCGGAAGTCCGGCGACTCCCTGCGGCTCGTTGAATGCTGCTTCAGTTAAGCCTGCGCCATCGGCAAGAGTACGGCGATTGGGAGAGCCCGCAATCGTAGTGACTACACCCGCGGGTGTTATCATTCGGATACAATTGTTTTCTCTGTCGGCAACAACGACGTTGCCGTTCGGAAGTGCACCGACTCCAAATGGAAAGTTAAATTTTGCACCCGTACCCGTGCCGTCAAGAAGTGCGGCGGTGCCGTCTCCCGCCAATGTAGTGACTACGCCAGCAGGTGTGACCAGACGAATGAGTTTATTGAACGTGTCGCCTACCGCAATATTTCCGTTTGGAAGCACGGTCACTCCGAATGGACCGTTAAACTGAGCGGCCGCACCTGTGCCGTTGGCAGAGCCGCTAGTTCCACCCGCCAACGTAGTGACCACCGCAAGTTTACCTAGCCAAACATCCACGAAGGGTGGAGGTCCGCTGGTCACAGGACCAAACAGCTGGATCACACTCGAAGCGGGGGAGGATTTGGTCCCGGCGTAGGAGGCGCGGACTGCTGCGCCACGCCCAATCACGAGGGGTGCTCCAACCGAAGCGGCAGACCTAACGGCACCTCCAGCCGGGCTGGTTGCAGCTGCCTTTACAAATGCCAGAAAATCAGAGTTTGATGGCCGGAGTAGCGGCATTGTATTGACGGGAGAAGTTTATGTCGGAGTGATGAGACGGACAGCACTATTGTTCCAGTCTCCTACGACGATACTAGCGTTTGGAAGGACAGCGATTCCGTGGGGTTGATTAAAGCGCGCCGCTGTGCCTGTTTCATTAACAAAGCCCTGGCTGCTTCCCGCCAATGTGGTGACTGTGCCACCGGGCATAGTGATCAGCTTAATGAGGTGGCTGTTGAATTCGGCAACTACAATGTTACCGTTTGGGAGTCCGGCAACTCCGATTGGGACACTAAAACCGCTGCCTAACGTGGTGACAACAGCACCAGGCATGGTGATTAACTTAACGACATTGTTGTTCGTATCTGCCACGACAATGTTACCGTTTGGAAGTACGGCAACTCCTCGGGCGTGGAAGATCTTTGCATCCGTGCCTACGCCGGTGCTATTGGCCGTCGTGCCATCGCCTATCAATGTGGTTATAACGGCGCTAGGCATAGAGATTAAACGGATGCGGTTATTGTACGTGTCGGATACAACAATGTCGCCATTTGGAAGCGCAGCAATTCCTTCTGGGCTATCAAATTGTGCATTCGTACCTATGCCAGTGCCAAATCCGGCGCCACCATTGCCTGCGATTGTGGTGACTACTCCGGCGGGCGTGACCAATCGGATACGATGATTAGAGGTGTCAGCAACGGCAAAGTTACCGTCTGGAAGCACAGCAATACCGCGCGGAGATCTGAATTGTGCAGCTGTTCCTGTGCCATCTACAAACCCGGCAGTGCCGTTGCCTGCGATTGTGGTGACTACGCCTGCAGGCGTGATCATCTGAATGGTATGTCCGGTGTGATTGGCTACGACAGTATTTCCGTTTGGAAGAGTACTGACAACTGGTGAGCTGAAACCCGTCGCCAACGTGGTCACTACTGCGAGCTTACCTGTCCAATCGGCGACAAACTGCACGAACGCGGCGGCGCCACCGCCCACTGGTCTAGGCAATTGGATTACGCTTGAGCCAGGAGAGGATTTGGTCCCGGCGTAGGAGGCGCGGACTGCTGCGCCGCGCCCAAGAACAGGGGGTGCACCAACCGAAGCGGCAGACCTAACGGCACCTCCAGCCGGATTGGACGCAGCGGCTTTTACAAAAGCAAGAAAATCTGAATTGGACGGCCGGAGTAACGGCATTGTCTTCCTACAAGACGTTTTCTCGGCATCCCGGTTCGTTTGTTTCAGAACACACGTCATAGAACAAAAGTCCCGTCTTTCCTACGGTTGCGTAATCTGCTTCTCCCAGTCGACGCGGCTTCTGTTGTTGGACGAGAGGAGCATAATATCCTTCCGGAACGGGTCCACCCTTTCGAGGATCCGTCGGCTTGTAGATCTCTTCCGTTCGCGTATACACTTCATCACGCCCGTCTTTTGGCTCAATTGCGCTACTCGGAGTGAACTTCTTCTGCTTTTCTTCTCTGGCTGCGGCCGTTCCTTCGGGCTGGATGCGAAATCCATCCGCTAGCACCCGGCGGAGAGCACCGGGGTCCAAGGTAGTGCCCGCAACATCTGGACTCGCAAGAAACTTTTCAATATCTGCTGTCGTCGGCTTGTCGGTTGCCGGATTGTAGACCTTATCGTAGAATGCGCGGATGGCCTTCATGTAGTCGTCGTCATTGGCGCCGATCGGAACCTGTGCGTCAATCTTGCTTTTCCATACCGCATACACAGGGGACTTTGTGTCATCCGGAGGGCGCTGGACAGACGTTGCGACACCAACCGCTCCACCGGACTTGAACTCGGTATCTACGAATGTCTCTTGCAGGGAGAGAACGACAAGAAGTACAAAGACGGTGAGTGCGATCCACTCAATCATTATTACTGGACAACACAAAACAGGGACTCTTCCTTCTTGGGCGGTGCGGCAGGAGGCAGAATCAATGGCTTCTTGGGCTGGTTGGTACGGTCATCCGACGCGTAGTCCAGAGCATACACTCCAGCAGCAATGGCCTTATCCGACGACTCCACTCCTTCCCACGAAGATTCCATCGCAGAGTACTTTTGCTGAGAAACTGGGTCACGCGACGCAAACTGCTTGAATCCGGTTGCCGGAGTATGGACCGCCAAAGACTTGGTGTAGTCTTCATACTGCTGGAGGGTGCGACCGCTGTGCATCTTGACAGGTTGTGCGGCATTCAATTCAGCGATAGACGTCATTTTTGTCACTTACTTATATAAATGCCCACAACAGTTCTCCGTGGTGGTGACAAGAAAGAGGAAGCCAAGGAGCTCCTGAAGAAGCGGCCTCTTCTTGTGTTGTTTTTTATGGATGGGTGTGGACACTGCGAAGCCAATAAGCCGGCATGGGAGGAGGCGAAGAAGATGAGTGATGTCGACACGGCTGAGATTGAATCAGAGGCGGTCCCGGAGAATGAGGCGAACGGCTTTCCGACCATGAAGTACATGAGCAACGACGGTGTCAAGACCATCTCAGGTAAGAAGGACTCGGGAGACGAAATCATGGATGAGCTGAGGGTCCCCAAGAAATCAAGTGGAGGCAGACGACGTCGCTTCCGTTCCCGTCGGCGTATCAATCGCGGCGGGCGGAAGAGCCGGCACCGTACCCTTCGCAGCTACGTAACCTTCTGAGAGAAGCTTATCGGTGCGCTGTCCCTTGCCCATGAACTTCAGGAGACCGGCGTGATCATCTGTGACCACCGTGTGGAAGTTGCGCTGGGCCTGGACCATCTCAAAGACATCGGTCGTGTCCATGTAGATGTTGGACGTCTTCGCAAAGGCCGCATTGACTTCATCACGAATATCCTTGCGAGTCACGTCAGCAGCCGGCGGCAGATTGGGATTGTCCAGAATATCCGTGAGGTGCGGGTTCATGAAGGGGTTGTCATCGGACGGGCGGTTCTCAATGTCACCCACGTACCCCGATACAACCAGTCCGTTGCCGAAGGACTCTGTGATCTTTCTCGCCTGGGGAAACAGGGTGTTCAGAGCAACCGTGACACCCATGACCAGCGGGACTAATCCAAGATACATGGGCTGCATGCTCGACAGAAACAGGAGGAGCGACAGATACACGGAAAACCGGACCACCGCATTCAAAGACTCAGAGACAGGCATGGCTGCTGTCGGAACAAATTTGTACCAGGCGCCCTGGCTGAACAGGACACTTGGTTCGGAATACCAAAAGGGCTCAGCTGACATCTCTCTTATCTTCACTTGCGAGACTTTTCCTGTTGCTTCCTCTGTAGGCGTGCCAACATGCGAGCACGACGGGCCTCAGGAGAGTTGGACAAAATCTGGCGAGACGTGTTTCCTGTAGCGGGCTGGTCACGGCCGACCACCATCTCATTCATATACTTTCCAAAGGACGACGTCATCTTAGCCCGGAGCATCTCAATCTCGCGAATGAGTTCCTGCTGGTTGATCTTACCTGACTCCACGCGCTCCTTCAGAACCTCCTGGGCGCGCTGCATAATGACCTTGAGTGCGTCGCTGTCCTGAGGGTTCTGCATGAGGCGGATGAGCTCATCGGGGTCCTCCAGGTTGATGTCCAGATCCTCAAACTTAATCGACTGCATCATGTCGCCAATCAGACTCGCAAGGCGAGTGTTCATGACCAGATCCAGAATCTCCTTGATCGAGTTCTGAGTGTCCTCATTCTCGAGGATTCCCATGACCTCATCCTGGCGGCCACCCGGGATAAGACCCTTGAGCTGCTCAAAGATCGCCGCAAACTTCTGCTTCGGGTCTCCATGGAGCACGGAATACATCAGTGCCATGCGGACCTTCTGCCACGACTCATCCGAACCGTCCCACTTCACCCGGATACCAGGGAAGAGCTCGGGCGCCGTATCGGTGTCCGTGAACAGCGTATTGTCCTTTCTGACAATCTTCATCAAATGGGGAAGGAGTTCCTTCTCAATGTGAGCAAACAGTTCATCGGATGCCCTGGGAAATGTGGTTCCCGACATCCGCTCCTTGAAATGCTGAAGCAGGTTTCTCAGGTGCTCCATTTATATGTGTAGTAGAGGAGTCTTGTAAGCGTATTACGAGGAGCGGTTGCCTCCACGGGAAGCAAACTCAGCACGCTGGGCATCCGTCAGGCAGACATATCCCAGGTCACCCGAGAAGGGCGATCCCTTGCACTCAGGGCTCTGGCGGTTGTCGGCGAACTCGTAGAGCTTCTGGTCGTCGACCTGATCGTAGGGGTGCTCGGGGGTCGGGAGCGGCTCAGTTCCCAGGAGCGGCGAGCTCGAGAAACCCTTGACCTCGCCCGTCTCCAGCGGCATGCCCTTTTCCTGCTGCATGAACTTTTCCTTGACGGCGGGAGAGGCCGTGAGGAGGCTTGACTTGATAAACAGTCCGGCGAGGACGGCTGCGACGAAAAACGCAAGGACGGCTGTGGTTCTCTTCATACTTGTGTTTGTGGAGAGAAAAGACTCACCCGCCGTCCAAAATGGATCCGTTTGGACCAAACAAAGACGAATGTACCATGGAGCCCATCAATTACAATAAGATGTACCTTGCGGACCTTAAGCTCATCGCCAAGACTCGCCGTATCAAGATGTATTATGTGAAGACAAAGGATGAGCTGGTCACTCTTCTGAACATGCCTGAGCTTCCCCAGGCGATGAAGGTCGAGAAGATGACGATTCATCAACTCCGCAAGGAGGCGAGGGCACGGAACATTGCTGGGTTCTGGAGCCTTCGTCGTGGCGATCTTGTAAAGTTACTGTTCCCGGCCGAGGCAATCCCGATTCAAGAGTGAAGAAGTTCCCGTACGAAAATACCAACCAAACAAGACTTTTTCAATGTGAAACGGTATTTGAAGATAAACTTGTAGAACAGATGTTCAATCAGGCACCCACGATCCGGAAAGAAGGTTTGTGTGCACCCGAGCAATAACTCTGGCATTTCATCGTAGAACCCGGCAAACCGATCAATCAAGTCATGTCCATGGCACCAAAACTGATCATTTATCATCGGATATCCATGAACCAGTCCAAATCCGAAGGTATACACCGTGTTGGGATGCCCAGTGTCCAATGGAAGAGTGAATCGTTTCGACAAGGCCCGGGCAATATCAATGTTGGTCTGATTGTACGTGATATCCGTGCTTTTTTCCATGCAGTCGTGTAGGGCGGTACTTTTTTCATCGCATAGCAGCTGATCAAACCGGAGACGAATCACCAGATCGTACTTTGTTCCCGTGGCCGCGATGTGGTCTTTCAAAAGGTCGTATGCCTTCTTGACAACGGCATACTGCGCAAACAGCAACCGCGTGGTCCAAAGATGTACATACGGACCCAGTTGATTGTTAAGTCCGTCGGCTACCGAATGGTCGGGCTGGTTCGTCACGTGATAGCTCTCCGGCTTGTACCAAGAAATCGCATCGCGAAGTTGAGTCTCTTGAGTTTCAGTCACGTTGTTTCGCATCTCATTCTGTAGTACATTTGAGCGGTCTATGGACATGAATACATCCGTATCGTAGCGATCGATAATACAATTCTTTATAATGTGCTTGCAGAGATCATGTGTCCGAAGTTGCCCTGTCAGCAGAAGGGCTACTTTCATTGTTGGAACCCAAGAAGAGAGGCACCCTGCTATTTCCGCAGAATGTCAACCAAGCTACCCCGGACAAGGATGAGAAGGATCATAGCAAGACAAACAAACATCATTAGCCAGAGAAGCATAACTCCGAAGAGGTAGGGGTAGAGAATGTTTAGAATCCTTGAAATCATCGGCCGCAGCACCTCCTTCTCGAGACTCGCCTGGAGGTCCGGCGACTTTAGTTTTTCTAGTACATCCTGGATGAGTGGGTCTAGGAACTTCGTCATCGCGAAATTTGTCTCTTCGTCAGTATAAACATAGAATGAAGCTCACGCAACCGAAACTCATCCGCCTGGGCATTGTGCTTGCTGGTGTTGTCGTTTTGTACACACTGTTCACGTCCTATGGGGGCGCCAAGGGGTCCCTCCTGGACCGTGCCTCGGAGCTGGGTGGCTCGGGCCCGACTGGACCCATGTCGGATGCCGGCCCTAACATGGATCTGCCCTTCAGCATGGGTGGCAATGCCGCCTCTGCCGCCGGCCTCCAGGGACGCACCCCCTCGTCCCAGCAGACGTACCAGGAGACCACCCTGGACTCGTCTGAGCTCCTGCCGAAGGGTAAGATCGGCGCCTCGTGGGCCGCCGTGAACCCCGCCAGTGGCGAGGACCTCAAGGGACAGAACTTCCTGCAGTCGGGTTACCACTCGAACATCAACATCATCGGTATCTCGCAGACCAACAGGAACCCGACGTACGACATCCGCGCCGAGCAGCCGAACCCGCAGGGCACGGTCGGCCCGTTCCTGAACACGACGATTGACCCGGACCCTTTCAAGAGCACGCGTGCCCTGGAGGGACTTTCGGCTTAAATCTCAGAGTTAAGTAATGTTACCCGTCGCCTTGGGTGTCGGCACTGTATTGGCCCTTTCGTACTTTGCTGGACCCCGGAACACAACTCCCACGACGGGGCCGGATGGCAAGACGTATGATGTACAAAACTTGCCGGACAAGGAGGAAGCCGTGAAGCGCATGGCCAGTATCTGTGCCAAGCTGAACAAGTTGAAAGAGTCGTACGCAAGCGAACCGGCCTTGGCTGCGGATCCGCCGGTTACCCGTTTCCTTGCTCGGTTCCAACCGGATGTATTCATTGAAAATGACATGTCCTCCAAGGATACATCGTATTCAGAGAATAAGGGACAGAAAATCGTAGTCTGTTTGCGGGATAAAACAAAGCCGCCGGCGTACCCTCTGATTGATGAGAATACGGTGATGTTTGTCATGCTCCACGAGATGGCTCACTTAATGACAGAGACCATCGGACACACTCAGGAGTTCTGGTCTAACTTTAAGCGGATCCTCCACGACGCCGTGAAACTAGGAATCTACAGTCAGGTTAATTACGCACAGAAGCCGGTCCCCTATTGTGGGATGCACATCACGGACTCCCCTATCTAAAAGAAAACGCTCCTCTCTACAATGGAGTTACGAGTACCGCTCGAGGGCTCAACTACAATTCTGTCATTCTTTTCGGATGACACGATTGAACTGGTTAGACAACACGTCGCACTGGCGAAACAAACTCATCCGGATCGCCTGTTTATTCAGGTCCAGGTGGAACTGCCGAAGACCTATTACTCCTCCAATCCGAAGCGATGGATGGATTTGTTCTTTCGGCTCTCGCGGGGAGAGAAGCGGATTTCACTGGAATCCTTGGATGCCTACGTGTCGCTCATTCGTCCAGGAACGGGCGTGTCAGCTCGTGCTGTAACACAACAGGAATGGCAAGATGTGGATGAGTTTCTCCAGCCGATCTTTTCCCCTGAAGACTCGTTCAGAGAGTGGCGTATTCTGGGTGTTCCCGAAGACAAGTCGGTTGTCTTGCCGTTACCCCCGGTGGATACCAAAGTCTCCGAAGCCTATCGTCCGATCCCCGCCCGTCAGCTCTTGTTTGAGACGGTTCATCGGGAGGAAGTCTATGGATTTATGGCCACCGAAGTGGACCCTGAGACAACCGATACCGTGAAGCAGGTGTACTTTCCCTTTTTTCAAACTGCGACTCCAGCAAACATTGAGCCCCTGCGCGCATCCATCAGTGCAGCCGATCGCCAGCTCACGTCTCTTCTCAAGCTCAAATCTCCCAAGCCCACGCATACATCTGTTCTTCGGGCAAAGTGGTATATCCCACTGATCTCCACCAAGTTCACTGCCCCTCGTGTTCGGTTTGAGCAGATCTTCTACGGACTGACGGTGTCCCCGACGACTCCCGTGGTCAGCTACTTTACATCCAGAGGCGAAGTGACCCGACACAAGTTCTATGTGGAGAATCCCAAGCAAAAGGAGCCTAAGCTGGATGTCTCCATGTGGAAGGCCTGGGCTGCCGGAACTCAGCCCCAGCGCCGTCTCCCGACTCTCCTGTTGTACCGGGGCAAGAACCGCACGTCCTTTGATCGCATCGCCATCACCAATAAGGATATCACGCTGTCTACCAACCGGAACAAGGCATCCAAGGAGACTCTCGAGGAGCTCCGGGACTCTTTGCTGGAGTGGCTGTTGTCTCTTGACGCCGTGGTTCCGTTCATGGTCGAGACCGATCTGGATGTATCTCGTTGGGAACTCAACGACCTGTCCATCGTCTCCACCTATAGCAAGGAGATCTCGGAGTTCGACATGCGCCGATTTGGGTGTCTCCAAACCGTCTTTAGCTTCCAAGACAATACCTTCCGACTTCTTCGTGCTGACCGCGAGACCGATGTACCCACCGAGCTTCTTCGCGCATACGGGATCCTGCAAAGTGACGGATCTCTTGAGAAGGAGATGGGGATTACCAAGCAGGAAGCGGATGCCCTGACGGTTCGTATTCGGGAGCTTGAAGAGAATGACTTTAACTTTGAAAAGGCCACCGAGAGCTATCCCATTCTGTCCTTCTCCTCCAAGGAAGTCTTAGTGAAGTTTGTGAAGAACCTGGACCGAGTGCTAGAGTACGCGAACCTGCTCCGGTATGTTCTGACCTCCGACAAGGCTGAAGTGAACGATGTATGCCCTCGTCGTCTGGAAGTGGTGGAACCTGCTGCAGGTGTGGCCTCCACCGTACAGGTGGAAGAAGGAGACTTTGACTTAGGAGATCTGGAAGCCGAGACACCCGAAGCTCCCGAGGAAGGAAGCAACGCAGCCGCTGCTCCTGCAAATGTCGTGGCCATCAAGAAGGGTGGTCCTATCAGCACCCACAACTATTTCAACAATCGTATTCTGGAGATTGATCCAGAGCTGATTGACGATGAGTATTCGAAAAAGTGCGAGAAGCTGTCTCAAGTGGTCATTCTGACCCCGCAGGACCAGGATCGCCTGTCCGAAGAGTACAACTATTCAAAGGCACCCGAAAACGAAATACTGCGCGTCGCAAAGGGTATCGCAATCTGCCCGCAGTACTGGTGCATGCGCGATGAAACACCCTTGTCAGAGGATCAGCTGGTCGTGGATGATAACGATGTCAAGCACTGTCCTATCTGTAACGGAAAGGTTCGTGTAACCGATAAGGAGGATTCCCGAGAGTACAGCGTGGTCAAGCGCAACACAGAGTTCAAGTACCCGGACTTTAAGGATCCCTCCGCAAAGAGTACGAGCAAAAAGAAGCTGCCCTGTTGTTACCGCAAACCCGCTGCGAGTGCCGTGGTTCTGGGAGCTGAAGAGACAGACGAATCGGGGACGCCGATCGACGACTACTATGTTCTGTCCTCGGGCGTGATTCCGGCTCTCCGTATCAGCTATCTGCCTACCGAACTCGCAAAGCGCATGGGAGTCAAGACAAACTACCCCAAGACGTGTCCGAGAAACCGCATCGAAGCGTCTGCCACCGACATGTTCCGTGTGGGCGTGGGTCTTCCCCGCGACAGCATTCCAAAACTCCTGAATGACGAAACTCGTCATCTGCCTTCACCGGCCCACGCAAAGGAGAAGATTCTTCAGTGCTCCTTCTTTCGTACGTGGAAGGATCTGGGCCAAGGAGACACCCTGATTGATCGCATCGTGGCGGGAATTGACCGTGCCTACACATCCAAGACTCTGAGCACCATCGATGAAATTGAGTACATTACCCGAATCTTTGACTGCCGTGTCATGCGCATCAATACGCACACCAACACCATGTCCTGCGGATTCTGGAATGATAAGACCACCGCACAGTCTCGAACCATTGCCCTGCTGGACACCGACGTTCTCGGAAAAGTCACACGTCGCGCGGGTCGCACGGGATTCAAGTTTGACTACGTGACAGACGTGAACAAGTTCGAAGAGGGAGCCAAGAACATTCTGCGAGGACTTCACACCTCAGCCTGCTCAGCATCGGTTCCGAACTTTGATGACGCTGTCAAGGAACTTATTGCAAAGAACATGTCTCAGTACCAGGTCATCTTAGATCCATTCGAGCGTGTCCAAGCAGTGTTTGTTCCTGAGCAAGCCGTTCTTCCAGTCCATCCTGTGAATATGGATGTTCCGGGTGGAGTTGCCGTTCGGTCAGGATATGCGGATGTCAAGGACGAAGAACTGCCTACGAGCAAGACGCTGGATACGTTTCTCAAAGAGACGCGTCACAATGGGTTCAAGCGGGCTGAAGTTCTTCAATCGGCAGATGGAACGTACACTGAATTCTTGCTCGAGTCGGGGTTTCGTGCTCCCTTCCGCCCCGAAGAAACAGAAGACGAAGATACGGTAAAAGAGGTGACCAAGACGATCCGTGAACAGTCGGAGGAGACGCTCGTGACGGGCCGCCCAAACCCCGAGGATCTGCGCTTAGCAAGTGATATCACCTATTCGTCGGAGGTGTTTGAGTTTCTCCTGTTCTCCTTGTCGAAGGATATCCAAGGAGGCGATCACGAGGACCTGCGGGCGGCGATTGCGAAGCCCGGGCCGGGTCTGTTTAAGGATCTCTCCAGCTGGATGTCTCGCGAAGCCTATTGGGACGAGGTGAATGAACCGGTTCAGTTTGTGAACAAAGTTCGCACGCCCTGTGGTCAGATGGTCGAGAACGCGTGTAAGTCGTCTACGCTGTGCGGATGGCATGAGGGCACATGTAAAATCAAGGTCAAGCCGATTGTGGATAAACGCTCCCTTCTGAAGCGCATGACAAAGGTCCTGTCCGAGAATACCAAGCAGCGGGCGTTGGTGTTGGATGGCCGTCTGTCTCCGTTCTTCAGCACAATTCTCTACCTAGAGATGCCCCACGAACTGATCACAACAACACCTTAAACGTAGTCGTGAAATGAGGCATAACGAGAATCAATGGATTTGGTTGGAAGACCCGACCACACAGTGCCGGCATTGTCCGAGTACCCATCTTCGCCCGCCACTGCCTGAGGGCGAATACAATACGACTTGAACTCGGTCCCTGGCTGTATAACATCCACCAGGTAGCGATCAATCTCCATCGGGTACGTTGCAGAATAGACATCCACCATATGCTTCATCAGCCGATCACTCATGGCATACCCCATCATGCTCCAGAGATGACGGGCATGCGCATGTTTGGGTCCAAGACTAAGAGAGTCAATCTCTATGTACGACCACATCGATTGATCCTCTGAGAGGGGAATGTAGGCAAAATACAGCAGATCCCAATCACGCGGAAGAATGTCCATAAACTCGGCCGTCATGGCATGACTGTTGCGGTGGATCCGAACATCATCCTCCAGTACCAGAATAGACGACTGCTTGCGAGCCAGGGCGTTGGAATAGATCTGTACATGGCTGACAGCACACGCAAGATAGTTTGGGGTCGGAAACCGTTTGTTGGTCTGACTGAGCAACTCCCAATAGTTTTTGAGAGTGGATCCGTGAATTGCCGGGGCACGTTCAACCTCGAGATCAAAGTAATTGAATCGCTTTGTCATTGTCTCCATACGATCCGCCCGAGACGCCAAGTTGAGACAGTACACCTTGTCAAAGTGTGTATTCCAACAATGAGGCATTGATTATCTGCGCCGTGTTGTCCGTAAACGGCCCTTACCCTTTGACCGGAGCCGATCGTCGCGGTACAGTAACTCAGACAGACGCTCCTGCTTTACTTCCGACGGACCCACCCAATGAGGCCGTCCATCACGTCTTGGCTGCGTAATCAACCGAACTACATCATTGATCTCAGCTGTCCGAGCCGCCTGAACTCCTTGGATTTGCTTACGCCGGAGCATTTGCTGGGCCTCGCTCATGGTTTCTTTCCGCGCTCCCGAGCGGCGCGTACGACGACGGCCACCCTTTGCATTCATTACATCTAGGCACTCCTTTTGTGTGTCAAAGAACTTGAACATCCACCCGGCCTTCGTATAGACAGCAATCTCTTCCTCTGTGACAGGAAGATCCTGCTTAATCAGGGTGGTTCCTGTCTTGGTCAAGTTGAAATCAGCAAACCGAGTCTTGAACTCATTGTCAATGTAGGACTCCAATCCATCTGACGTACACGGACCCTTCATTTTCTTTTTCCACTGTGCCGTAAACGTCCCCGAAAGCAGATTATACGTATACGAGCTCCCAGACTTTTTCAATTCTCCAGCTCCATGCACGGTCGTTGCATCAACGCGCGTAGCAATTGCAAGATGGATCGTTCCCATTTCCAAGGCCGACCATGCCCGCGTTGCAGCAAACTGAACCGGGCTTGCGGCACGCGAGTAGAAGATCCAGGTATACACGCCATCGGGCAGACTTACAAGATCCTTCCAGATCGGAATTGAATCCAGGTAGGCTTCCAACTTACCACGTTCGGGAAGTGTAGCCAACACGTACTGTCCCTTCTCGTTCTTCACGTCGCAGTTAAAGGACTTCTTGGTATCTGGGTTATTCTTCACCGTGACAGGAAAAAACCGCGTAACGAACTTCCAACCCTCAGGTGTTCGCCACCAGCCATCCACATAATGGCGCAGTCCCTTCTCCCAGACAGGTTGACAGGGTCCCTCGGCCATACCCGGAACAACAACCTTCGAGGTGTTCTCCGCTAATAATTGTTCCATAGTATTCCTGCGGGTCTTCTTGACCGGCTCCATTGTATTCCGAACAGAAAGTATTGACACGGAGATCCGTAGCAATAGTATGCGTTCATGGGGAATTGAACCCCAGTTTAAAGATTGGAAATCTTTGATCCTAACCACTAGACGATGAACGCGGTTGCAAGAACGAGCTTGCGAGTGTGTCCTTTGATGGAATTGAACCATCGACCCGTTGTGGGTAAAACAACTGCTCTACCTCTGAGCTAAAAAGACTGTGTGCATGCTCCATGGTGGAATTGAACCACCGACCTACTGCTTACAAAGCAGGTGCTCTACCTCTGAGCTAAAAGAGCTCTAACGGCGACGGGTCGAGCGAGACTTGCGGCCACGGCGAGTGCGGCGGCGACCACCAAAGTCAGGCTTTCCGTCCTTGGGGGCGCGCTTGTTCGCCCAGTTCTCAAGGGCGCGCTGTCCCTCCGGACTCTTCCGCCATTCCAGCTGCGCGCGTTCGTAGCGACGAGGATCCGTAAGATCCTTCTTTGCCTCCTCAATCGCGTGCTTCTTCCAGGCCTCACGGTTTTTTGCCTGTCTCTCCTCATACTCCCTATCCTCTCTATCTCCCACGGCCTTCAGCACTGCCTCAGGCAACTCCTTCAAGATCGTTCGGCGACGCTCCTTTGATATCGGCATTTATCTTTTACGCATAAAAAGATTTTACGTCACCGGAGGTTCCTGAGTGAACCTACGCCTTCGGGGTCTTGATGAAGTGCGCCTTCAGGAAGGACTGGAGGTTCAGGTACGTCACCTCGTCCTTGTCCGACACGCGGAGCAGCTTGGCGAGGGCGGCGTTCGGGAGGATGCGGCGCTTGAACGAGGGGTCGAAGCACGAGTGCGTCTTCACGTACTCGCTGATGAACTTCGTCACCTGCGTCTGCGAGCGCGTCTCGCCGGCCTTGAGGCCCATGAAGTGGCACAGCTCCTCCGTCAGCGGGCGCTGGACGAGGAAGGCGTTGTTCGCGCGACGCTTCTCCCAGGCCGCACGCTGCTCCGGCGTCATCGTGGCCGGGTCAACCTTCTTCTTCTTCTTGGAGTCACGGGCCTCGCGCTTGGCCGACTTGGCCGCCTCCTGCACCGCCTTCACGGCGTCGCGGACACGGGTGGAGAGGTCGGCACTGAGCGTCTTGAGCGTCTCCGCGAGGGCCGAGAGCTGGGCCTCCGACGAAACGGCGGCAACCGGCTCAACCGCCGGGGCAGCGACCGTCGGCACCGTCACCTCCGCCTTCGCGGGCGTGGCGGCCTTAACGACCTTGGTCTTGGCCGCCTTCGGCTCAACAGCCTTGACGGGGGCCGCCGGCGCCGGGGCAGCGACAACGGGGGCAGGGGCGGCACTCTTCGGGAGAACATCGGACTTCTTGGCGGCAGGCATCTTGTTTGACTTAGAAACAGAAGAAGAGGCAGACATCTTTAACGCACTGGTATACTCTTACCATCGGCGGTCATCTAAACCCTTTTCTTTTCTACAAACGGGGGAGGGGGTCGTTTGGTGTAGACCAGCATCCGTTGCTTGGCTCCGAGGTAGTATGCCCGGTACGCCAGGACGGGGTCGGCATGCTTAAACTCGTCCGGCATCGCCATTCGGAAGGGTGTCCGGTCTCCAGCAGGCAAGGGTGGAAAGTTGTCCGAGAGCCATTGGATATGGTCTTCGGTCTTGTGCTTCTTTCCGTAGCGGAAGGTGTACTCGCGACACAGCCACAGGCCGAGGTCGGACAGCCAACGGTAGTTTTCGATGGACTCGCGGATCCAAATGGAACACGGGTGGTTGGGATGTGTCTTTTTATAGGCAAGTGCATGGAGGTTGTCTGGATCCAAGACCCAGTGGGCGCAATAGAGGAGTTGGGCGGATTCAAGTATCATCTTGACGACATGTTTGTCGCAATGAGACTCGGCGGCTTCGCGAGGATCCGGTGAGAGGGCAAAGATATTCATGGCAGCACATCTAGTTTGCTTTGGGAACTCCGAATCCATTTTAACAGCGGTAGATAGCCGACATGACGTTAAACACGGTTATGTAGGGCTCCTTTTGCTGGGTTGTCAATTGGATTAACATGCGGAGTGAATTCACAATGTAGCTCGGGGGATTGCTATTCAAGAGCTGGCCACACAACATGTACAGCGAGGGCCTAAGTGCAAGCTGACTGTCTTCGCGTAGGAAGCGCCACATGGCCACGTGCGATAGCTTGCCAAGGCGAACCAACTGGTCCAGCGAGACATCTGTGAAGCCGTTATCTGCGAAGATCTGGCACAACAGGGTCCATCGATGCCGAATGCGATCGTCCCCAGCGGCAGGTTCGGGAGGCAAAGCCAGCTTGCGGTTCGTCCGAAGCACCCACATCTCCCGGAGGCGCTTGCGGGTGTCAGTGGTCAATGGACATCGAGTGTAGGGGTTGCTGGGCTCCAACGACTTCAAGCACCAGGTCCAAATGGAGCTGAAGTCAAACCACCAGATCTTGCCATTCTCCTCAAAAGCAAAATAGTTAAGCGGGTGCTGGCTGGATGGATCCCCGCAGGATACAAGCTCCTCGTCATTGGCCAACCCTTTGCGAGAGAGCACCCCTGGACCCGCGAGCCGTAGATGGCGGAGGACGAGCCACCTTCGAGCATACGACTGGCAGACGGTGATGCGTATGTCCTTCGCGTTGTTATCCCTCCACAGCTCTACGTTCTTTGCTCTCGCATGGGTGCCACATACAGTATGCCCAAGGATGGCATTTGCAGTACACTGGGTCGTGGCCCCGCGCCTTTTCGTAGCGGCGCACCTGACCATTACCTTTCTCAGGGAGAGTTCTTGAAAGTAGAAACGTAAAGACAAAATGGATCTACAGCCAGGCTGAGTAGTAAGACCACACAACCAGATCAAAATGTCCGTCAACGCCACCATCAACGCTTCCAACCTCGACATCAGCAAGGTCTCCTTCGGCGATATCCGCATCAGCAAGAACAACGGGTCCAAGAGTGTCCCGATCAAGTACAATGGGCAGAATTTCCAGATGCGTGTTCCAAAGCTCCAGTACCCCATGGGCGTATCAATCAAGGAGACTGAGAATGGCGTCAATTACACCATGCTCGCCAGTCTGCGTGGCTGCGACTCCTACGCGAAGGAGCGTGCCCCGGCAGAGGCTGGTGAGGTCGGTCAGATGTACAACTTCCTCAAGGATCTTGAGGAGAAGGTAATCAAGACGGCTGTGGAGCGCAGTACGTCGTGGTTCGGTCGTGCTCGCAAGGAGGATGTCCTCCGTGACAGCATGAAGTCTCTGGTGTCTCCCAGCGTGGAGAAGCAGGGTGCTGAGTGGGTGCCGAATGGTAAGTATCCTCCGAGCTTCCGCATGAAGGTTCCGGTGTACCCCAACGATCGCGGTCAGCTGACGGTCAGCATGGATGCGGTGGACATGGCCAATCGTCCGATTGCGCTGAGCCCGGACAACCTGGAGGCGGTATTCCCGAAGCGCATGGAGGCTCGCTTCATCGTCAGCCCGAGTATCTACGTTTCGGGTCAGGGTTTCGGCGTGACGTGGCGTATCTCGTACGCTCAGGTTTCGGCTCAGGCTCGTGTGACGGCGGCTCAGATGTTTGACGCGGAGGAGACTGGGGATGAGCCGGTGGCTGCTGCTGCGGCGGAGATTCCGGTTGCGACGGAGGATGAGGATCAGCAGGAGGACGAGGAGACTCGGGAGACGCCAAGTGCGGCTCCGGTTCCAGCTGCTCCAGCTCCTGCAAAGCAGGCTCGTCGTCGGACGGCTCAGCCCTCGGCGATCTAAAGCCGAGTAGATCCCACACCCGTGAGCCACTAGGTGGCTTACAGACGTACAGGTCATCGTCTATAAACAAAATTTTTGCTTTATCAGGATTGTTCAGCAAAGACTGAGTGGTCCCGCATGCCATTTTTTGTAGTGATTTCCGACCACACTCATCGCAGCTGTAGACCGTGGGCGATCGAAGCACATGATCCACTGTCAAGATGCGACTCGGTCCGTATAGACAGGCACCTAAGAGTAAGTCGGGGCTGGTCCAATCCTCCCCTAGAAATCGCTCAACCGTCGTGCGAGGCAGAACTGACCAGAGACTCCGATCGTTTGTCCAGCCCTCTTCCTGCAGGAGAGTCGCAAAGGGAGTCTCATAGAACCACAAGATTCGGAAGTCGGCATGATCTGCCAACGAGTGCTCAACCAGACCTGTGCGTTCAAGCTCTTCTGTGTACAGCCAATAAACATTTGCGTGCGAGTACTGTGTATCGCGGGAACCCCGATAGACATCACGACCATTCATTGACCACAAATCCGAGACGACATCAACGTCATGCTCGACAACGTCGCGAGAAAGATCCGTGTAGAGAACACGTGGGTCAAGAACCGACTGCATTACTCAAACGACACAACAACCTTCACGTCGTGGTGACGCACGGCCTTTGTTGCTGAGCGACTGAGTTCGTGACGCTTGCGTCGGCTACCGTCCTCTGCCGTCTTGGGCTGAATGGTTGTGGAACAGGCATCCATATCCGCATGGATCGCATCGTAGTTGTCCTCGAGGTACTTGAGCACATCATCCTGAATGGCCCACTCGAAAAAGTTGAGCTGTCCCACGGTGGTGTCCAGGCCCATGAACTGAATACGCTTCCAACGACAGAAGGGGTCGAACATCTTTTTGCTATAGGCCTTCAGGTGAGACTTGTAGGCAAGGTATACAATCACGTGACGACTGCCTACGAGGTAGGACACATTGTGCTTCTTGGCGTAATTGGTCACGAGCCAGTCCAAAAGACGGAGGCTGACCTTGGACTCTCCCGAAAGGATTGTTTGGACCTTGTTGAAGTTCTCTGTGTTGGAATAGAATCCCTCCAGACGGTGAAGAACCCAGTGATCGCGATTCTGAATGACCTCCATTTATCTTGACTGCGGTATTCTCGCTTAAAGTGGGTCGGTAAAGTAAAGTAAATGGAGACTGACAGGGATGCCGGAACTTCAATTGGAATGGCCGTGTGCACTGGAGAGGTTATCAATCGTGCCCGCGAGGAAGGTAGAGTTCTGGAGGCGACAACGCCGGGTACCTTCATGATGGTCGAAGGTGATAAGGTCTACTCTACGTTCCTGGAGATGCTGCGGGATCAACCTCAGCCTCCCGATCCGGTGTTCAAGGATGATGATGTTCTGCCAACCATGGAGGACGTGGGCGTTCCTCTGGGTGTGCTAGATGACATGGATGTGGAGTTCAAGAAGATGTACCAAGAGATGTTTTCCCGCACAAACGAACTGGGCGTGCTAGGAGCGGGAGACTTCGAAGCCCGCCTTCTTCAGCGCCAAAATGAACTTTCGGAGAGCAAGGGTGAGAACCCTAATGGAGGAAGCACTCGCGTCCTATCTACTGGAGAACCGACCCTACACGCATTTGAACGCGCGCCTACGCCATTTCACTTTGCTGTGCAAATCCCTCGCGCCGGAGCTATCGTATCGACACCTGAAGAGAGAGGTGATGCGGGTGACACAGACGTTGATGACAGGGGCTCCGGGTCGTCTGTGGATTCGTGATCGCGCCTTTGAGCGGACGGTCAGACTGTATGGCAAGCAGGACCAGCGAACCGATGCCTGGCATGCCCAGCGCGGAACCATGATCACTGCGTCAGAGGTTTCAAAGGTCTGGCAGACAGCTGCGTCTCGCCTGGAGCTCCTGGAGAAGAAGCTGGAGCCACCGACCAAGAGCGACTCCAATCCCTTCAATGCGATCCCTGCTCTGATCTGGGGAACTCGCTTTGAGCCCGTCGCAAAGAAGATCTACGAGGATTCAACTGGATGCGACATCATCGATGTGGGCTGCTGTCAGCATCCGGTTCATAAGTTTCTGGGTGCCTCTCCGGACGGTCTGATCGTGCCTCGGTATGCGGATGCCGACCCGATGCGCTACGGTCGACTGGTGGAGTTCAAGTGCCCCATGAGCCGTGCGCGCAAGGATGAAATTCCAAGCTACTACATTCACCAAATGCAAATGCAGATGGAGTGTACGGGAATTGACGAGTGTGAGTATGTAGAGTTTCGGTTCAAGCAGGTGAACTTTACGGCATGGGATCAAAGCAAGGATACGAAGGGTATCTTTGCTGTGGACCCTGAGGGGAAGGTGGATTACAAGCCCGATAACGTTGATCTTCACCAGTGGCAGTCAGGGCTGACGGAGGAGTATCAGTACATCTATTGGGTGCTGACGGATATCAAGAAGGACTTTGTTCCTAAAGACCCGAAGTGGCTCTCCGATCACCTGCCCGATCTCCGCGCATTCTGGGATGATGTTGAGCGTCACCGTCGTGAGGGAACCAAGCCGGAGCCGTTACCGTCTAAGACCTTGAGCATAGACCTTTGATCCACTGCCAAAAGGTCAGTTTCGGAGGAGCAAACTTTTTTGTCCATTCGCTGATTGTGTATTGGCTACCCATTGATGAGTTACAACGAGAACAAATCGGGATCAAGTTCGACACATCTGTCTTACCGCCCCTTGATTCGGGAATGTTATGGCCCGATTGAAAATCAAACACGTTCATGGTATTCGTACACCACGAGACCTTGCACTTGCTTTGGAATACAGGTCCTACGCGGACTAGCCATACTTGTTCTCGAAGAGCCCTAGGGATTCTAGCTTTAGATCCCATTGGATCTTCTCACATACGGCTCTTAAACTGGTTTACCTGCCAGGGCGTATCCTGTCCAAGGGCTTCTCCAACACTGTTGTTCTGAACAAAGTGATTGGTTCTCTGCGAATAGGAAGAATCCTCCAGCTTCATTGCGCGCTTCTGCTGACTCATGTCAATCATCTTACCGTCAGCAGGGCCGCCTTGGAATCCTTCAAATCCAGACATCTTCATGGCAAAGGCTACAACGACAAGAGCAATCAAGAACCAGATCCACTGCTTCATTGTTCAAGCTCCCGAAAAAAACGAATGTCCTAACTTGTAAGAAGGGGGACTCACAATGGAGGACAAGGCACTTGATATTCTTCGCACAATGCTCAGCCGCCGCAAGCTTGAGACGACAACCGAGCGCGTCGCAACGGACAACAAGAAGATGGAGAAGGTGACTCTCTACACTGTAGGAAATGTCTTGGTGTGCTTCAGCCAAAAAGATAAGATCCTCTCCACAGACATTACCAATGTTCTCGCCTTTGCGGAGGAGAACGGTCATACCAACGGAATTGTAATTGTGGCCATGAGCCCGCCGTCAGAGAATGTTCTGCGTGTCGCAAAGTCCCACGCCAAGAAGCGGGTGGCTCTCTTCCACATTTGGCAACTTCAGTTTGACATCACGACCCACCGGATGGCCATGCCGCACCGCATTCTGGATGAGGCTGAGCGTACGGAGATCTTTGACAAGTACAAGATTTCGGAGCCTGAGAACCAGCTGCCCTGGATTGATTCGCAGGATACGATGATCAAGTGGATTGGTGCCATCCCAGGTGATGTAATCGAGGTCACGCGCCACTCGGATACTGCGGGTCGTAGCAACTACTACCGCTATTGCGTGGAGGATGTAAATGTAGCTCAGTAATAATGAGCCCCGCGTTCGAGAGAAAGCTTGCAGAGTACAAGTCGTTGATTGATGAGAACAATCCGACAAAATTAACACAAATCCAAAACCTAAATCGCTTGCTTGCTGACGAGATTCATGTCATGTTAGAAAGGTCTGGTAATGATATCCAGGAGAACCACGAGGCGCTGGTTCAAAGCCTGGTCGGCCTTCAGAACGATGCGTCTATCATGCGGCAACAGCGCGACCAGTACCGGACGCTACAGATGCTGCGGAACAATGAGCACGCAACCTTCAGTGCTGGATTTTTTTGGTACTCGCTGTCACTTGGAATCGCCGCTATCCTGTTTGTAGTTATTCTGATGTGGAAGGGCGGTTACAGAGCTCCGATGATGCCGACAATGACAAGCAGTCCAACCACAATGCCAGCCTTGACATAGAGCGATGTCTCATCCGCGGCATTGACGATCTGGCTGTTAAGTTGCTGTGTCTTTACCAGCGTATTCTGAAGCGCCGGGCCTTCAGCCTGGATTGCCTTGGACTTTACCTGTAGGTCAGTAATGTCCTTGTTCGTAGTGGTGTACGAATCAATAAAGTTCTGAATGTAGATATCATTCGTACCCACTGCAGCCGACACGCTTCCGATTCCAGCATTCACTGTCCTCAGGGCACTTTCGTAGGCCGTTTTGTAGGCATTGTTCCCCGTCACCTTATAGGCAGCGTAATTGGTCTTGTACGCATTCAGGGCAGATTGAAGATCACTAGGAATAACTGTCGTAGCGCCACTCATTATATTCCTGTCCTAAAACAAAATGCCTACATCTCCCTTTGGAGAGGTCAATCCTCGCGTTCGTCGTGCAATGGTCGGTGACGCGTCGGAGTTTACTCGTTTTGTTCGCATGTCCGCCACGATCCTTCCGTACAATGCTCGCGGACAGTCGGCAATCCCCAACAATCTGGGGTGGCGCGACATGCAGGCTCGTCGCGACGTAGGCGTCATGCTCCCCATCCTGGGTGCATTCAAGAGTTTTGTTCCTAACCGTTAAACAATGGATTACGAGAAGATCAAGTCGCAATATGCGACGTATGCGCTGGAGACAGACGCCAGTCGGAGAATGAAGGACACGGCAGAGAAGTTGAAAGATCGTTCGCCCGTTCAGCCCCACGAGATTTCTAGCTTACGTTCGGAGATCTTGAAGCCTAGGAGTCTCGCTGTGATTCAGACCGTTCTGTTTACCATTCTGCTTGCCCTGATTGAGTTCATGGTACTTCCGGGTGCAGTGGCTTCGCATGTTGTCTTTTTGACCTTATGTGTTGGAGCAGCAGCCGGAATCTATCTGAGTAATAGATAATGGGCGGATCGTTCTCGTGTCCAGCAGAGTTTGTCAGTTCACCTACAGGATTTGGATGCGTGCTTCCGTGCCCGACGGCGAAGGGATACAAAATGATATCGGAAGGACAGGCTTTATCGTGCATGTACTCTGCAGACGCGTCAATCCGCGTACCTCTTACCGTCACACCAATCTACGTAGTGCCGAAAGATGATGAAAAGATAACCCCGAATGCAAGCTACGCCACGCTTAAGAATGCGTCTGTGTACAAGGCAGAGATTGATCGCTTCAATGCCGCCCTCGCCGTCGCCGATGCAAATATTGACAGATCGACTAAGTTAAAGACTGCGTTTATTACGCTTCAGAATGCTGAAAATGCCCGTGGAACGCCTGCAGGGGAGTCTGCTTATCAGACTGCGCGTATTGCCTACTACACTCTCACCAAGGGCGAGTCATGGCTCCAAGAGGAACAGACTCGGATCGCAAACACCGAGGCACAGCCGATCGTGAATACATTTACTACGCAATACAGAGACCTTACGGACAAGAAGGATCAGCAACAGCGGACGATTGATGTTATCAAGGGCCTCCGAGACAAGGTACTATCTGTGAAGGATGACCTCAGTTTCTCGGTCAATACATTTCAGAAGCAGGTGGATGCAGTGAAGAATAAAATCAACATTGACAAGAAGGCCCGTATTGAAACTATCGAGACAACCACATCGTGGATTGACACCTTCTTGAACTGGGCCATTGCGATTGCTACGATCGTATGTATCGTCCTCTTGGTTCGCCGTTTTTATACAAGCGTACCTTCAATTGATAAGCTCAAGACCGATACAGCCTTGTTCCGAGCACAGGCCGAGTACGCACGTGCGAGGAAGGGTCTCGCTACTACGAAGTAACCTGCGTCTGTACGGTACAGATCAACTACACATCCAACACAATGGAAGTATCCGACTCTCGCACAGTCGCCGATTTTCAAAAGACAACATTCTGTGGACATCCACGCTCACACGTCGTGAAGGTTCTCCTTCAAAACGTGCAGCTCGGTCACGCAGATTACGCATGCTATTGGACTCTCGAACTCTTGTGTTCCGGACTCGTTCATAGTTTGTGGGCTACCCTCTTCGATGCCGCAGCCCTTCATATCAACCGGGCAAACCCCAACGTGTTCATGTACTTGGCCTCTGCCTATGAACGGTATGCGCCGATTGAACAAGCCTATTCTGTTGGCACCATGACCTCCATTCGCAACAACCTGGATGCGCGACAGATTGTGTGTGAGGTCGCGGCGACTCTCGCAGGGTGTCGCAAAAATAAATTGCCATCTCTTCCAACAATCAAGCCCGTGCATGATTTTGACCCTCAGACGATTCAGGAACATCTCAAGGCTCCCTCGCAATTGTTTGGGAGGCTCTCGCTTCGGCCTGCCGATCCTCTTCCGGTTGCCGTTCCGCTCAATGAGTTTGTCTACTGTCTTCGGCCGGATGTTCGGGATGCGACTCGCGCGCTCTACTGGATGGCGTGGGTCTTTGCGTACTGCCGAGAGCACAAGAAGCAAACCAAACAGGCTCTCATCTTTGCCAATCGTTTTGACGAGTTTGTGTCTGAGCCCCACGGTTCTCACCCAGTCTGGATCTTCTGGGACGCAATCCGCAAGCAGACCCAAGCCCAAGCACGACCTGTCATTGACATCCTCTACAAGATGTACTGTCTGCGTTGGAGCCCGACCGACGCCAAGGCCAAGCAGCATCTCCTTTTGGCGGCTGTCCTGATTGTCTGCGAGGGAACCACATTTGATGCCACGCTTGTTGCGGGAAACACTGTCGCAGTCTCCAATGTTCTCCAGGGAATGCCCGGGTGGATCGATGCGATCGTGAGAATGCAGAAGAGCTTTGCGTAAAATGGATCTATAAACTGCTAAAGAGGAGAGAGTAGCGAGAATGACGTCCTATATCCCTGAAGTTTCTGCCTCAAAGGTCGCTGGTCTTATCGGTCTGCATGGATTCCAGCGCCCTCATGAGGTCATGTACGAGTTACTGTCCAAGCATGCTCCAACCAAGGCTCGTATCGCAGAGATCGAGTCCAACAACCGCCGCGTCGCGGTTGCCAAGGTCAAGGATACAATTCTCCGGACCTCGGCAGTTCGGGACATTGTGGGTGCCGGTGTTCGTGCCTGCGTGGGCCAGACGGACATCTCGGGACCCCTCTCCGATGTGGAGACCCAGGCCCGGATGGTCTTGACGCTGCGTCATGCTGAGCTGACCCCCGAGGTCCGCGAGCTGGTCGTGGCCGAGATCCGGGGTGCCGTTCAGCGTCAGCGGGGCACGAACAATGAGGAGGCGATCCTCAACACCTACGAGGCCGAGAACAAGGTCGTCGTAGCTGACCGAAACACGGTCACGTTTCGCAAGGACTGCGGGACCTTCAAGCTGGTGGGTCGCACGGATGGACACGTCAAGGATCAGAACCGCATTGTGGATTCCAAGGCCAGGACGCGCTGGTGGCCGACGGTTCCGATGTATGACGAGATTCAGCTGCGGGTGTACATGTATCTTGCGGGTGCGACAGAGTCCGAGCTGGTGGAGTCCTTCCCGGACAAGCGCACTCGCACCACCAAGTACCTCAACGACCCTGCGAAGTGGGACGTGATCCGTGAGGGGCTGGCGGTAGCTGCGAAGAAGATGTCGGACATGACGACCGACGACGAGGCGCTGACTGCTCTGGTTTTCGCGAACACTGTGTCTATGTAATAATGAAGGTCATCCTGTCTCCGACCGTACCCCCTGAGTTTGCGAGTCAAAAAGGAACTACCTACGAAACCAGGTATCTCTATACCGGGTTTGGCAGGTACAATGAATATGAAAAGACCTTGGAGGTCATCCAGGTGGAAAATGATGGAACCTACACTTTTTTTAGTCGCCCCCACAACAGCGAAGTCTTCTCTAGGGTGTATCACACAGAGACGGTGACCTTGACCTTGTACTCAGAGTCTCCTCGTATCTGGAAGGAAGAGGTTGGACCCGACGTCTTTTTCTTCAGAAGCACCACTTCTTAGCCGCGGCAACCGCCACTTCCTTGACCTCCGTCGCCGTGACAACGCCATCGCCATTCTTGTCCAGGGCGGAGACTGCAGCCGCCTTGACCTCCGTCGCAGTGACAATGCCGTCACCGTTCTTGTCCAAGGCCGCCAGCGGGCCCTTCTTGATCTCCTCCAGAAGCTCCTTGATCGCCGCCTTCACAATGGCCTCCAGCTGAACCTTAAGCGCATCCGGCACAACGGCCTCCACGACCTTCACGGCCGCGGTCTCCACCTGAACTTTGACATCTTCAACAACAACTTGAGCAGTATCGGACATTGCGGTTTGTTCTATGCTTAGAAAAGGTCTAGACTATGTAAATGGACGTCTGGAACCTCCTCTCCGTGGGCGCATCAACTCTGGCGATGATCGTACTCATTCACGTGGCCTGCTACTACGCGGTGAAGACAATGTATCCTCCAACCCGTATTCCGGTTCAGGCCCCCGCGCCCGCCCCCGCGCCTACGGTTCGCTTTGCTGAGCCTCCCGTAGCGCCCCCGGTGGCGCCTGAGATTCCCCTCGTGACGACCAAGCTGCCTCCTCCGGTAGATACACGTGACCCCGGTCCGGCGCGCAGCTCTCAGCCCGCTTTCAGCGAACCTGCGAAGGAGAATGAAGTGAAGGTGCCATCCAATGTACCAACGTATGAAAGTCTCTTATCGGCTGTCTCCTCTAGCAAGGAAGGGGGCGGCAATCTCGGACCCATGTCAGGTGCCTCAGTATAGTGGAAATCCCGGATGGATTTACTTGACGCATGATATAGATGGCAATGCCCACGCATACTTTACAGATTCAAAGGGAGAACGCCCGCAGAATCTGGCCTTGGTTATGGATGAACGAGTCTGCTGTGACACAATTTTTCGAGTCGTTCGATTGGCGCCCACGAGCTACATCGTATATGATGTCCTGGTCTTGAACGGTATTCGCATTCATGACAGCTTGACATTTGTCCAGCGTCAGGAACGGATTGCGGAGATCCTTGAGTTGTTTCATGCCCCTGATTTGGTTGCGTTATCAACGATTGAGGATGCCCCCATTGGCACTCATGTCCGCGGATATGAACAGTATGACGGGGTTCCTGGCACGATCGGCGTTTATCTTCCCAAGGTAGAGTAAATGAGTTGCTCAAAAATGTCAGGCGGCCGTCGCCGTAGTCGCAAAATGCGTGGAGGCAATGGATATGGATTTGGAAGCCCGATTGCCGCCGGCGCTCTGGAAGTTGTGCCGAACATGACGTCGGTTGTGGATGGTGCTGCGTACAAGCCGATGGGTGGCCGTCGTCGCCGGAGCCGTCGCGGTGGCTACGAGGTCTCGGCACCTGCGGCTGAGGACGTGGTGACAAAGGATAAGTGCAGTGGCGAAGGCAAGCGGTGGGTAGCTTCGGGCATAAAGGCGGCGAACGGTGAGTCGCTGGGATACTGCCGGCGCACGGATGAGTTTCAATACTCGAGCAAGGGCAAGCACAAGGGTGGCCGTCGCACTCGCCGTAAGTCGAAGGGTCGTCGCCGTTCCATGCGGGGTGGCGGCTCGGTGGCGGGTGTTGGATATGCATTCAATGGATCGGGAGCCCGTGGAATTTCCGATGCGATTCCTTACCCGTCTAACCTTCCGCCGGGTGGTGCCTTCGCGATCCCGACGGGAACTCGGTAAAGCGCGTCCGCAAACACATATGGCATATACGTAGGATCGTTAGTGACAATGAACGGTCCTCCTACTGATTGGCAGTAGATCATCATTCTCTGTACGTCAAATCGGAGCTGCGTGTACTCGGCGTAGTCTTTCCATACCTGATACATTCGCAGTCCATTCATGGCGACCGTCATGGGATCCGCTACCTGAAAAAACAATAAAAATAGAGTTATGATTGGCATGAGAATCATGTCACTCATAAGTTGAATTGTCTCAGACCATCTCTGAGGTGCGCACTTGGTTCTTAGTTGAATGTATCGCTCAGCAGTTTCAAATGGCTTAGCTGGAAGCTCCATTCTTGACGCTGATCTTTACTCCGGACGCCGGAAACTTTACCTCCTCCAACGTCCGAGCATCCACGTACATAATCTCTGTATCGTGGTGAACCTGAATGAGATGGAGGATCAAATCCAGCCGGATCGTATTCCCACACACCATATACTTGCTCATGGCTGCGGTGAGATCCACCTCGGTCTTCTTGTCGCCAATCCAGATCCAGGGAATCTCGGGCTCATTCTCGAATGGATCAAACAACTCGCGAACGATCTCCTCTCCCTCGTAGAAGAGATTACACTTCTTGAGACCATTCTTCTCCCACTCCTCAATGTAGATGGAGTCCTCGGGGACGCGAGACATGTCCGCAAGATCCTCATTGTCAAAGTCGTCCGAGAGGACATGATAGTTGATGGCATGGTCCTTGGGAACAGGAGACCAGACCCAGTTGATGAAGGCGCAGAGTGCAGAGTAGGCGCGAACGGCACAGAAGATTGCGGTAGACGACATGGTAGCTTACTTGACTTCATTCGAATCTGTCGGAACGAGTTCCATTTTGTTTCCAGAGAGGAACCCCTCCTTCGCGACCTGACCCAGGACGAGGGTATCAAAGTCCATTCCCATAGAAATCGCCGTGGCCAGCGAGGTTACGATGAACGGAGCGGCTACAAAGAACCACGACACACTACTCAGACCAATTCCGCAGAACATGTCCAGAACGACCACGGTGGCGAGTCCAAGTACCAGCTTGATCACAAAGGTTGCCCACATTCCCAGAGATGCGTCAAACCCAAGCTGAACCGCGAGGAAGATGGCATAGAGTAGCGCCGGCGGACAAAGGTCTTCAATGAAACGCATCTTCAGGTATTACATGTAAACAAGAAAAAGATGGATGATGCGACTATGGTTCAGCAAATGACAGGATGCACTCGCGAGGAGGCCGAGAAGGCGCTCTGTGCCCACGAGACCGTTGTGGATGCGATTTCTGCCTTGATTCCCGAGAATCCCGTGACAGCCGGAAACAAGTACATTCCCCCCAAGCCCAAGGTGGACACCGGAATGGACCCTGAGCAGATTGCGCTGTGTGAGCGAGGGCGCTGGCTTCAGGACAAGGTTAACGCTGTATTCTCAGTCGGCCACTCGAAAACCCTACCCGTCCCTCCGGCTGAACAATCCGCGTCGCTGTCTGTGGCGGAAGTTGCGACTCTGCTATTATCTGCTGCTGTTGCGGCGTCTGAATCTTCACGGGGTAATCCCGGACAAACTGTTCAACCAGTTCAGCAATCCGAGTCCCCTCAGTAAAGAGATTCATTCCAGTAATATGCCGTTGGGACACGAGTGCCCTCTCTGCGTAGGTATCCTCATTGTCTAGTGCGCTAATTGCTGACGCCCACTCGTCTATGTTTTCACGCTCACATGAAATGCCCGCAGGGGAAATCCAACCCTCAACTCCCTCAGTCGTTCCACTTACGCGGTTAGGTTTTGAGCTGGGCTTAGAATAGATCACCGGGATACCATTGTACATTGCTTCGACGGCAATCCGCCCAAAACTCTCATAGTAACTCGGCATCACAAGAATCCGAGTTCGTTTGAGAATATTCCGGATATCATCGTCAAACGGAATCCACTCAATATTGCTAGGTGCGGGCGGCACACTCAGCTCACCGTAGTACGGAATAACACCCAAGAACTTGCGCTCAGGCATCCGATGAGCCATGGCAATAAACTGAGTCACCCCCTTGTTTTGGTTCGCATTTACCAGGGTAATACAGTCGCCTTTGAACTCTTCGTCAATCCGAATCTTATTCTCGTGCATCAACGGGCGAATCACAGCGGTGCGAACTATATTCGGAGGCCAGGGAACCACGTTCTTGCGATAGTTGGGCTCCATGATGGAATTGATAAACATCAGCATCTCAACCCACTGAACTCTGCGCCCAGGGTTATTCTTGACAATCGCAAGATAGTTGCCATCGTAGTGACAAGTGGCCAGGATGGGGCGATTATACCCCCGAGCATTCAACTTCCGCACTTCGGGAAGAGAGGGGGCGTGAGGACAAATCCATCCCTCGCTGACGTCCAAGTACCTGGCTCCGGATGTGAAGTGCATGTACTTGAACCCTCGGTAGGTTCCGCCATTAACGCCTACCTTTGGAAGTTCAAAGACCATAAAGACGACGTCATGTCCTCTCTTTTCCAATTCAATAGCAAGATCAATATCGTGGAGAAATGCACCGCACAGGTCGGGCATTCTCCCTGCAAAGAAGACAAGTCGCATTATTAAGACACATCAACACGTTTTGTTTGAACCAGGCGCGTTGCGTCGCCTCCGCGTGTCCAATTGTACACCCAGTTATCCGGATTGGAATACTCAGACTGCTTGATGGCAATCAGGGGCTGGTAGAAGTTAGGGATTGCGGAGTCCATGATAGAGCTCGCCTCCTTACGGTTGCGAATGATAGCCGAGTGAATCAGATGCGACTCATCGTCTACCGCCGTTGGCTCACCGCCTCCCAGGTTGGGCGTGGTGGCAAAGGGGCGGGCCCACAGTTCGTTCTTACCCTTCTGTCTCCAGGCACCCGGGATACCCCACTTCAGCTCGGTGTTTGCGTCTACCGCGCAGCCACCTCCGGGCTGACCGAAGCCACCGGTCGCAATAAAACCGGGCTGATCGGCCATTGCGGCGGCGGGGTTCAGCGTGTCCGAGCACGCAGCGCCCATACCCATAGTCTGGCGCGTGAGTGTGGACGTGTTGCCCACCGACTTTGCGGCTTGGTCGTACTCATCCGAGCGGATGCGCGTTGGAGCATTAAACCAATCGACGTGATTTGTGCCGAACATCTCTTACCTTGTCGCAGGAAAAAACGAATAGAGTTACTCCAAGGTAGAAGATAACAGCCTGAAATGATCCTCCAACCCATTGATTGGCATGAACATGACGTCAACGGAGCCTACGTCATCGATGTCTTTGGCCGGTGCGCTGACAAGACAGTTGCCTGCGTCCGTCTCACGGGGTTCAAGCCGTACTTCTACTGCTCCAAGCGACCTGACGTATCCTTAATTTACGAAGCCTCCAACAAACTCTGGGCCAAGTGTGGGGCCAAGTGGTGCATGAGCAAAGGCATCTATGAAAATCCTGCCCCCGAGATCCGGCAGATCAAGAAGTACGATACCATGGCTGGATTCGACGACATGAAATACGCTGACGTGTGGACGGTTCAGTGCGATACGCTGGCTACCTTCAAGGCCGCCAAGTCGGTGGTCAATAGCATCCAGTACGAGAGTAACTTGCCTCCGTTCCTGCGCTTCTTCCACGAGAAGCACCTGGGTCCTGCCTCTCCCCTGAAGTTCAACAATTCTCGCAAGGTAGATATCCCCGAAGACGCGGAAGGTAACCCGAACTACTACGTGGACTCCTTCCATACGTGTAAGTACGGAGATGTGGAAACATGTGAGGCAAACATTCCGCTTCTCGTAGCCTCCTATGATTTGGAGATGTGTCCTGCCGGGGATTCCAATCAGTTTCCAGTATCGTCCAAGGATCCGATTATTCAGATCGGCGTTTCGTATCGGCGGTCCACCGACATGATAACGCCTACAGCGCGAGTGGTCTTTGTGCTGGGCGAAGTTGCTGACTCGGGGGACGACTCGGTTGAGTTTGTATCCTGCGACACGGAGGAGGAGATGCTCCTCGCCTTCGCAGAGGAGATCCGAACTCGTAATCCCGATATCCTGTGCGGCTACAACATCTTTGGTTTTGATGACGCCTACATTGAGGGACGCATTGATGCCCTTGGAATCCGCGAAGACTTTGAGTTGGCTCGTGTCAAGACGATCGAGTCCAAGTGGGGTGACAAGAAGTTCGGGACTCTGAAGACCGAGCTCGCCGCGGGCAAGTTTGATCTTCGGTTCCTGACCATCCGGGGTCGCCTGGGAATTGATCTCTTGCTGAACATGCGTCGTGAGCATAATCTCGACAACTTCAAGCTGGACAATGTAGCTTTCACCTTCCTGCGCGACAAGGTCCTTGGGTACGCGGACAATCAGGTGACCACCAAGAGCACTCGTGGGCTGCGGAATGGCAACTACGTGCGATTTGAGCTAGTCGGCAATACGAATGACCCGGTCTATGACGGCGAGAAGTTCGAGGTGTGGGATGTCTCCTCCAAGGGCTTCAAGATCCGGTGCGACCGTGAGCTGTTCGGCGAGTTCACTCCGGAGCAGATGAAGCATATGGAGTGGTCCTTCTCCAAGGACGACGTGTCTCCGCAGGAGATGTTCGAACTCCATCGTCATGGCGGTCCTGAAGGGCGCGCTCGGGTGGCTCGTTACTGTATTCAGGATTGCGATCTGGTTGCGACGCTCATGGGCAAGTTGGATACCATCGTCAATGCCCGCGGAATGGCGGATGTCTGTAAGGTCCCGATGCAGTTCGTGTTGACCCGGGGTCAGGGAATCAAGATCTTCTCGGCTGTCGTGTATTACGCTTCCCAGCGCGATCAGATCATTCGGGCCATGGAGATCCTGGAGGGCGAGGGAGTGTCCTACGAGGGCGCTATCGTTCTGCCGCCCAAGATTGGCATGTACCTGGACCAGCCTGTCTCGGTCCTGGACTTCAACTCCCTGTATCCGACGAACATGATCGCCTACAATCTCTCGCCCGACACCTGGGTCGCCACTCGTATTGTGGATGTCGAGGGCTTCACGACCGAGCGCGCGGGGATGAAGAAGGACGAGATTGAGCGGTTGGAAGAGAAGGGATACAAGTTCGAGGAGATTGACTATGATAATTATGATGGCGAGGAGGTGGTAGGTAAGACGGTCTGTACCTTCGTGCAGCGCAACGAGGAGATGCCCATGACACAGGGCGTGTTGCCCAAGACTCTGGAGATCCTTCTCAAGAAGCGCAAAGAGTTCAAACAGAAGATGGAGGACCAAGAGTATGATGAGGCTCAGCGATCTGTGTTTAACGGTCTTCAGCTTGCTTATAAGGTCGTTGCAAACTCCGTTTATGGACAGGCTGGGGCAAGGACCTCGCCCATTCGAAACGTCTACGTTGCCGCGTGTACAACCTCCGCTGGGCGCCGAGCTCTCCAATTCGCCCGAACAGTCGCCGAAGGCGAGTTCGGAGGCGATGTGGTCTACGGAGACACAGATTCCATCTTCGTCAAATTTCCCACCAAGGATGTTGCCGAATCCATCCGAATGGGCATCGCGTGTGGAACCAGCATCTCCCGTCAGATGCGAAAGCCCTACAAGATCGCCTACGAGAAGACCTTCTATCCCTTCATCCTCTTCTGTCGCAAGCGATACGTTGGCATGAAGTACGAGGAGGATCCGAACCCTGCGAAGGCCAAGCGGATGTCCATGGGTGTGGTCTTGAAGCGCCGGGACAATGCGCCGATTGTGAAGGAGGTCTTCGGAGGCGCTCTGGATGTGCTCCTGCTGGAGCGGGACATCAAGAAGGCTCAGACATTTGTGAAGGACATGCTGGTCAAGGTATTGGAGAATAAGATTCCCCTGGAGAAGTTCATCCTGAGCAAGTCTCTGCGGGACGACTATGCGGCCATGGCAAAGAACTACGACGGTCGTGCGACTCTTCCTGCCCACCGTGTTCTGGCGGATCGCATGCAGGCCCGTGACGCGGGCACAGCACCGAAGGTGGGCGACCGCGTTCAGTTCGTCTATGTCGCAGAGAACAAGGACAAAGTCAAGCAGGGAGACCGGATTGAGCACGTGGACTACGTTCGAGCCAACAAGCTCAAGCCAGATGTGAATTTCTACGTCACAAACCAGATCCAGAACCCGGTGGCTCAGCTGTTCGCTCTCTGTATTGAGCAGCTGGAAGGATTCCAACCGCCTAGAAAGCCGTATCGTACAATCTACGAGGAGATGCTGATCAAGCATAAGGGAAATGAAGAAGAGGCGACGTTATCTGTTCTTGACAAGAAAGCCCTTCAACTTGAATCAATCATGTTTCTCAAGTCTCCCCGCTTTACCGGACAGCCAAGTATTGCGAACTTCTTCCGAAAGTAAACGGCTTTCGTGTTGATGGCCTTGACATACCCAATGGACGACGAGAATCAGCTCAATCCTCTTGATGTGATCTACCGGATTATGGAGACTGACCAACTTTTTTACCGTACGATTCGGTTCATGCAGTCCAATCGGGAGATCCTGATGGCTGCCCAGCTGCGCAACACAGCACAGGCACTCAGCTTGGTTCGTGCCTACACGGCCAACAATCGGACCGTCACCTACACAGCTACGATCCCACTTCATGCTCCTACGAACTGGGATGAGCCTGTGGTTGTCCATCCCACGGCGGAGCAGATTGCGGCTGCTACTACAATCACGCCAACTCCAGTGACAGAGACGAACTGTTCCATCTGTCAAGATTCGCTGACAGAGGCGGGGACTCGTATCACGCACTGTGGACACGTGTTTCACAATAACTGTATTGCCGAGTGGTTCACGCAGAGTGTCCGGTGCCCACTCTGTCGTCACGACATCCGCGAAGGAGGTCCTCCTGGACCCACATCTTCTGAGACAGCACGTGGGCCACTTCCGGTGAGCAGTCGGTTGGTCTCGTGGCTTGCGGGAGTGAATCCGATTGACCGTACTGAAGAAACTGCAGAATTCGCCGAACATCATGTTTGAATCGTTTGGCAAGGTCTCCAGCGTCTTGGCCTGGGAATAACTCTTGAAGATCTGATGGCTTCGGTGGAAAGCACCGAACCAGAACAATCCTCTCCACTGACTTCATGATGCGGGGAACTTCGTTACAGGTCATAATGACCGGGACATTGCGATCACCACCTGCCATCCACTCTGACAGCTTTTTCTGTGCGTGGGGATCGGATCCATCCACCTCATCTAAAATAAGACACATGGCTTTATCGTCTCCTCGAATGAGGGACGTTAATGTACGTGTATGACGACACGAGCTGATCAGCTGAGCGACATCCTCGTGGCTGCGCATCGATTGACTTGCATTAATTTCCAGGGGTTCCATTCCGGCCGACCGGGCAGCCGCCAGTGCCATTGTGGTCTTGCCAATTCCTGGGGGACCGTGAAGAAGAAGGACATCCCTGAACGGTTTCTTAGACAGATACGCAGACAGACGTTCCTTTACTTCCGTATGTCCAAGCACTTGTGTCAGAAACTCCGGACGCCGAGTTTCGCTCCACATACTCCCTCTTCGTCTTTCCAGAGAAAATGCTTACTGCTCTCAAACACAATGGAGGTGCCGCGCCACGTGCTTCGTACACTGTTTAAAGACACGAGTTTCCCATTGGTGGATCACCATCTTGCGTCGTTTAATGACATGATTAACACGACGATCCCGACGTTTGTAAAGGTCTCCAATCCGTATCAGCTGGAGTTGGCGGATAAGCGGTTTATTCGGATCTACATTGGTGGAAAGGACGGAAGCAAGATTTCGTTTGAGGCACCGGTGGATGATCACGGGGCTCCCATTGTTCCTCACGCGTGCCGGCTGGATAACGTCAGCTATGCCTTGACGTTCAAGGGAGACATTGTGTTTGAGTACGTGTTTCCGGAGGGCATGGGCGAGACGGTGACCAATACGTTTGAGAACATTGTCATCGGTGAGATCCCGCTGATGCTTCGAAGCAATAAGTGCTACCTGACGGCCATGGATGGGTACGGCATTGGGGAGTGCATGTACGAGCTGGGCGGTTACTTTATCATTGATGGTAAGGAGCGAGTGTTGCTGACCCAGGAGCTATTGGGAAATAACATGATGTACTCGGGTATTCGCAATCGCACTGCGATCTCCCTTGATAACGTGGATGCGAACATTGAAGGCGAGGGAGCGGCTGATAAGTTTGTAGAGACGGAAGAGTTTGGAGGAGACAAGGAGGTGTATGTGGGCATCAAGTCGGTGTCGGAAGATGCGTCCAAGGGACCGTACTCTCACTACCTTGTGCTGGGCCCGCCGTCGGCTGTGACAAACAAGAAGCCGAACCCTGAAAGGCAGTTAAACCAGCGCTCGTTGGTCATTACCCTTCCTGGGTTTGTGGATCCGGTTCCGGTCATGAGCATCTTTGCTGCGCTGGGTGTCACGACAGATCACGATATCTACGATCTCATTCTTGCGGGTGTCCCGGACCCGGATCGGACAGCATACGATGATACCATTAAGCAGTTAATCCTGAGCCATGTGCAGTTTCTCAAGGAAGCCAAATCCGATCTCCTGGTGCTGGAGCGCATGACCAAGCGCAAGTACAAGTCAGAGGTAGTACAGAACATCTACGAGCTGATGTTCCCTCACATTGAATCCTCCGAGAACCCCGGCGTTCTCTTCCGTCGCAAGGCCTACCTTCTTGCCCAGATGGTGCGTATGGCGATTGATGTCTCTCTTGGCCGCAAGCCCCCGTCGGATCGCGATAACATTGAGTACAAGCGTTTCAATACGTCGGGTGATCTTATGTTCCAGGAGTTCCGTCGTCTGTACCGCGAGACGGCCAAGGAGATGTTGCTCAAGCTGGACTCTCGTATTCAGTATGAGCGTGAGACCTACAAGGGCCGCGGACTGGCAAAGCTCGTTGAGCGCGAAACAGTGGGAACCTACTGGAAGAAGTATCGGTTGATGAATGGATTTGTCAAGTCCTTCAAGAGCCAGTGGGGAGGCCGTGATGGTATTGCGCAAGAGTTGAGTCGTCTCTCGTATGTCAGCTATCTGTCTCAGCTGCGTCGTACCTCTCTGCAGATTGATCCGTCCATGAACACTGCCCCTCCTCGTCGCTTGTATGCGTCGCAGTTTGGACTGATGTGTCCGATTGATTCACCGGATGGATCGGGTGTGGGTCACCTAAAAGCACTGACCATTCTTGCTCGGGTGTCCACTGCGTTCCCCTCTTCGGCGGTTCGGGGCGCCCTGTTCAAGCTGAAAGCAATGCGCCGGATCGAAGACGTTCATCCGTCCACGTGGGTTCCGACCTGGACCCGTGTCTATGTCAACTCAGATCTGGTGGGCGTCTGCATTGGAGACACTGAGCAGCTTCACACCGACCTGGTGAAACTCCGTCGCGCAGGTGAGCTTCGCTTTGATGTCAGTCTGGCCTGGAACCGGTTGGAGAATGTCTACACCATCACCTGCGATGCCGGGCGGCCGATCCGGCCCGTGTACCGCGAGGGTGTCACCGATGACAAGGTCATGGCCGCCAAGACATGGCCTGATCTCATGAAACTCATGGACTATGTGGACGCATCGGAGTCGGGCGTGTCTCGCTTCTCGATGGAGCCGTTTGACAATCGTCTTCAGTCCGAGATTCACATGTCCTTTTGTATTTCTCCCATGTCCAACCTGGTCCCCTTTCTGGATCACAATCCAGGAACGCGCAACAACTTTGCCACCGCTCAGCAGAAGCAGGCGTGTTCGTGGTACCACACCAACTACAATAAGCGGTTCGACACGATTGCGTCCATTACCGTTAATCCCCAGAAGCCCCTGTCGCACACGTGGATGTATCGCGAGATCATGGGTGCGGGTGGATGTATGCCGTATGGCGAGAACGTGCTGGTGGCCTTTACAACCTACGGCGGTCACAACCAGGAGGACTCGGTGATTATCAACAAGTCAGCTCTCAAGCGCGGAATGTTCCGGACTCAGTACTTTCACTCGTACGATGTTCGGGAGATGTTGATTGACCCGTCTGTTCAGCCCCCTCTTCGTACACTCTTTGCAAACCCGGTCACCAACCCGACCTACAGTGAAATGGTGAAGCGCAAGGAGGATGTATCCTACGAGATGCTGGACTCGGATGGCGTGATCAAGCTCAACTCCATTGTGGATGAAAAGACTGTGCTGGTGGGTATCGTGACGCCCTACACAGATGAGACAGGCGCAGAGCGGTGGCGTGATGCGTCGGAGCTTCCTAAACGCGGTCAGCACGGTCGCGTAGATGGTGTCTATCGCTACTCCATGTCCGACGGCACCAACGGAGTCAAGATTCGTATTGTGGAAGAGCGGTCTCCGGTTCCCGGCGACAAGATGGCGTCGCGTCATTCGCAGAAGGGCACGGTAGGACAGCTCATCGATGAAGAGAACATGCCCTTCACCCAATCAGGAGTGAGACCGGATATCATCTTCAACCCCCACGGACTTCCCACGCGCATGACCATTGGGCAGCTGCTGGAAGCCATGAGCAACAAGCTGGGTCTTCAGCTCGGAACGTTCATTGACGCAACACCCTTCACAACCTCCAAGCGCATCGGTGATCTGCGGACTGAAATGATTCTGCGTGGATTTGAACCCCACGGGCACGAGATCCTGTACAATGGTGAGACAGGTGAAATGATGGAGGCAGATATCTTCATGGGGCCCATCTACTACCAGCGTCTGAAGCACATGGTGGAGGATAAGATCAACTACCGCTCAACGGGTCCCAAGGCTCTTCTGACACACCAGCCTCTCCACGGTCGCGCTCAGGGTGGTGGCTTGGCAATTGGCGAGATGGAGCGCGATGGAATGATTGCCCACGGCATGTCCAAGTTTCTTCATGAGAGTTTCATGGATCGCTCTGACGGAACCGAGCTGCAGTTCAACCAAGAAACGGGCCGTCTTGATACGAGCCCTACCAAACTTGCTCTTCCATATTCCGCAAGTTTATTCGTAAAGGAAATGGAATCATCACACGTCGAGATGCGACTGATCGTCTAAAATGGATCTAGGTATAGCAAAGGAGGAAGGAGTAGGGGCCCACTACAAAATGTCTTCTTTCATCAACACCAACGCCAACATGGATTCCTGCTACGAGTATGCCTGCAAGGTTGTCAGCAACGAGAAGGATCGCCGCGAGTATGCGGCGGCACTGCTGGAGTGCCGTCTCAACCCGGCGTATTATGCTCTCACCAAGTCGGGGGAGGTCATTCCGGTCTCAAGCTACCCGCTCATGAGCTGGGACACCAAGGGATGGAACACGGTCAAGCGCAAGATCCGGGTCAAGAAGGTCCGCTCCAGCGAGGAGCTGGATGAGGAGGCTGATATCAACAACTGGGATGATGTGGAGCACTACGGTCGCGTGACCTACACGCAGACAGCTCCTGCGTACGAGCACAATGGAGCCCTGTTTGACCTGGGCAGTCGCTTCTGAGACACACTTAAACACAAAACACAAACAAAACACATGGTGCCATAGTCTAGTGGTCAGGACAAGAGGCTTTGAACCTCTGAACCCAGGTTCGATCCCTGGTGGCACCACCAACCGGTATGGTCTAGCGGTTAGGATAGGGCTCTTTCACAGCCTTGGCTCGGGTTCGACTCCCGGTACCGGTAAACTAATTTTTCATTTGCGCCCTTAGCTCAGTGGATAGAGCGCCCGCCTTCTACACCAAAGGAAGCGGGAGGCCGTGGGTTCAATCCCCACAGGGCGTACTTCCGCGATACTAGCTCAGTGGTAGAGCATGGTCCTTATGAGGCCGTGGTCGTGGGTTCAATCCCCACGTGTCGCATCTAACCGTATTAGCTCAGCTGGTAGAGCACGGGCCTTTTACGGGGAAACCCCTAGGGTAGCCCGTAGTCGCGGGTTCGAGCCCCGCATGCGGTAAATCTATTTTTGATCGGTCTACATAGATCGTCCAAAATGGATTCATTCGTAGCAAGAGGATAGGAATGTAGGCGCTTACAAAATGGCACTCCCTACTCTCTACTGCAAGTCGAAGACTGGCAAGACTCAGCTCTGGAACATCTCCGTCATTGGCGCGACAATCCGCGTGTCCTATGGATACGAGGGAGGTGCCGTGACCACCAACGACAAGACCATCACAACAGGCAAGAATATTGGCAAGAAGAATGAGACCACGCCGGAGCAGCAGGCCACGTCGGAGGCCCGCTCGCTCTGGGACAAGAAGAAGACGGGTGGATACGCGGAGGAGCTGGTGGATGCGCACGTCCCAGCAGTGGCCTCGGACGGAGCTATGGCGGTCCACGCGACCATCCTGCCCATGCTGGCCCATGATTATCACAAGCGGGGCAAGGACATCAAGTTCCCCTGCTACGTCCAGGCCAAACTGGATGGTGTGCGGTGCATCTTCCGGAATGGCGTGCTGACGAGCCGCCAGGGCAAGGTGTTCCCGAACATGGAGCACATCACGAAGGATCTGGAGGGCGTGGGGCTGGTGCTGGATGGCGAGCTCTACTCGGACACGCTGAACTTCCAGCAGTTCGTGGGGCTGGTGCGGAAGGCAAAGCACAAGCCTGCGGAGATTGAGCTGCTGAAGCAGGTGAAGTACTGGGTGTACGACTGCGTGAATGACGCTCCGTTCGAGGGCCGCATTAACACGCTCTGGGACATGTTCGGTGAGCGAAAGTACGATCACGTGAAGCTCCTGCCGACGGATCGGTGCGAGACGAAGGATGAGCTGAAGGGCTACCACGATCGCTTTGTCGCAGAAGGCAAGGAGGGCCTGATCATCCGCAACACCGCGGGTCTGTACCAGCTCGCGGCTCGCTCGAAGGATCTCCAGAAGTACAAGGAGTTCGAGGATGCGGAGTTCACGGTCACGGGCTTCGCAGAGGGCGAGGGCCTGGACAAGGGACTGGTCATCTGGGTCTGCGAGACCGAGGACAAGAAGAAGTTCAGCGTGCGCCCCCGGGGCACGCACGAGGAGCGCGCGGGTCTCTTCAAGGATGGAGATTCGTACCTCGGCAAGAAGCTCACGGTCCGTTACCAGGAGCTCACGGAGGACGGGATCCCCCGGTTCCCGGTCGGCATCGCCTTCCGCGACTACGAGTAGACACCATCACCCGACAACCCAAAAACAATTTTTAACTTTTGCCCGCTTAAAGGTAAGGATGGTAGATACTGTAGTGAAGATGTCTGATCATATGTACGTAACTAAGCGCGATGGTACCAAGGTGCCGGTCTCCTTCAATGAGGTGCTGACTCGCATTCAACGTTTGGCGGATGGCCTTGCTCATGTCAACCCTGATTTGGTCGCACAGAAGGTGTGTAGTCAAATCCAAGACGGGATCAAGACGTCCGAGCTGGACGAGTTTGCCGCAGAGACCTGCGCTATGATGCAGGCCCGCTACCACCCCAACTACGGCAAGCTGGCCGCGCGTCTTGTCATTGACAATCATCGCAAGAATACCCCAAGCCGACTGGTGGAGGTTGCCCAGGTGCTCTTCAATGAGGGTGTTGTCAACGAGTCCTATTATTCTGTGGCGCAGGATCTTGAGCTTGAGACGATGATCGACTACTCTCGCGACTTCATGTTTGACTACTTCGGCTACAAGACGCTGGAGAAGGGGTACCTGCTCCGCCGTCGTGATGGTCGTGTCTGGGAGCGTCCCCAGCACATGTGGATGCGCGTAGCCATCCAGCTCCACGGTGTCGATTTTTTGAAGGTGAAGGAGACCTACGATGCCCTGTCGCAGGGATTTTTCATTCACGCTACTCCTACCTTGTTCAACTCGGGAACGCCCCATCCTCAGCTGAGCTCGTGTTTCCTGGTCCACATGCAGGATGATTCGATCAAGGGTATCTACGATACGCTGGGTGAGTGTGCGCAGATCTCCAAGTGGGCAGGAGGTATCGGTCTGTCGGTTCACAATGTCCGTGCTCGTGATGCGACCATCAAGGGCACCAATGGCAAGTCTACAGGTCTGACGCCGATGCTCAAGGTGTTCAATGACACGGCCAAGTACGTCAACCAGGGTGGTAAGCGCAATGGGTCGTTTGCTATCTACCTGGAGCCGTGGCATGCGGACATTGAGGAGTTCCTGCGCCTGAAGCTGAACACCGGCAATGACGATGAGCGCGCCCGTGATCTGTTCTACGGTCTGTGGATCCCCGACCTGTTCATGCAGCGTGTGGAGCAGGATGGATATTGGTCCATGTTCAGTCCCGATACGTGCCCTGGGCTGTCAGATTGCTGGGGTGACGAGTTTACTGAGCTGTACTGTATGTATGAGCGCAAGAACCTCGCTCTGCGAGAGATCCCTGCCAAGAAGTTATGGCAGATGATAGTAGATGCCCAGATCCAGACGGGTGGTCCGTATTTGCTGTACAAGGACGCGTGTAATGCCAAGTCCAATCAGCAGCACCTTGGAACCATCAAGTCAAGCAACTTGTGCACGGAGATCATTGAGTTCACGTCCCCGGATGAGACGGCGGTCTGTAACCTCGGGTCTCTGGCTCTCCCCAAGTTCGTCAGGGATGGGAAGTTTGACTTTGAGACGCTTCGCAAGTATACTTCCATCCTCGCTCGGAACCTGGATCTTGTCATTGACAAGACCTACTACCCGACTGAGAAGTGTAAGCGTTCCAATCTCCGCCACCGTCCCATCGGAATCGGCATTCAGGGTCTCGCAGATGTCTTTGCGATGCTCCGTCTGCCCTGGTCCTCCGAGGGTGCTGCGAGGCTGAACCAGGAGATCTTTGAGAACATCTACTTTGCTGCTGCGACTACGAGTATGCTGGGCGCGACTCACGAGGAGTGGCGTGGCCTCTCGGTGGTCGGTCACAGTGCCCACCTTTCGTTTGAGGGATCGCCGATGAGCAAGGGCAAGATGCAGCCGGATCTCTGGGATGTCAAGCCGATCACACAGTACTTGAACTGGAACGGCCTGCGTATGATGTGTAAGAGCGGTATGCGCAACTCCCTTCTGGTTGCGCCGATGCCCACAGCATCCACCTCGCAGATCCTTGGCAATAACGAGTGCTTCGAGCCGTTCACGTCTAACCTGTATTCCCGCCGCGTCCTGTCGGGTGAGTTCATGATTGTGAATAAGTACCTTGTGGAGGATCTCGTGGGACTGGGTCTGTGGACGTCAGAGATTCGTACCGCCATCATTGCGAACAACGGGTCTGTTCAGAACATCCCGGAGATCCCCGCCGAGATCCGCGAGCTCTACAAGACGGTTTGGGAGATCCCGATGAAAACCCTGATCAATATGGCTCGGGACCGCGCCCCCTTTATTTGTCAGTCGCAGAGTCTGAACTTGTTTATGGCTGAGCCGACTCCGTCCAAGGTGTCGTCCATGCACTTTTATGCGTGGAAGGCAGGACTGAAGACCGGCTGTTACTACTTGCGTACAAAGGCCGCCGCTAAGGCCCAGCAATTTACTGTCGAGCCCCCCTCCTGCGTTACTTGCTCGGCTTGATAAATTGTGTGAAGCTTAGAACAAACAAATGTCTGCCGCCGTTGTCTCTCCTTCTGGATCTGTTGCCCAGGCCACTCCGACGACCGGTGGCGGCCTGATGCTCTCCCCGGCTGCCGTGGGTGGACGTCGCCGCCGCATGTCTAAGAAGACGCGCAAGATGCTGCGCGCCCTCAAGAAGCTCAAGGGTGGTGAGATGGATGCCGCCGTTGAGTCTGCCGAGGCCCCTGCTGCCCCTGAGGAGATGGGTGGCCGTCGCCGCAGCCGTCGCAGCCGCCGTCGCCGCAGCACTCGCCGCTCGCGTGCGGGCCTCTTCGCGTAATCTCGTTCCTGAGATAGGTCTTCTGAAACTCAGCACTCAACACAGTTTCTGCAAAGTGTAACGCATTCTCGGCAATCTGCCTCGCCTTGTCATCGTTATCAATCAGCCACTGAATCTTCTCTTCAAGATCACACAGACTGTAATCAATTGGAACAAATGTCTCCATTGGTTTCAAGTACTTTCTGAACCAAAACTCATTGTTTGGATGGGTAATCATGAGCGGAACCGAACCTGAACCAAAGATCCATTGGTGGGATGAAGCGATACAATTGCCATCCACAATAAAGAGATACTTGTACTTGCCATGAGCCTCAGGTGGGACTCGATCCGACCAGTAAGTATCCGAGTCGTAGGAAGTAAGCAGGTGTCCTGCGTAGTGAACCGAGTGGAGATGATACTCACCCCTGACCAGTTTCGCGTCAATGTGCGGGCTTGATCGTAGCACAAGATTTGTGCGCGGAGTGGGAAAGAGACCACCCGTTGCGGCACCACGCCAGTAGGCAATTGGCTGTTTCTGATCCCACGGTATAGGTGATCGATGAGATGACATTCCGTGTTCAAAAGACTCGTCGTCCAGTGGCATATAGACCAGGCGTGGGTCAAGGAGGTTTCGCGAGCATAGAACTCCAACGATATCGTCGGGAGTTGATGCATTGTTCAGATCTTCAAGATCCTTGATGCAGTGGCTGTAGTTCCTCACATCCATGAACCCATCGCAGAATGGCACAATCAATCGCTTATTGACTGGAAGCTGATCCACGACAGATTTCATGTATGTAATAATAGGACCATCAACAGTACATTTGGAAAAGAGACCTGCCCAGGCGTGATCGGATGGGCGATGAGTTGAAAAGATAAATTCAGTTAATGGCATGTCCGATCTCCGTGACTAATGTAAAGAGCTCATCTGAAAATCCGTAGTGACATCCGTTCGGCTCAGCCATCGGTGGCGCCTTGCGAGACGACGTGTTCTTCTTGTGGATCAGGCTCACAATGACATCCTGCGGAGACAGCTCGCGGCACAGATGCTCGCGACCACGAACAAAGGCGCCACCCTCACCAATCTGCTGCTCGGGGAATCTGCCTTCATTCCAGAAATCCCACGTAAAGCACAGGGTTGCCTCCGATACGCGCTCGCACATCGGCAGCTTGATCGGAGGAACATTCATGAACGACTTGGTCTCATGAATATCATAGCAAGGAATCACGGTGGAGAACAGACACTCTTTGCGAGGCTCAGCCAACAGGTGCGCTACACGGGATAGCAGACTATTGCTCGGATACACATCGTCATCATCCATCGTCACAATGATCTTGTGCGATGCATAGGAGACAGCAAGATTGCGCTTGGCCCCGATGGTCATCGGCTCGTCAGAGAGAACGTAGACAACGTTCTTCAGGTCCGACACCAGGTCCTTAATCTGATCCTTTCCATCGTCCACAATGATCCATTCAATTTTTTCGGCCGGATACGTCTGTGCGATCAATCCGTACTTGACCAGCGGAATAAAGGCACGGCGATCACGGGTAATTGTGATCACAGAAATAAATGGCAGATCCTCCTCCTTGGGGAGGGCCGCCTGGATGGAGTAGGTTCCAATATCCGCGGTGATGTCCTTGATGGCAGTCTCGATGCTACCGAGAAACGTCTGATGACGAGTCTCGTACCGAAGGCGGTTGGCCCTGGACTCGCTGCGCCTTTGGTGATGGTTCATATTGACGTACATGACCAGCGACTCCACAATGGATCCAATCTCCACATCCTCCAGCATGCCCAGACACTCGGGGTGAGGAACCGCCTTTGCGCTGGATACCCACAGGGCGTTCTGAGTCAGCTCGCGGAACGGCTCAATGGGGCTGAGCAGCAGGACACTCTCTGCCGACATGGCCTCATTAACAGCGTGACAGAATCCCTCGGCGGCCGACGTACAAATCACAAGACCACAGTATGCCATCAGTTGATCATAGTCCTTCTCCGAGACACGCTCAGAGTGAACGACAAACTTGCTGGCGACCGCATCTGGAATCTTGGGGACCTGCATGTCGTAGTAGACCAGATCCACAACCGGAAGACGCTCAAACAGATCGGGATTGGTCTGCTGGATCCGCATGTATGCCTGGACAATCGGCTTGGGGTGACGCCAGATATTCTTGCCAACCGGCATCAGAGCCCGATTATAGTTCTTGATCTCGGGGACCGTCTTGTCGACGGATGTCCATCCAATATGCCGGACAGTGCCCCAGTCAGCAAAGAGCTTCTCTGCGTCACGCGTCTTGACCCAGATCTCATCGACCATCTTGCCATACGGCTTCCAGGACTGCTGTGTCCACTCGGGGTTCGGGATCCAGACATTCTTCTTGGCAAACGGAAACAAGGCAGGGTTGACCGATTCCACAAAGAAGTTGATCTCAGCCTCTTCGCACTGCGGGTGAAAATGAGGAACGTGACGGATGACCGTGCCCTTCCCCAGCGTGTTGAAGATCATGCCATGAAGGATATGAATATCCTGAGCAAGACCTAACGAATTTGTATTTCCGATAATGTTGACGCGCATACCTTTCTAGAGGTTGCGCCTTGTAAATTTGTTTGCTGAACGCCGTTTGCACGTTCGACCATGACCCTTGACTAACCGTTTCCAAGATGGAACATCTCGTGGGGCATCGTGTGTAAAATTGACAAGCCGATCGCGGAACCACACTGGCCGACCAATCGACAGCCATGAGGCGGTAGGAGCGTCTTCAATAACCGGTTCGTACTTCTTAGTCAGTTCGGCGCAGATCGCCAGCATCTCAACAGATCCAAAGCAATACGTCGGATCAAGGGGGTCTGTGCGGTATGCGAGATCGTCAAGTACCCACTCGGTTCCGTTCCATCCGTAGCTGTCAATTGGACGAAAGAATCCAAGACCCGAATCCCAGATATACCACCGGCCGATCTGGAGAAATGTTTCGTCTTGAAAGTGAACCAACATTACTTAGTTAGAAGAAGCTCTTCAGCTCACCCGTACGCGTACCGTAGATGTTGGTCATCACGGGGCGCTCGATGGGAGCCGGGAAGTCTTCGATGTCCTTGCGGTAATACTTGTACGCCTCAATCTCCACCATGATGTTGTTAGCGCACCAGCCAATGACGCGGTTGTTCAGTAAGTCCAGTTCCTCGGCAACGCGCTTCGGGTCATTCTGGGAATACTGGAGGTAGTACGAGCGCATCACCGTCTTCAGGTCCGCCTCACTCTGGGGACCAATGACGTAGCGCTTGGATCCGCTCATCATCAAGACAGCATTCGCAATCTCCGCCTGGAGGTTGTTCAGGTTCGTCTCGCTGAAGAAGATTGTGTTCAGGGGAGTCGCCTCCTGACGGTACTGCATCTGCTCGGCTACACGAGACGGCACGACATAGGGCTCATTGGCCGTCAGGCGAAACGGAGGAAGCGTAGACTTCTCCTCATCGCCACTGAGAGGCAGACGTCCAGTGTGCTTGGGGGCACCCACGATTGCCGTCTGCGTATAGAAATCGGAAAGGGAGTTTGCGTGCTGATCGGCGAGTAGAGACGTCATTGCTTAGTTACAAGACAATCTTTCCTCCGATCGTAGCGGTATCGGGCTGGAGGATATCCAATTCAAGCGTATAGACCGGCTGCAAAGACGCATTCAAAAACTCAAGATCGGCTCCTATCAAAGAGTTTGGCTCCAGGATGGTATACGTCGTTGGGTCAATGGACAGGGGGTACGTTGGACTAATATTGCCGTCAGTGCCGACTGTGAAAAAGTTTGTAATGACGAATCCATTGTACGACGCAATGTACGGACGCGTGCGCTCTCCTGTCTCCACGGTAGTGCCTCGAGGTACGTAAATACCGTCTGCGTTGGGTATATAGTCGAGCTGATCGAGAACGGTAAAGGTTCCTGTTAAGAGCGCCTGTACGAATTGTTTCTTGTCGGCATTTTGAACAGCAAGGAAAGGAGACTTTAGCATGTTTGAAATGGTCTGCGGATAGAAGACGACGCGATCGCCAATACGAAGTTCATTGCCACTGTAGTATTTGAGATCAGGCGTAAAACACTTGATGAACACTCCGTCGGCATCCGTCTGCATCAGGGAAATTGACAAGTTGTCATTGTGGATAAAGACATTTCCAATCGGATCTGACACACTGATCTGAATTCGCTGAAGGTTTGTAATCGGGCTCTGAAGACGTAGAGCTTCCTCACCCCACGGCTCGTAGTCAAACTGCTGAACACCAAGACTGTTTGAGCCGAACGTCTGCTGCTGACGCTGCTTCTGTGTCATGACGGAAAATGTACGACGAGTCGGTTCGTTACCTCCAACGTACTGTCCGAAGTACTCGTTCAGGTAGAGCATGAGATACGGATAGGTAGAGAAGGTGGAGAAGGTCGTATTGGCCAAGGTAGCCTGGTAGCGAGCAGAGTCTGCGGAGCCCGGAATAATGGGAATCTCCGAGAACTGACGCTGGGGCATGACCGCACGGACAAGTCGGATCGCTGCTACGTTACACGGAGTAAAGACGCTTCCAAATCCAGCACCCGAAGGGGCAATATTGTATCCAAGGTCGTAGGCGATAAAGTTGCCACTCGGCAGACTTGAGTTGTAACCGGGATAGGATACGTTCGACAATGTCCATCCTTGGATGTTTGGAATACCGGGTATAGGAGCTGGTAGCGCTTGTTGCTGATCTGCGAATGTTGGAACAAACGGGTTGTTGGTATAGACCGGTGGGTTGCTCAGACTCGTCGAACGGACGCCAAAGTTAAAGATCAGATTTGAAAAGGGATTCGGCTGCTTGACCCAGTCTCGCTGGGACGTGTCCATGACAATGTACCGTTTGACCGCCGTGGTCTTTGGAGATGCCTGTACGATGGCTCCATCTGAGTGCGATCCCTCCGGCTGACCCGTGTAGTTGTAATCTGACATGGCTGCATTGGACGAGCTCGCATTTGAAAAAGGTTCTACCGACGCATACCGACGCGTCTCCTGCATTTGGACTCGGGGATCATAGGAGTACTTTGTACGAGATGCCTGGTCCTGTTTGATTAGTAAATCTAAGTAACTACTTGCCATACTCCTTCTTATTATACCTGCTCTAAATCTGCGAGCCACATCTTCTGCGCATTGGTCCCCTCCAAACGCGCAATCTCTGCCTTCAAGTCCTCCATGTCCTTCTCGTGCTTGGCCACCTTCTCAGCCGTGAAGGCTGACACCGGCAGGCGCATGATGTAGTCGTAGCTACCGTCCACATGCTGGTACTCATGCTCACCCAGGATGTCATCGCACTCCTTCAGGCTCTTCTTCTTCAGCACGACCTCGGGCTCATCCTGGATCTGATCGCGGATGAACCGGACCACATTCACGTGATACGGGAGCTTCTCGTTGAGTGTCTTGATCTGGTAGGCCCGACGCGTCTCATAGAGGTTGATGCGGACAGTCCAGAACTCGCAGAGGATATCCGTCAACGTCTCATACTTTGTGATGACGCCCTCAGAGTTGAAGGCGTGCATATTGGTCGTGCGGACCTTCTCCGTCAGGGACTTCACCAGCGCCTTCTCCTCAATCCCCTTGATCCGGATATTGATCTGCTGATCCGTGGACGTGTCGCTGAAGTCCTTGATGCGACCCTCCGCCAGCTCCTTCTCCAGCCACTCGCGATAGTCAGCCGTCCAGGTGCCTGGGGGCAGCTCGGTCACTACAAAGTCTTCCTTGTCCTTCTTGAACACACCCACGACACCGTCCTCGGTGTAGGTACCCTTGAAGCCCTCAAAGTACGGCACGAGCTGCGGATCGCTCCTCAGAGGATGTCCCGCTGTGATCTTGGCAATCAACTTCTTCTTGATGACAGCCGGATCGCACGGCGGAATGTAGGTGGAGTACCCGGTGCCAATGCCACGCGATCCGTTGACCAGGAGCATGGGCAGGACCGGCGCATACCACTCCGGCTCCACTGGAAGCCCATCGTCATCGCGATACTTCAGCACCGCAAAGTCCTCCTCCGGAACCAGCTTGCGAACACGCGGCTGGAGATACGTGTGGATATAACGGGGCGACGCTGCGTCCTTGCCACCCTGGATGCGAGTGCCGAACTGCCCCTGCGGAACCAGCCACGGGATATTGTTGGATCCCATGAAGTCCTGTGCCATGCCCACAATGGTCTCGTTTAGAGACGCCTCACCGTGGTGGTAACCCGTGTGCTCCGACACGTATCCTGCGAACTGGGCAACACGGATCTCCTGCGACAGGTTCCGCTTGAATGCCGCATACAGGATCTTCCGCTGCGACGTCTTCAGCCCGTCCATCATATTCGGGATCGATCGCTCCAGATTGTAGTAGCTGAAGTGGATCAGGTCCTTGTGGATGAAGTCATCGTAGGGGACCCGGTTACCCGTCGGAATCAGCGCCGTACGGTCGTAGCTCTTCAGCCAGTCCTTGCGGTCATCCGCACGCTGCTTGTTGAAGGCCAAGTCAATCGACTTGTCGGCCTTGTCATCGTAGTCAAAGCGAACTGCATTCACCTTGCTGAAGTAGTCCTTGGCCTCGTCACGCGTCGAAGTACCCAGTCCCTTGTAGTACTTCACCTTCCAGCCCTTGGCACCCTCGGCCGCACGCCACTGCTCGTACTCGTACTGCGAGTAGAACACGCGGGTCTCCTTGCCCTTGTTCGCCTTGACGATCGGCGTGGCCATGTACGTCAGGAACCCGGGGATCGCAATCAGCTCGTGCCACAGCTCGTGGAACAGATTGATCAGCAGGCCACGGATGTGGGACCCGTCCAGATCCTGATCGGTCATGATCATGATGGACCCGTAGCGCAGGTCCTTCACATCCGTATACTTCTTGCCCGACGTCAGGCCGATGATCTTCTTCAGCTCTGCGATCTCCTTGGTGTGCTCCACCTTGGCGTCGCTGGTGTCCTTCACGTTCAGGATCTTACCCTTGAGGGGATAGACACCGAAGAGCTTGCGCTGCTCCTGGCTCAGACCGCTCAGCGCCATCGCCTTGGCTGAGTCTCCCTCTGTGAGGATCAGCGTGCACTTGGCTGACTCCTTCGTACCCGCCATCACGGCATCGTCCAGCTTAGGGATGCCCGTGATCCTGGACTGCTTCTTACCATCGGTCTTGCTGTTGTCCTTGGCATCCTTGGCGGACTGCGCCTCCAGGATCTTCGGCACAATCGCCAGCTTAGTCACGATCTTCTTGAGCGTGTCGTCGCTCAGCTTTGAGCTGGACCCGAAGGCGCTCGACTTGGTCGTCAGCGTCTCCTTGGTCTGCGAAGTGAAGCTCGGGTTCTCAATCATGGACGTCACGAAGACAGCCAGATTGTCACGCACCATGCCCGGCTTGACCTTCACCTTCTTCTTCGTCTCCAGGTACTCCACGATGTGATTGACCACCTGGTTGGTGATGCCATCCACATGCGTCCCGCCCTTGGACGTCCAGATGCCATTCACAAACGACATGCTGAACTGCTTGTCCACCGGGCTGTCAGCGATCGCAATCTGCCACCGCTCATTCGGCGTCTCGAAGATCACCGGGTCGCAGCCGAATGCCTTCGCATACTCGGTCAGGTTCTTGCACTTGACCGCCGTCCCATTCCAGGACACCTTGACATCCTTGCCCAGGGTCATGGCCAGATCCCAGACACGGCGCTCAATCAGGCGGATCATGTCTGCCGTGATCTCCGTCATACCGAACCGCGCAAAGTCCGGGGTCCACTCCACGCTGACGAAGGACTTCTTGGGCAGGTTGCGTGCGAAGATCGTTGGCTTACCGACCTCCGTCATGTTGTTCTTGAAGATCTGTGTGTACTCAACGCCACGGGGCTGATCCATGACCGTCACGGTCATCTGCTTAGCAAAGATGTTCACCAGCTTCACGCCGTAGCCGTTCTTGCCACCCACCAGCTTCTTCTCATTCTTGTCGTAGTTTGTGGATGTCAGCAGCTCGCCAAAGATCATCTGGGGGATCCAGGTCTTGTGCTCCGGGTGCTCCGCCACATCGATCGGCTCACCATCGTTCTTGATGCTGAACGACTCTGCCGTACACGCGATCTCAATGGTCTTGACCGGGTTGGTGGACTGGCGGCTGCGGAGCCGCACCACCTGGTCGTGCGCGTTGACCAGGAGCTCGTCCACCAGCTTGTAGAACCCCGGGTTGAGCGGGATTGTTGTTGCCTTGAAGGCGCCTCCCCCAGAGGGGTCGTCAGACGCCTCGCGAAGGAACACCTCCTCTGTGGCGGTGGTCACGCTGCCGATGTAGGTGTCAGGAAGGTCCAGGATGTGCTCGCGGTGCGTCTTGCGCTGGTAGGCAGTTGAGAGGTCGGTCATTTTGTCAGGGGTAAGGTTCCTCTCCTTGGAAGATTAACTTCCATTTTAGTAATGTCAGGACAAGGCGTACCCGGACCCATTGGACCAACAGGACCGACAGGAATAAACGGACGAAAGGGGCGTCAAGGGCTTGCTACCGGCCCCACTGGACTTGGATTTTTCAGTTCGGCGGGCGTGATCCCCTATACGCGCATAACAAACACAGGTCAATTCAGCGTGACTGCAGCGACGGTCGGAACCCACTATCTGATTGACGGCAACGCATTCACAGAGGTCACTGTCGTATTGCCAGGAGATAACGTCACTGCGGGTGCTGGCATGACACGCGGATCCTTTTGGGTATTCAAAAACGGCGTCGCGGGTGCCTCCACCATACTGACACTCAACCTTTTGTACGGAAATGCGAGTTACTATCATGGTGAGCCCACTGTGTATTCAGTTCAGATTGGAACAGGAAATTCCCTTACCTTGGCGTATAGCGGAACGGGTATATCATATATCGTATTGTAATAAATGGCAGCACCAACAGGTCCCATGGGTATCACTGGGGCAAATGGTCTTCAAGGTCGCCGAGGAATGACTGGATCTCCTTTTGGACCAACGGGACCCCCGATAGGTCCCACGGGAAATGCCCCTCTTCTGACAATCGTTACGCCCTCTTCGTCGAGCATATCGCTAACACAAGCGGGTCTAGGCACAAAGTACGATATCACCCCTGCTGCATCCGTTGGGACGCTGACAGTTACCTTTCCACCGATCACCGAACTGTTTCCGGTTCCTGAACAGCGCGGCCAAGGATGGTCGTTTCAGAACAACTGTGGTACAAGTGTTACAATCACCTTTGTCGGTGGAACCGTCGTCTCCTACGGAGTTAACTCAACACAGTACTACTTGGCAGTTGGGCAGGGCGTATCCATTACGTATGGTGGTGCAGATACCGGAATGAGTTTTATCGTGTATTAGTAAATGGCTACCGGTCCTCAAGGACAGCAAGGAGATCAGGGACCCTATGGTATACGTGGAGTGACTGGAGCGCCAGGCTGGGGCTACGGCACAACAACTGGTCCAACGGGTGGTATAAACTTCCCTACTTTTATTGATAGCTCGTCAGCCTCCTTTACCGTCACCTCCGCCACAGCCGGGTCTATCTACCGAATGACAAACGGCGCCTCGACTGTCGTACTCCCGACCACAGGTACATCGGGAAACTTCTGGACATTTCAAAATGCAACCAACGCGGACGGGAGCGTTACTGCTGGCTCTGGAATGACATTTACCCAGCGTAATACGACAGATGGCGTCGTCTCCCTACCCGCAATGGCATCGTGTACGCTTGTATATTCGGGATCGGGTGGGAACTATTATGTATTTTGAATATAATGCTGTCAAGCAGTCTTGTGAAACGGAGCCCGGTGGCTACGAGTCAGATATTCGCCACTGGATTATATGACCCCATTAATATCACCGGGGATTCCAACGGCAATCTCTATGTGATCGACTTCTTTGGAGATACCATCAAAGTAAACCAACAGGGAGTTAAATCTGCCTTCGTAGGCAACTCTGCGAACAGAGGATTTGCAGACGGCACTGGAGCAGCTGCTATTTTCAACAGACCGACTGCATTGACAGCTGACGCAGCAGGAAATATCTATATTGCGGATAACGGAAATGCCAGAGTGCGGATAGCTACGCCCGATGCGGCTGTGACGACGATCTCTAACTTCTATCAGATCGGTGTCCGTGAGATGGGAGTGTCTCCCGACGGGAGCAAGCTGTATATGCGATCAAGCAACTCTGGAGACACAACAACGACACCCAATATATCTTACTTTGCAAACAACACTAACTACGGCTCGATTACCCTAACCGGACTCGCATTTCCCCAGGACGTGTATGCGAGAACCGTGACCTACAATCAGAACGGATTCGCCTACTTCAGCCAGTCGAACCAAGCGGGTACGGGTCCCAAACTTTATCGAATTGATACTCCAACAATAACGTCCAACGTGACGTCACTTGGCGCTAACTATACGCCTGTAACCGTGGACGTTAACGGCTATCCTGGATCCAACACGGGTACCACCTATACCCAATATTCAAATATCTTTTTTCCGGCGGGAACGATTGTGACAGTTGGCAATTTCGCGGGAGGCCAGTATAGAAATATTAACGGACGAATCTTCACAGTCGGGTTCTCAAACGTATCATCGGATACGTATCCGCTTGGTGGAACGTTTATTGATATCGTCAGTCAATTGTTTCCGGCGGGCATGGTTGACAACATGCCTGTGACTGTCACGCGCACCGGCACCGGCGCCAGTATAAACACAACTCTTATTAGCAACGAGTGGACAAGCGGTTCGTACTTTGCAAGCGGTGGTACTATGTATTTATACTTTAGCAATGATCTCTCAAGCCTTGGCTTAGTTTCGACCCAGGTCTCCATGTCAGGATTGACCGGATTGTATGCCGCCTACAATGGAGTCCAGTATACGATGACTGATGGTGAATCTGAAGAGGCTCCCTTCCGATACGAGATAACCGTCACGCCACCGGCTGGAAGCATCGGTTCGGCAGGAACTCTCACGTCCTTTACGGCCACAGCGGGTGTAACTGGAGTGACGGGAGTGCCTGCTACACTGTCCAACCTCTTCTCGCCCTCCGCAAACGTTCTTACCGCAATGTCGAGCGGATACCTAAAAAAGTATACGCTGGTGGGTGATGTGGCGACGGAAGCGTATTCCTGCAACGTCAGTCTCTACAATGGAATTGGTGGAGTGCCCAACTTACTGTCAACTATTATACCCGAAGTCTATACGCTTATCCCGGGAGCACCCAGCGGACCAAACGGCTCAATCACAGTTATTCGCAATGTTTACTAGACACTTTCACTGAATCCACTTGAAGAAACTAATGCCTCCGAGAAAACATCTTCCTGAAGCCCCTGTGATTTTTTCACTGAGACTTCCGTCTGAAGAAAACATACCTGTGCCCGCGGGCAGTACGACGTCGTTTGTGGATGTGACGCAGTGTGCCTGGTCTGAGCCCACGCAGTCCGCAACGAACTATGCCGATATCCTGTCCACGGTGGAGACCTCGCGGGTCGCTGAGCGCTTTAACACGGATACCATGCGGACGATTCTGACTCGCACCAGGACCCCGACCTACGGGGCCACGACCGCATGTATGTGGTGCTGCCATCCGTTCCCGTGGGCTGCCACAGTTCTGCCACTCAGCTACGATGCGTACGAGAACATGCACACGTGCGAGGGATACTATTGCTCTCCTGAATGTGCTCTATCTTACCTGTACAATGACGTGTCCTTGTCCGATGTGACCCGTTGGAACCGCCATGCGCTCCTGTCGGATCTTTACCGGGCGCTGTATGTCAACAAGACGCTGACTCCGGCTCCCCACCGTCACGTGCTTCGGATGTTCGGTGGTCCTCTGGACATTGAGCAGTTCCGGGAGTATGTGGCGCATTCCGAGGACATGGTGGCCATTCACCTTCCCCCACTCCGCCTCCATGTTCCGTCCATGAATGTGCAGGGTCCGATCCGCGATGTCAAGAAGTTTGTGAGCCTCTCGCAAGATACTGTGGACAAGGCATCCAAGGAACTCCGTCTGCGTCGCACGAAGCCTGTCCATCAGACGGGCTCTACGTTAGACAAGTGCATTACATCGTATGGGATTGTATAAAGGATGCAGTTCAACGAGATCCTCAAGACACAAATGATGCTTACCATGCCCGCTACAAAGAATCCGTTGCTGAATATGTTGGCGCTCAATGTATTCGATATCGGAGTCCGTACGTTCCCCACCTGGTCGGCGTGGGCGTCGGCCATGTGCTGTCCCCGTAGATCTAGGGGTGTGAAAGAGGCACCCATGTCGTCTCTGAAGGTACCCAGGGCATCCATCACCTGCGAGCGAGGAGCCCAGACACAAACCAATGCCAACCGTCCGGTAGCTCAGACGGTGTATTCGGGACGCATGGATGCCGTGGTGTTTTTTGTGACAACTCTTCCTGCCATGAAGAGCCTGTTGGCCGTCACGAACCACGATTACCTGCCCAACGAGTTCGAGCCGGTGTGCCTGGACAATGATGTGTATTTTGAGCTGAACGATCTCAAGGTTACCGACGGTGCCCCGGAGATTATCAAGTTCAAGCTCTATTGCTACGAGCACGACGTTCAGCACCTCCAGACGTTCATTGACAATTGCAATGCCGACTACGAGAGACGGATGGCCAACAAGCTGGGTGCTCACCGCTACTACTTTGATCAGATGGTTCAGACCAAGACCAAGGGCACCATACAGAACCCGCTCCCGACCAGCCACCTGGTCTACACTAAGACCAAGTTTGTCACGACCCGGACGTTTGAGAATGTGTTCTTTGACCAGCGCAAGCAGGTCAAGGATCGTGTCAATTTTTTCCTGGAGCACCGGGACTGGTATGAGAAGAAGGGCATCCCGTATACACTGGGCTTCATGTTTCACGGTCCGCCGGGAACGGGCAAGACATCGTCGATCAAGGCCATTGCCCACGCGGGTCGTCGTCACATTGTGAATATCCAGCTGTCGGAGATCAAGACCAAGCAGCAGCTCCAGCACCTGTTCTTCAATGACGAGATCTACGTCTTTAACGGCGCCAACACGGAAAAGTACATCATTCCGATTGCTGAGCGTCTGTACGTGATTGAGGACATTGACGCCATGGGTGATGTGGTGCTGCGTCGCGAATGGAAGAAGCCGGTTGTGGAAGACCCTAAGAAGAAAGAGGATGACATGTTCGGCGACCGCAAGGATGAAAAGGAGACGTTTGATCTGTCGTTCCTGCTAAACCTGCTGGATGGAACCCTGGAGGCTAATGGCCGTATCATTGCCTTCTCGTCCAACTACCCTGAGCGCATTGATAAGGCCCTGATTCGTCCAGGTCGTGTCGATATGATTGTTCACTTTAAGAACTGCAGTCGTGCGGTTCTGAAAGAGATGGTGGATGCGTTCTACGAGCAGGATGTCACGCTACCGGAGGATCCCAGTCTGGACGGCAAGTGGTCACCCGCAGAGGCAGTGCGGATCCTGTTCCAGAACTTTGGAAGCCCCGAGGCAGCTGTGGCGGAGTTAGTGTCCCTGAACCCCAAGGGACTCTATGGACTGGAGGACTCAGACACATCGCTTGTGAATATCCAGTAGCAAGATGATGTAGCCCCAAATGGACGACTTGTTCTGATCCGACAGGGTCGTCCAATATCCCTTGAGCTTCTGGATGACCTGCTCCATCGTATTGTCCGGCTCCAGCGAGTCAAATGTGTGGTTCATGAAGAAGCCGTCGTCGCGCTTGCGGATAACCTCGTCAAAGGGACCCACGTGCTTGCCGAACTCCGAGATAACCAGCCCGGGGTTCATTCTCTGAACCAGCGCCACACCATCGTCGTACATCTTGAAGTCTGCGTCGTCGGGGAACACCTTGATGAGCTGACCCATAAACTCGTGGAACTGGGTGAAAAAGGCGTCCATAAAGATCTTCTTAGACATCTTATCTCTTTCTAGAGAGACTTGTGTAAGACATTTTACCACGCCGCCTGCGGGTCTTCCTACGCCGACGACCACCCGCAAAAGCATCTACAACCTGCTGATTCCTGTTATACGATGCAATATCAGCAGCCCAGTTTGCCGGGTTATTGTCGGCGGGCAAAGCACGAATATGCGTGTCAAGAAACGCCGCCCAGGCTTCAGGAGTCAGTCCCAGGGGGTTTAAACTTGCGCCACGATAGGCTTCTTGGAACCATGCTTCTAATTGGTCCTCGTGAGTCAGCTCTGCTCTAGGAGCCCGTTCGTCATTAGCCACTGGAAGGGTTCGGAGAAGACCAAGTGCCATACCCTCCATGACACCATCGGGACACGCAAGGAAGACGGGTTCCACGTATGCTCGAGTAAACTGAGCGTCGTCTAGCGTTCCATCTGGATTTTCATTAACATACGCGGTGAGTGCAAGGTGCGCCCATTGCCGCGCAATCTGTCGTGCAATTTCTCTGCGATCGATACCTCCGTTGAGGGCAGGAATGGTTAATGCAACCAACCACGTCATGAAATCTTCTACGCGATCCGCACGGGTGCCCCCCATGCGATTAATCAAGAACCTTGCAATTCCCCGGCGATTATGTAAATCTGTAAAACGAGTAACAAGAATTTCATCCCGACCGCCATTCGTAAAAAATGGAGTCATCACATTCACAAAATCGGTTACCAAGTTAACTGGATCCTCCGGATGACGGAGTCGTACAAGTTGCGGACCAACCGCAGCACGCACAGACGGAGTGTGTGCAACATCATGCATTGCAGTAAAAAAGCGATCTATATCAGAATCGCGCGCTGCATTATGAACCTGCATACATTGGGGCGCTCGCTGACGTGCGATATTTACCATCCGTGTCAGCTGTGCAAATTGGGGGATTATCTCGTATTTAATTTGTGACCCGAAGATGCGTTCGTTCTGTGGGATCTCAGGTCCTCTAGCCACCGGAGCCGGAGCCGGAGCTGGAGCCCGTGGCGCCACAGCCGGGCCTCCATCAAGGCGAGCCATAAATCCTTCTTCATCTCGTAGAATTTCATCTAATTCATCCATACCGTATGCCCTAGGACCTGGAGCCGGAGCCGGAGCCGGAGCCGGAGCCGGAGCCGGAGCCGGAGCCGGAGCAAATCGATACGGAGCCTGATGCGGAGGCACGGGAGCCCCGAGTGCAACAAGCTGACGTTCATACGCTTGAACAGCAGGGTTGAGAACCGCAGCCATTGCTGGGTTCCCTTGCTGAAGCTGGCGCAACATGGCAATTTCCCGCCTTAGCGTAGCTACGTCCATTATTCTAGCATGCTACTTTATTGACGCACAGGGCCGGCAAACTCAGCATCCCTTTGCTTCTGCATTGCCTCCATTCTGGACGCCAGGTCGCCGTTGCGTCCATTCTTGTCGCCCTCGTAGCTCTGCTTGGTCTCCGGTTCAGCCTGAGGGGCCGTGTACTGAGAGTTTCCAATGTACGTGTAGTGAAGCTCGTCGGCAACAAACTTATTGGGAGTGGCCCAGTCCGAATACATGTCCGAGAAGCCGGATCCAGCAAAGGACCACTCTTGGATACCCTCATTGCCACCCTGGGCGCTGAGCTTGGACCCCGTCGGCTGCTGAGCGGCAACCTGGGGCTGCTGCTGGGTGGGGACCTCACGACGAGAGGTTACAGGCTTGGCAATATAGGCGTAGATGTCCTTGCCAGCGTAGAGGTCCTTCGTCTCCGGGTTGTAGAGGGTCGGCACACTCTTCAGGAACGGGGGCAGCTGGTCGCGCGTCTTGCCATCGATGGAAATCATGCGGCACAGACCCTCCTTCTTCAGACCCTTGAGCGTCTGAATAATCTGCTGCGAGTGAGAACAGCGAGTACTGTAAAAGAGAATCGGTTGGTTATTCATCTCGTTGCTTGTCTGCCCTGAAAAAAACGGATACGGTATAACGAAAGGGAGCTAAGTACAATGGAGCACCCTAGTATTTCTCTCAAGGGCAATCGCCTCGATGTCGAGTTCAAGCACGTCCCCGTGGCCTTTGTCAATGGTCTCCGCCGCATCCTTCTGTCCGAGATCCCCACTGTTGTCATCAAGGATGTCCAGATCCTGGACAACTCGACCAAGATGATTCACGAGATGCTTCGGCACCGTGTGGAGATGCTGCCGGTCAACGTTCAGCCCGAGGAGGCGGCTGTCATTCGCGATACGAAGATTGAGCTGCGGTTCATGCCCGGCGCAAGTCCGGATCTGACTCGCAAGGGTCCGGTGGAGGTGACGACCGATGACTTTGTGGTGGACGGTCCTCGCAAGAATGTCATCCTCAAGGATCGTGACCTGGATACGCCACTGTTCTTTATGAATCTTCAGCCGACCGAGTCCATTCACGTGAAGGCGACCCTGGCGGTGGAGACCAAGGGTGCCTCGCAGGTGTGTGTGGCCACCTTCAAGAACCACGTGGATATAGAGAGATCCAAGCTGGACAAGGACAGCTACGTTGCGAATGCAGGAGATGATGAGACAGCTCGTGCGGAGCTGGCCAAGATCTTTGACAACTTTGAGTACCAGCGTTCGTACTCGGTGGATGATCTGGGCCGTCCGTACTGGTTTGACTTTGCAGTGGAGAGCATTGGTGTCATTCCGGCAAAGGAGCTCCTTCAACGTGCTGCGAAGGTGTTCAAGAAGAAGATTGAGGATTGGTGTAATAACCCGATTCTGCGCGAGGAGGGTGGCTGGTACACCATTGAGACAGAGGAGGAGGGTCACACGATTGGCGCACTGGCCCAGGCGCTTATCTACGATCAGAAGGTGAACTACGTCTCGTACCGGATTGTCCATCCGCTTCTTCCAAAGATGATTGTTCGGTTCAACACCAAGACCGAGCCGGAGAAGGTCATTGAGAAGTTCAAGTCGGAGGCGCTTGCTCTGTGCGAAACCATTCTTAAGTGAGTATAATGAGCTCGTCGAACGAGATACAGCGGTTCTTCAAGGAGACATCGGGGGATGGGAACTGGGCTGACATTAACGAGAAGGCCGAGAAGAAGGAGGCCATCGAGAAAAAGCTAAACGAGGAGGCCTTGGAGAAAAAGGCAAATGAGGGCTTGTTTCGTTTTACGGCGTCTGAGTTTGTGATTGTCGAAGAGATGGAGTACGATGAGACCATCCAGCGCCCTGAGACCATTCGATTTTTTACCTTGGACGAGCAGGTCAGCGATGCGTATGAAAAGATGGTTCCCCGTGGACGGACCACCAAGTTTCAGTTGGATGTCCTGAAGAAGGAATCCGATCGTCTTCGAAAGCTGTATCTGGAACACATTGTGCCTACTGCGGATGCGTATCAGATCCGTGAGCCAGAGTACGGACGATCGTTCAGCTGGATCAGTCCGGTCTATGCAAAGACAGATCTCAAGGCCTATTCCTACACAACGTCGTGGCTTCCGATGTTTGCCGAGAACCGCGTCCGGCTCCCTAACTTTTACCGCACAATGTTGACGGCACTCCCCCATCCGTTCAATACCACGTCGGCCGACGAGGGGTCTACGTATCCTCTCTCGGAGGTGACGGAGTTTGTCGACAGGGAGGGAGAGAATCCCATCCGTGCTCTTCCGTCGTTTCAGTATCCTCGCACACAGCGTCACGAGGACGGGCGGTTTGATGTGCTGAGCACGAAGATGGAGAATACCACAGACACCGTCAAGTTCGTTGGGTACTACGCAAAGAAGCGCCCTGTTCCCATTCCGAATCCCCTGCCGGACCACGACTTTCTGAAGTCAAGCGACGCAGTGATGGTGGAGACGACAGCACCCCTGGCCGAAGTGGTTCCGTCGATGGATGCGATTCTGACCCACGCAGTTCCTGTCACCCAGGACCCCTACGGCGAGGGCATGAAGTACCTCAGTGTATACGATATCAAACTGTCCGATATTCCCTGGCGCTCGTGGAAGTCTCGGTTTCCCCCGGCAGAACAGGCTCTTCCAATTGAGCCTGAGACCATTGACTTTCCCAAATCCAGTGGAGACAAGCCGTCGGAGAACTTGATGAAATATTACGATGACTACTTCCCCGCTCAGTCGTCTCGCTACTGGCTCATGAATCAGCGTGATGGTGGAGAGTTGGTCGTTCATATGCTCATGTCTCAGGTAGGGCAGAATGGAACGGTCGCAATGTCTCCGGGTGCAGATGGCGACTTTGAGTATCCCGCATCCACCATCAAGGAATGCGAATTGTCGGGACTGAACTTTCAAGAGTTTTCGATCCGCGGACTTCTGCGTCGCACGTGGGGACCCAAGGACAAGATGACCTACCAGTGCGTTCCCCTTGAATTGATCAAGCAAGAGCGGGCTCGGGAAGGACATCGCGGACGGAAGCAATGGACGGAGACATCGCAGAGCACGGTTCTGGAAGCCTACGTGAAGGCGCTAGTGAATTCTAAGCCGATTGTGATGAAGCACCCGAAGGAGCACAAGTACGAGTCGGTTCCTCGCAAGGAGGTTTCTCAGCTTCGCCACGAGGTCGTTGTTCTGCTGAATGACCCCCTTCGTCTTCCCGAGGACAAGGTTCGTGACATTACCGATCTTCTGAAGGATTCGATCTTGAAGGATAGTATCTTTATCGATTCCAAGGGACTGTTCTTGCTGTGCCTCCACACCATGTCGATTCTGCTGGGTGATCTTGCGGAAGATCGCCGGGCGTTCTACGATAACTGGACTGCGAAGGAGGATGGGTTCCGGGTCTGTAAGTTCTGCGGAGAGAAAGTGAATGCGGATGTTCTGGAGAACCAAGAGGAGTTCACGGATGAGGGACGCGTCATCCGCCACGCCGACGCACTGGAGGTCAAGACGTTTGATGGTCATGGGGTGAACGACCACATCAAGACCCTGACGCAGCTGAAGGAGCTGTTTGACTTTTCTCTCCCCTCCGACGAGGTCTTTTTCATGATGATCTCCCTGCTCTACGTTGTCCCCGAGGTCGATCAGCTTTTGCCGATCTTGACCATCGGCCGATCGTTGGCTGCCCAGATCCAGAAGGCTAAGAACATCAATGGCGGTGTTGTAGGAATCGCTCAGGTGGTTCTGCTCCTTCAATCGCACGTACCTGCACTGATTCCCCGACGCTCGTTCGGAAGCAAACCACTGACCCTTCGCGGATACCCTCGTGATGCCGACAAGCCGGAGGGGTATACCATCGTAGACAGTATGTTGCTGGTGCTTAGCAAGACGCTGGAGGCTTACCCAACCTCCTTCAAGGGATCCAGTGCCATCACCATGCGCGCTGTCCTGAACAGTCTCAAGAAGACTCGGGATCTGGTGGTATCCATGACAGACATTCTCATCAAGCAGTCCTTGCCTCTGCGTACGGCTCTTCAACGAGCCAAGGAGGTGCTTCCTGCTGAGGAACCGATGAAGCCCTCCACCATGATCCGCGGTGACCTGGTGGTTCCGGCAAAGGGGTTATTTGGAACTGTGCGGTCGTTTCCTGCGTGCCCGAGTACACGGGTCTACCTGACCAGCAGCCGTCCTCCGGTTCTCAAGCAACCGGTCGTTGTGCTTCTTCGGCCTATCAATCACTTCACACGGGACGGTTCCATGAAGAAGATCATTGAAAAAGCAGTGTCTACGCGGGTGGATCCAGTGACCTTGTCTGCGAAGGAGAAGGCCGTGGTGGCTCGGCTGAAGCTCGGCAAGGACGGTGTCTCGGAGGATTGGCACACGAATGTCTTGATCGCCACTCGTCTTGCGAGTGTGTTTGAAACACCGTATCCTCTGAAGGAGTTGAACCCGACCCAAAAAGCAGATGAGTTGCGTGATATTACCAAGGGCTACGTGTTCGAACTCGTGAAGGAGATTGGCAAGGAGGCGCTGACCAAGACCAAATACATGAACATGAAGAAGGACGATCTGACTCTGATGATGCTGACAGCAGATGTGAAGGATGCCGCTGCAGTCACGAGCTCTCTCAAGGCAAAGGAGCGTATCAAGTACACCGAACGGCTCCGGCTGATGACAGATGCTGAACGTGAAATTACTAAGGACCTTGTAGATCGCGGATTGGCTCCCTACATTATCACGGTCCAGGACCGCATTCTCTTTGCGAAGGAGGCTGCTGAGAAGGAAGCTGAGTATGCGTTGGACCCGGATGTGGGCGTAGGGCGTTCAGTGGATGACGATGATCTGGGGTTGGTAGAGCTGACCGAAGACCAGGGACAGCGCGGCAACTACGGAGATGCGTCTGGATCCAATGCTGCGTCTGCAAATATCTACGAACAGACGGAGCGAAGGGATGATTTTGACCAGGAGGACGGTCAGGTTTAAAGACGAGATGACAATAAGAAGAAATGAACGTGCTCAGTGTTTGGCTCATTCACAACAGCGACAAGCCCGACGACCGTATCGACTTCATCCGCGGCGAGCATGCCTCGGAGACCATGCGTGTTCGCTACACCCCGGGCGACTCCGATCGTGGATCGGTGTACGTCTTCATCCTGTCCCGCGGTGGTGTGCGTCGCTACCTCGGCAACATCTTCCAGTCCCTCCAGCTGGATATGGACCCGTGGGAGAAGGTCCAGATCTCGCCGGTTACGGGTCCGAGCATCATCTACCACGTGAACGATCTGGCCGAGGCCGAGGAGCTGATCATGGATACCATTGATGGTCTCCTGTACATGGATGTCGCGCGGGATTAGAGCATCTTCCACACTGTCGCCGCTGCAGCCAGCTGAGACACGACGTGAACAATCGCGCGCTCGGATGAGACCTTGCCCTTGAGGAAAGCCCACAGCGTCACTGCGGGATTGAAGTGTCCTCCCGAATACTTTCCAACAAGGAAGATTCCGGCCCAAAGAGCAGCGCCAATCGCGATCGGGTCGCCTACGAGCGAAATGACCGACAGCAGCAGAAACGTTCCAAAATATTCAGCTGCAGCGTACGTCCACATTTGATGTTCTATACAGAAAATGAAACGTGGAATGACAAGAGAGCTGTATGTCATGTTGACGATCCATGGCTACCGAATCGCAAAGTCCGCAACCGATCCTTCTATCAAGAAGGCGCTTACGGTCAAACCCTTCTCCCTCATCAACCCTCACGCCGTTCCACGATATCCAGTGTATCATGAAGATAAGGAACATCTCTACCTTCCCAAGCACTATGGGATCGACAAGTTCGGAGCCGTTCCCACGACACGCGATGTCGGACAAACAGCCGCCCAACACTGGGAGTTCGCAGGGTCCATTCGACCAGCTCAGCGCCCCGTGGTCGATTCCTTCCTCCTTCCCAAACCCCATGACGGAATCTTGTCCCTCCACACAGGAGGGGGCAAGACGGTCTGTGCGCTATACATCGCCTCTCAATTACGTGTTCCTGCGCTGGTCATTGTCCACAACACCTTCCTCCGTGACCAATGGGAGGATCGCATCAAATCCTTTCTTCCGAAAGCGAGAATCGGGAGGGTGCAAGCGGATGTGTGCGATGTAGCGGATCGGGACGTGGTCATCGTTATGTTGCAGACACTTTCTATGAAGGAATTGAATATAGATGTATTCAAGCCGATTGGGTTGGTCATCGTGGATGAGTGTCACCATATCGCATCTGAGGTTTTCGTTCAGGCACTACCGAAGGTCACTTCTCGATATATGCTTGGGTTGTCTGCGACGCCAGATCGCAAGGATAAACTAATGTATGTTATTCACTGGTTCTTAGGGCCGCTGCTCTACAAATCCGAGACCGGTGATTCCGTGGATACCAAGGTCCGCGTGGAGGTCTATCCGTATGTGAACGACGATCCTGAGTTCAACAAGGTGGTGCTCAGCTCGCAGGGCTTTGTTTCGGTGCCGATCATGGTGAACAAGTTGGCAGACTGCGTGGATCGGACCGAGTGGTTATGTCGGATCATTGAGGACGTCTGCGAAGAGGGTCGTCAGGTGCTGGTCTTGTCCGATCGGGTCGATCATTGCAAGGACATTCTGGAGGGACTGTCGCCTGAGATCAGAGAGACGGCGTGTATCTTGTCGCAGAAAGTCACGTCGGCCAAGCGGGCCGAGTTCTGTGCCGACAAGACCATCTTGATAGCAACGTATTCCATGTGTAAGGAGGGATTTGATGTCCCCACCTTAAACACCTTGGTGATGGCCACACCGAGGCCAGATATTGATCAGATTGTTGGGCGTATTCTGCGAGTGGAAAAGTCAGTCCGCAAGATTCATCCGCTCATTGTGGATGTGGTGGATCCTCAGTTCCGCCGTCAGTTTGGTGCGCGAAACTCCCTGTATCGCAAGAGAAACTATACCGTGACTAAGATGACTTTGCCGGGGCGACCGGTAGCACCACCTTCGCCACCACCGGAGGCTTCGGGACCGAACCCATTCTTGGAGGAGGCTCCAGAGGACTGACGAGTCCACCCAGCTCGTTCGCTGAATCTACGAAGATCTCAATCTTATTGAGTCCATTCGTCTCCTCCGGCTTGGAGATGTCCATGTATTTTTCCATGCGGTGAGCAAACTCACCTGCGACTGTGCTCGGAATGGGCGGGCTCAGTTCGGCCAGACGGTCGTACTGATCCTTGACATACTTCAGGAAATCACCCGGCTGCATACGCTGCTCGCGGGGCAGGCGCATCTCCACGTTGATGAAGCGGTAGAGCTTAGAGTAATGGATACCCGACATGCGGTGTCCCTCCGCCCGCTTAGCCCAACCGAAATACGTGCCAATCGTATTCAGAATACCGATGGCAAGAGACGCAACACCGAGCGATGTCGCAGCAAGCTGGGCATTTCCCGCGAACAAGCTGGACGAGCCCGCGTTCAAGAATGCAACCGCGCCCGACCCCACAATCACCGGCAGATCAATATAGACCTTGCGGCGACTGAAGATACTCTCCGCCTTCTTGTGCATGATGGCAAGACCGTTGGCCTTTTCTCCTGTCTGAGCAAAGTAGTCCTCTAAAGTAATCGTCCACGTTACATTCTGTCCTATGTCAGTAGCGCCGTCTCCCATTTGAATTTCTAACGCGAAGATTAATGGCGGGACCCGCTGTCTATATTGTGTTGGGACATGGGAGTGACAAATGTGATCCAGTTACACACGTACCTATACGCGAACAACTTCCCGCTGGCGTTACTGTGGTTGAACGCGCAGTCTGTGGTGCGTATGTCATGGCCGACGACCTTAAGGAGCTTGCTGATAAGATCGTAGATCCTGCGAATCTTAGTACAATCCAGCAGGTAGACCCAATAGCTATCCGCTCGCTGCTTGGTGTAATGGGAATTCATAGATCGGATTCTCCCGATGCAATGACGTCCAGCATTGTAAAGGCAACAATAACTTTTTTATTGGATTGGGTAAGTCCTTCATTGATTAGGATTGAACCGAGTGGACTTATAGCAGTCCCTCTACGTCGACCCCTACCTATAGCAATTATGTGGACCGACCCGAGCATTCCACTCGATCGTAGCAGGTTCTTACACATGTACTCAGATTCGGTATATCCGACTCGTGCCGAGATGGATGCCGCATTAAATCAAGCTGGGATTTACGGTGATCGCATAACATGGGATATGTACATGACCTTCAGACATGCTATAGCCAAGTCTGAATATTTCTTACCGGTGACGCAGAAGTTTCCAGGAGTATATTACCACATAGTGTGTCGCGACGTAGATCCGATATGTCATGAAAATGCCGTAGCAAGCCGTTCAGCATCTGGATCGGCAACTGGACGAACCCCCGAAGATATTCAGAATGCTACTATCAATGATATTATCGTTCGGCGAGTTAATGGACATAAAGTCGTAGGCAAACTTGCTGCCGCGCTTCCGTACACTGAATTCACACAATTTTTTGATAAGCTTATAATCCACGTACTCAAGAAAAATCCTACTATACCACGTAGCAATGCACTGTGTCTTCCAAACGTTGACCTTCTCGGATTAATGATTGATGTAATGAAAGAATCTACAAATCCTGGTCAATATAGAGCTGAAATGTATAAGGCGATTGATGAATGCAGTCCTGGTCTGTCAGACACAGAAAAGGACGCAGCCTTCGAGGGTGCAATTAATGAATCGATTAAGATGAATGTGATCGAAATATTGGATGGAAATCCTGAGCTGATGTTGAAAGAAATTCGTCAAACAATACAGAAGATTGAAACGATTGTTGTAACTTACCCGCAGATTGCACCCGCCCTCGAACGTATTCGGCAGACGTTGAAGAAACTTGAAGCAGAGGTCTCCCAGCCCCTCGCTCCGGTGCCGCCACAGCCTGCTCCGGTGCCGCCACAGCCTGCTCCGGTCGACCGTCCGTTACAAATAGGCGACCGTGTCCGCATCACTAATTCAGATAACCCTATACGACGCGCAGAGCGGTTTATTATCTTGCGGCGCCCACTTCCAACCGACCTAAGTAGTCGTGGAGCAAAGTTTGGAGCCGATGTATGGATGTGTGAAGAGGTAGATTCAAAAAAAGTAGTAGCGATCCGTGAAACAAGTCTTGGACTCGCCCCGGTCCAACAGGGTGGTGCGCTGTGGCCTCCCAAGTATTACAAGGGCCTGTCCACTCGCCGGAAGAGACAACGTCACCGGGAGATCACGTACCGTAAGAAACTCTCGTGGAAAGATCCGAAAGCCTACCGCCCCTTCAAGACCGACCGCGGAGTTACTCAGCGCAAGCCGTCCTCCTACACTTCCCGGTTTCATTCCAAGTATCCGGGAGTCACCGGTATTCCCGCGATCGCCAAGGCAACCGGCGTATCTGCCGACACCCTTCACAAGGTATATAATCGTGGATTAGCCGCCTGGAGAACAGGTCACCGCCCCGGTGCCTCGCAGGAGGCGTGGGGTATGGCTCGAGTCTACTCCTTCGTGCTCCATGGCAAAACGTGGAGAACTGCCGATAAAGATTTAGCGAATAAATGACAATGAAGAGGTTTCGCGCACGAGTGGCAGCCCGTGCTGCAGCTCGACAGGTTTCTGCAAGAACAAATACGGGGCCACCGGTGTCCTCCCTCCTCATAAATACTGCCGGATGTCAGCTGTGGCTGGATGCTTCTGATACATCAAGTAGGACCCTTTCAGGTCAAAATGTTACAGCGTGGAATGATAAATCAGGGAATGGCTATCACATGAATACTTCTACTGCAGCAGCAGTTTGGACAGGTAGTGCTGAATATCCAACAATTGGTACATCTATTAATGGACTACAAACTGTAAATTTTAGAGCTCAAGCAGGACTCAAGCAATCTACCGTATTAGATGGGGCTAAAAATATATTTTGGCTTGGACGTATAGCAGCTCCTGTTGGTTCAGGGGGCGGAGATACTTATTTTCTTTTAGGAAATGATACAAGTTATGATTGGCATGGAAATCCATATGGAAGTACATTTCTACATCCAAATGCAGCAAATTCAGGTATATATAACGCATCGCCTGCCTCTCTTTTTACAACCGATGCAAATGCCATCTTAAATACGACATTTTCAAGTGTTCGACTTCCCTCTGCTCCAAACGTATCTTTATTGAGTGTCGGAGGTATTACTGGACCTACCCCATACAAGGGTATTTGTTATGACCGCGCAAATCATATTGGATGGTGTGGCGATCTCGCAGAAGTGCTTGTGTTTTCTAACGCTTTAAGTACACCCCAAAGACAACAAGTCGAAGGCTACCTTGCGTGGAAGTGGGGTCTTCAGGCGCACTTGCCCGGCGATCACCTGTATAAGTCTGCAGCTCCGACGTAAATAAACCCATAAAACATCTCCCTGTATCATAACAATGCAGTTTGACTACCGTGGGACCATCGTAAATAAGAGTCAGCCCGTTGCGACCCTTCGCAAGCTGACTAAGATTATCACAATTGATTCGGCTGACCGTGACACGGGTCTGTTTGTCAAGGTCAATGGTGGCGCCACTGTCTCGGATGCTGGCGACTACACGGTCTTCCTTCCTCGTGTGTACGAGAAGGTGACGAAGATCTCCCTCCTGTCGGCGACTGTTCAGGCGCCAGTGGTGCTGTCGACGAGTGCCACGAACATTGGTTTCCAGCCGACGGACACCTACATCCTGATGGGTCTGGAGGGACTGAATCGCAAGGATGAGACGGCTCCGGGTGCTGACCGTTCCGGACATGTGGATTCGTGGTTTGCGAAGCTGTCAAACGATGTGGGTATAGCGCAGGGTGGATGTACTGTTGCGAGCGCTGCGACATCTGGATCGGCTCCTAACGTGATTACAACGTATACGACCAGTCTGACCCACGGTCTGTTTGTAGGACAGACAGTGTGTATCACGGGTACCAACAATGCAACACACAATATTGCGTTCGTGCAGATTGCAACGGTCCCGTCTCTGACAACGTTCACTGTTCTCAACGCATCGTCGTCGTCCACATCTACGGGTGGCACGGTGTTCATTCCTGGAACGTTGTTTTACAATAACAATACGTATGATGAGCAGGTTGTTGAATATTCCCCTCCAATTGGACGTCTTCAGCGTCTCCATGTGACCCTCCGTCGTCACCTGCCTCCCGCGAGTGTGGGTACGATAACTCCTCTGGGAGCTCCGATCGTATTCGGAGCTGCACAGAATAGCTTCACATTTGAGATTGAGTACCTGGATAACGGATTTGATGACTTCTCATCCATGTCCACCCGTCTGGGACCTAACGCCCGCGCATAGACCGACCAAGGGTGACAAACGTATCAAACGTAAACAGGAAAAACACACCCGTAGCAATGTACAGGAGCATATCCTGGGTTGTCGCCGGTGCATAGCCTGTGCGGTTCTGCTCAATCAGCCGAAGAATACGGTCCAGCTTGGAGTCGTCACCTCCACCGCCGTTCATGGCAAAGTGCTCCCGGACACGGTCGCGCACGCTTCCTTCCCCCGGCTGCCGAAAGGTAGGCAACCTGGGATCCAGGGGAGCCTGGGGCAGGGGCTTCGGGGTCGCGTTAAAGGAGACGGTTTCGGGATCCGTATCCAGCGGGAGGGAGGACGTGACGGACTTGACAAGTTCGCTGTGCTTGTCCTTCTTCTCGACTACGAAGGTCTCCTTCTCGGGCTGTTCCGTTGTCACTTTCGCTCGGGAACCAAATGGCGAGCCGAAGGCATCTTCAAGACTTGAGTAGTTCATACTCCACTTGTTCAAAGAAACACAGAAAAATATGGGAGAACTATAAATGCTGTCTGCTCGCAATGAACTCTTTGTGGTCGGCGCACTGATTGCCTTGATCGCGTTTGGTCCCCGCATCCAGGCTGTTCGCGACATCCTGTCGTCGTCGGTTGGAAAGGCGGCCGCTCTGGCGGGTATTGTGTATGTGCACCAAAAGGTCAGCTGCGCGGCTGCTCTCCTGCTGGTAGTGTTGTACGTTCGTTGCCAGGGTTCGAGCTGGGAGGGCTTCACCACCCCCACGGCGACGGTGGCGCCGACAATGAGCTGTCCGGACGGCTATGCGCTTGATGCGGTTACCAAGACCTGCATGCCTTCCTCGAGCATGTCGGGCAGCGTGCCTGCTCCCCCGGAGTCTTCTATGGGAGCCAGTGTGACAACCCCGCCTCCCAACTCGGCGGTTAGCACGGCTCCGATGACAACACCGATGCCGACAATGCCTCCGGTGATGCCGCCTACGTCTGTCGGTGGCCCCCAGCCGTCGGGTGGATCGTCATCGACTGTGGCCCCGGTCTAGTAAAATATCATACACAGACAATGAAGAAGCTATCTCTCCTGGACGCAATCAACAACAATAAGTTTTTCATTGGCGTGATGATGATCTTGCTCAATATCGGATCTCGCCACCTGGTGGATGAATTCAGCGGAGATGAAAAGGAGTACAATCGCAACATTCTGTTGAGGAGGATTGCGATCTTCGCCGTATGTTTCATCGCCACTCGTGATGTAATTTACTCTACCCTGCTCACGGCAGGATACATTATTATTGCGTCGGGTGTGTCGCGTCGCAGTGCTGAGGGCATGGCCAATCCTGAACCGGTCGATCCGGGCAACTCCAAGGCAGATTACCCTGCGTACGATAAGTCTGCGCCCCTGTTGTTCTAGTAAAATGGACTTGAACGGTCCAGGGTAACATAACTGTGCCATGGATCTCCACTCTCTCTTTCTTCGAGAGCGCCCAGATGGAACTTCTCTCTTCGACCTCTTCTTAACCGAATGCCAGAAATGGTACAATGAACCCGCTCATACCTTCACAGAGATGCGAACGCGAGATAACAAGAAAGTTCGCGGCGATGTCTTTGAGGAGTTCTGCGTCAAGTATCTCAAGCATGTCCGCAAGTTGACAAATGTATGGCTCCTCAAGGATGTGCCTGAGGAGCTGCTGACGAAGCTATCTCTCAAACGCCCGGATGTCGGTATCGACATCGTGGCGGAACACGATGGCAAGTATTATGCGGTTCAGTGCAAGTACAAGCAGCACGTGAGCCACAAGAAAAATGTAGTGACGTGGAAGCAGCTCTCCACCTTCTACGCATTGGTGCTGCGAACGGGACCCTGGGCACAGTACATCGTCATGACAAACTGTGACTATTGTCGGCATATGGGAAAGAAGACTGCAAAAGATGTATCGATTTGTTTGAAGACATTTCAGAACATCACGCAGGAGCAGTGGGTTCAGATGTGTGAACTAAAGGGAGAGGCCCTTGCACCGACAACTGCTGTGCTCACACCCGACGAGCTTCGTGCGGCTCGACTAGCACGGTTTGCTTAGCGGCGACGAGTAGCCTTGCGCACCTTACGGCTTCCCTTACGGCCCTTGCGCGTCTTGCGACGACGACCGCCATCAAAACTTTTTCCGTGCGCCTTGATCCAGGCAGCCAGGATCGCACCCTTGGCGACCTCAGAAGCAGCCTCGTACTTCGCCTTGGTTGCCTCAGACGCCTCTGCCTTGAACGCATTCAGAGGACCATTGACCTTGCGCTCAAGGATCTCCTTCACCTCCTCGCGGAGACCCATTGCCTCACCGACTGTAACCGACATCAGCTTCTCGTACGGGAGCTTCTTCTCCCAGTACTTGAACGCCGCAATGCCCTCAGGACCCATATCGCTCTCGTCGCCATCTTGGTACTCAAACGGGGGCTTCGGCGTACCATTGTCATAATCCAGAACATATCCGGCGAGCTCGCGATGCGTCATTGCGCCGTACTTGTCGTCGCCATCCTCATCCACCAGCGAACCCTCGGCGAGATACTTGGCGGCCTCCGCGGCGGACATTGCTTCGGCCTGCGCCTCAGTAATTTCATACAGCTTAACCATTTATCCTAAACGCAGGTTTTTTTAGAGCTTGATGACGACACTGTTCTTGCCAGTGGATCCCGCATTCTTCTTGGGGTTGGCTCCACGCAGGGCAGACGCAGGAACTGCCGCAGGAGGACCCTGGCCCTGAGGCACAATGACCGACTGCTTAATGTTCTTCAGGAGCTCATCGATGTTCGGAGGGGCCCGCATCTCCTGAGCCGGGGGAGCCGGAGGAGCAGGAGCCGGTGTGGGGGCAACCGTCCTCACCTTCGCACCACCACCAATCTTGACCTGCTTATCGGCCGCGGGTTGCTTGGGGATCATGGCCGGAGGAGGACCCGGGGGCATACCCGACTGCATGAAGCTCATGAGACCGGCAAGCGGGTTGGTAGCCTGGGGAGGCGGGGGAACGTTAGCCGTGGTACGCATTTGCTGGGTCTGGTTCTGCATGGCCGCAGCCGCCAGGGAACGGGCAATGTCCGGGTTCTGACGCATGATGTCGTCAATGTTCGGGATCGGCGCCTTGCGGGTCATCTGGTTGGTCAGGTGGACCATGTACACCATCATACACGCACGCATGGGGATCTTGACCAGCGGGTGCATCTTCAGGTTCTCGCCATACTGATCGTACAGCTCCTCAAAATCATCCTCCAGATCCACGACGTTCATCTGGGCCGACTCGGAGAGACCGTCAAGCTGAAGACCAAATGCCTTGAGCAGAGTTACGTGCTTGGAACCATATTCCAGTCCGCTCATGGCCGTCACGAACCACTCGGAGAACTGCTTGATGGTCGCGTCCATGGACTTCTCGCGCTTGATGAACTCCAGCTCCATCTTCATCTCCTCCAGAGGCGAATCCATGGTGAAGCGCTTCCGCATCGGGACACCCATCTTGGACAGGCGCTCAAACTTACGGAGCACCTCATACTTTTCTTTCATCATGGCTTCTTCCGAGACCTTGCGGGGCGTGACCGACGGCGCGTAAGGCTCAGCATTAAAGTTATTCATTCCACCCATGGAAATGGGACCAGTGTCCTCGGAGGAGGGCACGAGCTTGGGCGCAGGAGGCGGCCCAGGCACCACATCATCAAACGTGATGGTGGGGAGGTCAACGGTTTCCAGATTAGCGATTCCTGCGGATTGTGGATTTACGAGCAAGTCTACGTCCATTCTTACTTCTTGACTTGGGCTTCCTTCTGTAAGTTAGAACGCGAAGAGTCCCTTCGGCTCCCTGTAGGTCCGGCGACGGCGACGCGTCTTCCGGCGGCCACCTCTTGTTAGGTTGCGAAACGTACTACCTGGTCTAAAAGCCCGATCCATCGCCTGAGCGGGTGTAACACCCCTACTTGCTCTTGCTTGTGCCGAACGTACAGCTTCCGCATCAGTACTGTATTGGTTAGATACTGTAGTCTGGGCCAACCTAGAAGCCGCAGCCGCCCGAGCCTGAGCAGCCGCTGCATCTGCAGCTGCCTTATTAGCAGCCCTCATGGCACGCGGCGTGTTAGCATTCGCTGCCTTCAGGTTTGCAGTGGCTGCACTCAGTTCGGCTGCCTGATCAAGGGTTGCGCTTCCAGATCCAGGAACACGAATAGAAAGCGGACCGGCTAATGGAGGCGGTGTTAGTTCGGCGCTTGAAGGCGTACCAGCCGCGGAGGCCGGCGTATCTTCACCACTTGAAGGGGTAACCGGAGCAGGTACAGGATCCTTGGCCGCCGCAGCCCTTTTTGCTGCGATGTCTGCTTTTGCGCGAAGTTCATTTGCTTTGCTACGAGCAGCACTCGCGTCTGCTTGGGCTTTAAGAACTAGTTGATGTACATCCTCCGCGGAACCTGGATCGGGTACCACAGGAGTCTCGACTACCAGGGGATCAGGTACGGATACACTTGAAGGTGGTATCGGTCGCCGTGCGACTGGTACGCGTCGTGCTGCCGCCTCGGCCTCTGCTTGCTGGAGGGAATTGAGCGCTGGTGCCGGGGCAACCGGTGGAGGAGCCGAAGCAGGATCAGGATCTACAGCCGGGGCCGCAGGGCCCTCTGAAGGAAGTAGCGGTTTTTTTGATCGTGCGGTCATGCGACGAATTCTCGCTCGTTCTGCTGCGCGCTGCTGCGCTTTCAGAGTTCGTTTTCGCTGAGCCCGCGCCGCAATCTCTTCTTCATCAATCTCTTCGCCACCATCTTCTTCATCCTCCTCAATCGGGGCGCGCATGTCTGGGGCCAAAACACTCCGAGGACCGGGAGCCAGAGGAGCCGGAGCCGGAGGACCGGGAGCCGGAGCCGGAGCCGGAGGAGCAGGACCGGGAGCTGGAGGACCGGGAGCCGGAGCAGGAGGACCGGGAGCGGGACCGGGAGCCGGAGGACCGGGAGCCGGAGCAGGATCCGGAGCAGGACCAGGAGCCGGAGGACCAGGAGCCGGAGGACCGGGAGCCGGACCGGGAGCGGGACCGGGAGCCGGAGGACCGGGAGCCGGATCCGGAGCAGGACCAGGAGCCGGAGGAGCAGGAGGAGCCGGAGGAGCAGGAGGAGCCGGAGGACCGGGAACAGGAGGGGGCCTTGGAGGATTTGCTGCTTCGTTGATTGCCTGTTGATATTGAAGCTGATCTACAAAGGTCGGCTTGGGTACACTGGGAGGAGGGGGAGGAGATGCTGGGGGTAGCGGTAAGAGCTCACGATTGACTGCAAATCGAGCGGGTCCCTCCGCCTCCTTTTTCTTGGCTGCCTCAATTCGTAGTCTGATTTTCTCTGCGCGAACAGACGCAATATCAATCTTCTCCCGGTTCGACTTCATAAAAAATGCCAAACATTCTTCTACTTCTTCTATCGTCACACCTCGTTTAAGAATTTCCTTTATCTCGATGGGAGTTATCTTTTTCTTATCTTTTACTCCACGATCTAACCAATTTCTAACGACTGCTCGGCATTTCTTATTTGGAGCAACTGCTCGGGGAGTAAGTAATAATTCGCTTCGATCGTTATAATATTGAGCTCGTTGTTTGGCCGTCATATCTGCCGTACGTTCAGCATCTTCAGGCGAGGGGACATAGATTGGATTACCTTGCTCGAACGGATTCCGAGCTGCATCTTCGAACGGATTGCCTCTGGCTTCAGGTAATCGTAAATCTATCTCGGCCATGCGGTCAATCCCGGGCACAGAAGCTACGGGCGCCACAGCAGGAACTTCAGCAGCAGGAGCCGCAGCCGGAGCCGCAGCCGGAGCCGCAGCCACAGCGGCAGGGTCCTTCTTTTTTCTTCTAAATGTGTTCCTCAAACTAGAGAAATAACCCCGTGCAGGAGCCGCAGCAGGAGCCGGAGCCGCAGCAGGAGCCGCAGCAGCCGCGGGTGGTTCTCCCGAAGGAAGGGGAGGAAAGGCCGCAGCAGGAGCCGCAGCAGCCGCGGGTGGTTCTCCCGAAGGAAGGGGAGGAAAGGCCGCAGCTGGAGCCGCAGCCGGAGCAGCCCCAGGGAACTCCCACTGTGTTACACCCGTGCTCTCGTTAGAATAGTACGGTGTTCCATTATCAGAGTATTGTATCCAGCCAGGGGGAAGACTCACAACAGGAAAATCCCACTGTGTTACACCCGTACTCTCGTTAGAATAGTACGGTGTTCCATTATCAGAGTATTGTATCCAGCCCGGGGGAAGACTCGCAGCCGGAACCGCAGCCGGAACCGCAGCCGCAGCTGGAACCGCAGCAGCCGCATCAGCAGCCGGAGCCGCCACAGCTGGAGCCGCCACAGCTGGAGCCGCCACAGCTGGAGCCGCCACAGCTGGAGCCGCCACAACCGGAGCCGCCACAGCTGGAGCCGCCACAGCTGGAGCCGGAGCAATGCCTTGGCGTTTCATTTCTTGGATCTTAAGTTCGGTCACGGCGGCGGCAAGCGCCAAGATGGCGGCCGTGCTTCCGAGTGCAATCTCAGCCATTGTATTTGGAGTATATTTAACTCTTCGTATGTTCTAATACCCAGAGACCCTGTAAGAATGAATCAGCAAGATCGTCCTTCTTTGGGTGCTTGGCGAAGTGCTCCTGGTTCACCGCAGGAACAAGCGCGTATGCGTGAGTTATGCCTGTCTTTTTGCGACCTTTATACGATGCAGTTGAATCTTCCACGGTCACTATGTTGGACAGCTTGTGAGTCGCTGACACACCCGAGCACTGAAACCCACGACACGAAAAATACATCTGGATCATTGCCTGGACTCCAAACATCCGCCGATCCATCTGGTTCTCCAACGCAACCACTGTTGCTCCCTTCCAAGAAGCCATCCGCGCATCCAGGCTCTTGATAATGGCCGGCGCCAAGTCCAGGACAGATCCCTGGATTGCTGACGACACGCACTTCTTCCAGGTGTTCTGCTTGCGGTGATTGTAGAGCAGCCCAACCAGATCAGCCTTCTTGGTTGCGTCCGTGGTCAGTCCCTCCTCAGCGATCTGGGCCTGGAGCTCGGTGGGAGACAGCTTGTTGATCTCAGCTTTTGTGACCTTCGCCTTCTTCTTTGGCGTATGCTTGGCACAACTAAAAAGACCGTTACTTGCGTGCTCATATCGAGCCGACGTGGCGCATTTGTGACACCTAGGAGCACCGACACCTGCCTGCTCTCCTAGTACGTCAATGATGTTCCAATCCACGATGGTGACATCTGTGCGGCTTGTGCCGTCCAAGACACAATAGGCTAAGTTCCGTAATCCGATATCAAACGAAATAACTTTCATTGTGTATCTTGTACTGTTAAGAGTAAATGAGACAGCTCTTTACGGATGGCGTTAACTCAATAGCCCATGTTGGATTGGGCGTAGTGAGTGTCTGGAATCCAGTTCTACTTATTATCTTTTTTGCGTATCAGTTTTTCAAGCATCCCAAACTAAGTGATGCGTATGCGGGCATCCTGGAGTTTTTGATTGGTTACGCAGTAGCTTCCAGTTTACTCTAATTCGCTGTAAATGTCGCCCTGCGAACTCTGGTAGAAGATCCCTCGTGCAGATCCAGTTGCCTGGGTCAAGAGTGCTGTCTCATTTGTGTACACCATGGCACGCAGCCAGGTCTTCTTTGCCAACTTGTTCTGAAGCAGCGGATACTCAATTAGCTTGTCCACTAACTTGGCGATGGATGCTTGCAACTGCTTCCGCTGTGCAATCCGAGGAACCTTCTTCAGCTGGTCAGGTCGCGACAATTCCTCAATCTTCTCCTCGACAACATTTCGAACGGCAGAGGAATACTGGCAAATCACCATATTGTGTCCAGAAGCGACCGTATCCAGAACATCAATGATTGCATTCACCTCAGCTGTCAATGAGGGTCCAGATCTAGACCTGACACGCTTGTACTGAATCTCTTCGAATGCCTTGAGCTTGGCGCGAACCTTGATTGCACTCATGGATAACTGATGTGCCGCGATGGCTAGCTTGGGAATTTTCTTGGGCGGAGTTCGGTCTCCAGGTGGTGTGATCATGTTCACATGAATCCGATCTTCCCAGCCAAGGAACGGAATCAAATGATGGCGAAGAACGTCAACGGGCAGAAGATCGAAGTAGGTGGGCTTTCCCACGGTCTTGTGGTAGATGAAGCGAGAGAGAGACATTGTGTACGACGGTAACTCTTTCCAGTTAGGACCAAACAGATCCGTTTCACGTCGCCACACGGGCTCCTCGGTCCGTCGCCTACGCCGTCGCCTTCAGCAGGGAGATCAGGATGTTCTTGGAATCCGCCTTGCCGTAGGGGATACCGCGAGTCGTCAGCAGCTCCTGAAGCTCCTTCTTGGACTTGTCCTGGAGACCATCCGTATCCAGGGGTGCCGGGGGGCCCGAGACAACCTCTGTCTCCTTCTCCACCGACAGGCGGTCATCCTCCTCCTCCTCATCAGAGGTCGGGATCTCAGCGTGCTGGAGAGTCTCTGTCGGCTCCGGAACGGTGGCCAGCTCGATCTTCGGTCTGACCACGGTTGTCATCAGCGTCTGGTTCAGATCGCCAATCACCAGTGCGATCGAATTCATGTTCTGGAACAGGCGCGTCTGCTGCCAGTAGATCCAGCCCACCATACCCGCAAGAACGAGGACCATGGACGCAAGAAGCGCGATTGAGGCGTGAAGGAACTCCATTTATACCGAGGGCGGGGAAAGGTTGTGGCTCCTTAAACGAAGTCATCCTCCAGATATCCCGACATCCGACGGGGTCTAATCAAAGGACAGACCCAGGCTCCAATAACCGAACCGACTATACATGTGGCCACAAGTCCGACCACGACGATCGCGATGAGGTTATCCTCATCCATTACCTTTCTTTCCCTGTTAAAGGTAAATGGGTCGTAAGAGCTTCATGAAGTCAATCCGCAAGATGTTCGGCGGCGACGGTCAGTTTGGAGTGGGAGACGCACTTCAAACTGCAGCGATTGTAGGTGCGACCACTGCATACAACCGGGCCAATCCTGAGTCCGGTGTGATGGATACTCTGGCAACTGCGACCAAGTACGCTGCGTATTTCTTCGGAGGCCTCCTGGTATTCTTCATTATCTTCATTATCATTGCGGTCATGTTCGGCAAGAGAACAGACCCAACTCCTCCTGCGGATGCGACAGACTCTGCGTCTGGAACTCCACCTCCAGCGTAAATAACCTTGCTCTCTCAATAAATGGCCAAGAAGGGAGGTGCGTTTATTGAGACAATGGTTGCTGCCGGTGTCGGTGCCTACGCTGCGAAGACGTCTTCGTCAATGAAGGGACTGTTGTGGACGCTGGCTAAGTACGTGCTGGTTGTGATGGTGATTTCGTTCATTCTGTTCTTTGTTCTTAAGATGATGTCCACGGAGAATTTCGTGCCTCTCACCCCGTCCGCGAAGGGTGATGAGAAGGTGACGACTCCCGCTGGGAATACGATCCTTCATTGATAGCAGTTCTTGTAGGGACGGCAGCTCGCCTTCTGCGTAAAACCCATGCGCTTGCACGGCGTCTTCTTACAATACGCCCTCGACATCAAACGCTTCTTCTTGAATCTCCGTGTTTTGTTGCGATCTGGCATTTATATCTGAACTACTAATAAATGAAGATGCCCAAGATGCCTAAGATTCCTATGTGGGGGTGGGCCGTGCTCGTTCTTGCTGTTGTCTACTACGTGTTTCTCCGCGAGGGCATGGCGATGCCCAAGAACCCCGAGCCGACGGTTGTGGATACGGATGCGAAGAAGAAGACTGACTAGAAATCCTCATCCAGGCGAAGGGGGGCATTGGATGACACGCGGGAATAGTCTGATACCTTCTTCTCAAAGAAATTGGTCTTGCCTTCCAGCGAGATCAAGTCCATGAAGTCAAATGGATTATGAGCACCAAAGATCTTCGGCGCGCCCAACTGGACCGCCAACCGATCCGCCACAAACTCAATGTACTGCGACATCATCTTAGAATTCATGCCAATCAGAGAACACGGAAGCGCGTCGCAGATGAACTCCTTCTCCAGCTCGACGGCGTGCTTGATGATCTGGTGAATGGTCTCCACCGATACCTTGTTCTCCAGCGTGTGAAACAGGGACACTGCGAACTGAGTGTGAAGTCCCTCGTCGCGAGAGATGAGCTCGTTGGAAAACGTCAGGCCCGGAAGGAGTCCGCGCTTCTTGAGCCAAAAAATCGAACAAAAAGCACCCGAGAAGAAGATGCCCTCCACACAGGCAAATCCCACCAGACGGGTCGCAAAGGACTTGTCAGATCCCATCCATTCCAGCGCCCATTCGGCCTTCCTTTCAATGCAGGGAACCGTGTTGATGGCATTGAACAGCTTGGCCTTCTCCTCCTCATCCTTGATGTAGGTGTCAATCAGCAGAGAGTATGTCTCCGAGTGGATGCCCTCCATGGCGTTTTGGAAGGAGTAGAACAGCTTGACCACTTGCGAGCTGACTTCGCCCTGGAAACGGGTCACCAGATTCTCCATGACGATGCCGTCCGACCCAGCAAAAAATGCCAATACGCGCCCAATGAAATGCTTCTCATTTTCGGTCAGCTTGTTCCAGTCAGACATATCTTTAGAAAAGTCAATCTCGTCGGGCGTCCAAAACACGGCGACGCTCTGCTTGTACATCTTGTAGAGGTGCTGCTCCGACGACTTGATAGGGAAGAGAGTGAAGGACATCTATACTATTAGCGGAGAATACACTTAAACCTTTGTCTCCCTTTACTACAATGAGTAGTACGTCCAACGTCCAGAATTTGCTGTCAAATGTGTTTCGCCCCACATTTGTCTACAATCCTATTTCGAGCAACTACCAGTCCAAGCTCGAGCTCATCAATATCGATACTGTCTCCGCCAATATGATCACAACGTACGCGGTGAATGTGAGGGATTCCGCGTCCAATGCATATGTCGGAAGCGGCGCGGGAAACCCAAACTCGTCTCTTGTTTCGAGCTCAAACTCTAACAACACATTTGTAGGAACAAATGCGGGTACGGGATCTCAGAACGTATCGGACGGCGTTCTGCTTGGATATCGCGCGGGAAGCGCAGGAGGTGGAGTGGGTAGTATTTCCATTGGAGCCGACACTCTCAATGGCGGAAACTCAAACATCTACATTGGTTACGGAACCGGCATCTCTGCGGGAAACAACAATATCTTTATCGGACCTGGTATTGTACCCGCATCTAACACCAGCAATACTCTCATAATTGGAAACGGAGGCACGCCAACAATCATTGGGGATCTCGTCGGCCACCGCGTTGGTATCAATATGTCAAGTCTCCCTGTTACCACTCCCCCGGTCTCATTGGATATCGACGGATATGCGCGCGTCCAGAATGGCGGTCTTGGCATCAATAAGTTGCCTGGTTCCTACACATTGGACGTGAACGGCGACATGCAGGTCTCCGATGGCTACGGAGTCTTAACCTTCACACACGACGATTCAAACAATTCCGTTACGACGATCAGTAATACGACTTCGTACCCCAACTGTAACGCAACACTGCGAGTTACAGGTGGATTCTTTTCGGCAAGGGGATTTGCGAATGGAGCCACGTACTCTATTCCGTTGAAAAAGGGAATGTTCATGGTCTCTGCAATTTCCAGTACAAGCGCCCAGGGATATGTAGGTGTCGCATATGACGAGGGAAGTCAGACACTCGTAAGCAGTAACGCTGGGTCATTGATCACCTCCAATGCTGGAAGTGTCGTGGTTAACATAGATACCTACTGGACGGTTACGTACTTCCTGTCACTTTAAACTTGTCCACAATCTTGCGGATGGACACTGAGGAGACCCCTGACGCAGCGGACACGCGAGGAATCTGGCCTCCCAGTACCGAGCAGACCACGCCAGCCACAATGGTCTTGGGTGTGTGCTCCATCTCGGGAAGACCCTGAAGCATCAGAACGATCGCATCGCGATCTGTGTCGGACAAATCCATGTCCGCACAGATACGCTCGGCAATCCCTAGCTGGGTGCTCAGTACGTTGGATCCGCCATCTGAGAACCGCATCAGCGCCTTACACAGCGAGCGAATGGAGACGTGAAACAGGGCGGCTACTTCTTCGTGCGTACGGGTCGCGTCATGCTGGCGACACGACGTGAAGATTGCCGCAGCCATCAAGGCACGACGAGTTTCTCCACGGGTTTTCTGGGCATCCTCTACCTTCTTGAACAGCGCACATCCATCCATGACAATCGCCTTGGGTAATCCCGCTCGTACGCAGGACTGCTGAATGGCATCAAAGATGCCCATCCAGGATCTCTCTCCGTGGCTTGAGAACGACCACGCAGATAGCTTCGCAATGGACTTCCCCTCCTCCGACTGCTGCCCACCCCTCCGACGCATCATCATCGATCCGTAGGAGGAATCAGGAAGGAGTTCGCTCGTGATCGTCCCCGTTCGGGACGGGTCGTCTTCAGTATTGCCGTAGACTCGCCACTCGGCTCCCTCATCGATAGCAGAGCCCAGAATCGTTCCGCAGAGAGTGCACACGCGTTCACCATCATTGACCACCACGTCATGTTCACACATATGTCTTCATCTTCTTCTGGGTGCGACGACGTCCATTTTTCCTGCGCGTCCTGCGCCGTTTACCAGCTTGTGTCCATCCCTCATCCAGTGGTGGTTGAATGTCTCCGTCTGCTATTATCCCGGGATAAAGAAAGATATTGCCGTCTCCCAATACAAATCTATATCTAGGCATCGCGTCTTTCTTGAGCGATTCTAACTGACTAGTAATTCTTTCAAATATTGCAATTACGTCCGCGTGCAGTCTATCAAGTTCCGCATCTGCTGGCGACCGAGGCAGATCATTAATATGTTTTTCGTGATCTGCCCTTCTCATTTCAAGGCATTTCTTCAATAATGCCAAAAGGTGCTCTTTCTTTGAATCTCTAAACATGGCAGACGACGCTTCCACAAATCTATAGAAGTTCTTATTACACGCCTTTTCACTGTGATACGCAGCAAGCGATTTGGGTTTATACTCTCCCCATCTCGCCAGACTGTTTGCTACAGCTGTATCCGGATCAACCAAAGCCATTACATCTACCCAAGACTTTATCGCATACTTCCCAGAGTGGACGGATCATAGACCTGAGGACGGTAGTTGGTCAGAAGGGGTGGACGGTGTTGAGAGAGCTTGCCACCGGCGGTCTTGAGCCAGGAGATCAGCAAATACTTCTCATCAATGACCCAGACCATATACCCGCCTTGCGATAGGATGTTCATAATGTACTCACGGGCTTCGGTCATTTGAAACAAGGGGTATCCAAACACATACGCAGGGATTTCAAAGACGATATAGGGTGCGTTAGGGGAATGGACGGCCTGTTTGCGGATTTGGCCGTACAGCTGGCTCAACACGGGTCTCATGGCGCGCATGCGTTTCTCGCGGCGTTCTTCGGCCTCGTCCCAGACATCACGAGCTTTCAGCATACTTACATAGATACCCCTAATAATGTTTCCCGCAATTGCACTCGGCGGCGGAGGTGTCCGGGGTGGCATCATGATCGGTGGATTGGCAGCGTTAGAAAAGCATCAACCGCTAGTGTTTCCCAAGGGAATCTACGGGTGTTCGGCGGGGTCCATCTTAGCAACAGCTGTTGCGTACAAGATCCCGGTTCCTGCTATCAGGTTGATGTTCTCAACGGACTTTAACTTGTCTACCATTATTCCCTCCATCAACCTGGCGACCATCACGTCGTTTTCCAAAGAGAAGGCTCTGTTTCCAATGGACTCCTTTACACAGACTCTTCTCAAGGCATTTGACAATCAAGGGATTGATTTGCGAAATGCTGTGATTGGGGACACACCACAAAAGCTCTATATTGTTGCAGCAAACCTGACGACTCGGCGAACGTCGTTGCTGTCAGGAAATGTTCCGCTGTTGGATGCGCTTCGGGCATCGTGCTGTATTCCCTTCGTGTTTCGTCCACAGGTCATCTACAATAGCGTCTACGTGGACGGCGGATTCTTTGTTCACAACCTTCATACGATTGTTCCTCCAGAATGTTTGGTCTTTCACATCAGCCGCTCCGATCTCAAGATTACTCCTGAGCGTGTCAAGGAAATGAGTCTGTCCACGTATGCCGCAACTCTGTACGAATCCTTTCGATCCGAGTCGGTCACAGGAAATGTGGTTTGGTTCAAGAATGATACAGTTATGCTCATGCAGGAGTTGACGGAAGACGACAAGAAACATCTATACGATCAGGGATTTGCTCAGGCATCACGATTCCTTGCCAAACGTCTGCCGGAGGTACTCGGTTAAACCCTCTGTTGTCGCCTTTCCAGTGTAGGTGTAGAGAGACGTAGAGGTCTCCAGCTTGATCGTCGGGTACGCATCAATTTCATACAAGTCCGCTGTGGTCCGATCCTTCTCGGCATTCACTCGGATGAACGAAACCTCCGTATCTCCGAACTGCTTCGGCCCAGACTCTAGCTTCTCCCACTCAGGCATGGCCTTCATGCAGTGTCCACACCAGTCCGTGTGAAAAAAGTACAGGTTAGCCTTATCCTTTTGAACCGTGCGCTTGGGAGCTACCACCGGTTTCCACAGTCTCCAGACAAGATAGGCAAGTACTGTGAGTGCCAGCGCAATAAGGAGAGTGCTCATTACTTGAGAACACGAGAAATTCTGCGCTGTAGCTCAAACCAACGACGATAGGCTTCCTCGACGGTCAGGTTGTCTTTGATTTGTATCCATGCCACATCGGTGGTCATGCGTTCAGGTTCAAATGGGCGTGGATGGATCGTAATCCAACGGCCATTGTAACGGACAAGAAAAATGGAACTGGGGTCCATTGGATAGTATCTTTTGGTAGGTAAGTGGTAAATGGAAATCGTCGCGCGCTCTCTCGCAGCAGTAAGTATCAACTATGCGGTTCATTTCGCGTCCGCGCGCTTCTACGATGCATTCTGTGTTCCCCATACGTTTGCGGAAATCGCGCAAACACTCGTGACGACCGCGTCCCCCGTGTGTTCGACTGCGATTAATGTTGTTCAAATGACCCAATCTAACTACGCTTCTATCATAACCGTTTCCCTCGCAGGTTCTATTGTGAATGCCCTACGAGTTTGTCCGAGTGGTTAAGGAGACAGTCTTAAGATCTGTTGGCGAAAGCCGCGAGGGTTCGATCCCCTCAGCTCGTATCTATTTATTTTTTGCTTCACCTAAAGGTTCAGCTTTTAGACCCGCGGGAATCCTACCAGGTTGGCACCGATGCCGAAGCCGGCACCCGTGCGAGCAGACGCGCCAACGCTAGGCGCATAGATGTCCAGGATGGCGAACGTCGCAGTCGCAACGAGGGCGATCATGCCAACCTCGGCGACCTTGAGGGTCTTGCCTGGGAGCACGAACGCGGCAATCGCCACCGCGAGACCCTCCAGGAGGTACTTTACGAGGCGAGTCAGGATATCGGCAAAATCAACACCGGCGGAGGGGGTGGGCTTCGGCTTAGACTCCATTTGTTTGGTTCTATGGTCCGAAGATTTTTTACACTGCGCCTCCAGAGTAGAGTTTGAAGGAAATGAAGGGCACTCCAAGCACCCACACCGCCCACCAGGGGATGTACAGAGACAGGTACTGCAGAATGACGAAAAAGACGATCGCATGGATCGCAGCGGCGGTCATTCCGGTTCCAATGGACAGGACGACGCCGGGGCACAGCAGAAAGAAGAGGTAGGCTGTTGTGAAGATGTCGTACATTTGTGTTCTTGCGGAGAAAGGACTTTCAAAGGAACCCAGGGAAAGAGTAAATGCCCCGCACCGAGCTCCCTAAGCGCGATGAGTCTGGCCCGATCGACTACCTTGACGAGGACCCCGAGGTGCCCACGCAGAAGTACTGCATTGTGTCCTTCATCAGCCCGGAGAAGGTGATCAAGAACAAGGAGGAGTTCTATTTCGAGAAGTTCGTGGAGTGGATGGACTACGAGTGGAAGATCAAGGGCCTGGAGAACTTCATGGCCTTTCTGTCGAAGAAGTACTCTGTCAAGATTGACGACCTCCTGAAGGATGCCAATGACTTTGTGAGCGTCCGCAAGGAGGAGGTCAAGAAGACGGACATCCGCGAGCAGTACCAGATCTTCCTCCTCAAGAACGAGAAGGATCTCCAGGAGATGTACGATAACAGCGTGGATTTCCGTACGAATATCCGCGGCGTCAAGGTTCGTCGTGCCTTCCCCACGGTGGAGGAGGCGCAGGTGTTCTCCAAGGTGCTTCAGCGTCGCTACCCCAAGGACAACCTGTATATCGGCAAGGTCGGTGCGTGGCTGCCGTGGGATCCCTCGGAGCACCTGATGCCGGAGGTGGAGTATGCCGAGAAGGAGCTGAACGAGCTGATGCGCAAGTACAAGGAGAACGAGGCCAACAAGGAGATGTTCTTCGCCGAGCAGCGCGAGGAGTCCATCAAGGCCCAGAAGGAGGAGAATGAGAAGCGTCGCAAGGCCAACGCGGAGGAGAAGGCGCTAGAGGATGCGTCGAAGGCTGTTCACCCCAGCGAGGGCGCTCACCGTGATTAAAAATAAAGGTAAGATGTAATGGCCGAGCAGACTTTATTTCAGGTTCAATTATCTGATCTAGCGTTCGCTACTCGGGTTGCACGAGGAATTCCTGGACAGCCTCCAGTCGATCCTACGAACTGTGGTCCTGCGTCTGCGTGGCTACTGGGAATTATCAACGATCAAGAAGTTGCTGATATGACACGGACGATGAGAGGATGGTCCCTGGCATTCTGGAGTGCCGCGCTTGATCGTAGATTCCCAAACTTTGTTCATGAGCCACATGCTCAACCCTTAACCCAAGAGACCATTGAACGTGTCGGCAGAAGCATCGCAAATGGGGCTGCGACGCTGATGCTCTCACAAGACACAAGAGACATTGGTCACTACTATGTTTTGAGTAAGAACGACATGGGACTTTTACAGTTATTTGATGCTCAGCGAAATGAGTATATAAGGAGAGCCCCTGCAATTTTTAATCATATTCGTACTGTCTACCACGGAGGAGCCATTGGACAGCCTTTACGTCTTACACTCTTTGGTCAGACTGCTCGTCCCGGAGTGGTGATCCCTCGGGCGCCGGCTGCAGGGGCAGCAGGTCCTTATCAATTTGGTCCGCGTGCACTTGATGAACGCAATGCTGCTTTTTTGAGAGCCCTGGAAGCAGTGAACGCCAACCCCGCAGGGGCTCTTGTCAATGCGAGTATTGCAGATATTCCCGAAGAACGTGCTCCGGGAGCACCTCCCGCCGATCGGGGTCCTGGAGGCATGGAGTTTGAAGGCCCTCCAGCTGCAGCTGGGGCCCCGGCTCAACCCTTTGGATATTTTGGGGCACCTGCTCCGCAACAAGCTCAAAACTTCGGGTTTTTTGGAGCTCCGGCTCCGTATGCGTTTGGAGCTGCGGCCCCGGCACCTGCTCCGCAACAAGCTCAAAACTTCGGGTTTTTTGGAGGACCCGCTCCGCAACAGGCTCAGCCTTTTGGGTTTTTCGGAGCACCCGCTCCGCAACAAGCTCAAAACTTCGGATTTTTCGGAGGACCCGCTCCTTATGGATTTGGAGCTTTTAATGGAGTTGCTCCAGGCCCACCGCAACCAGCAGCATTCAGTCAGGTTGATGGTGGTTCTACTCGCCACCGGTCTTCTTTACCCACACGGAGGGCGGGGCGTTCTTCTTTCGCAAGGAAGATGCGTTATACTCGTCGGCAGCGAGCATTGCGGACTGGAAAGGGCGGTTATCGTTCCACAAAGACTGGTCGCACAGTCTAAAAGGGGGGTGCTCGGAGGCCTTGTACCAGAAGACCTGGTCCTCTAGCTTGTTGGAGGCAACGTTATTGCAGATGACTAAGCCCTCGTAGTTCTCGGTGCACTGGTCCATGAAATCACAGAACATCTCAAAGGTAGGAAACATACCTGCGTAATTCTCGTAAATTCTACGACGATTACCTAGGATATTCTCACGAAGAATGAAGACGAAATCTACGTTGGTACGAAGGTTGGGCGTGATACCGAGCGGGTACTGCATGGTGATAATGGTCATCATATCCAAATGCCGGCCGTTCATGAATACGAAGCGAGTGGACTCTTCATTGATCCACTCCTTGGCGGCGTAGAGGCAGTCGTCGAGAATCAGAAACGCACGAGGATCGACCGGAGAACCACTTGACTTGCTCTTCAGGAACCGCTGCTTGGCTGCGAACTGTCGCTTGATAAAGGCCTGAACCTTTGCCGGCTCGTACTTGTCATGGATGAGTTTGGAAGGAACGAACGCTTGAAAATACTCGTTCACGACCTCTGTCGGCGAGATCACCATGCCAGCGGGAAAGCAGTCCTGGACGTTGAACAACAGGTCACGTGCCAAGAAGGACTTGCCGGTGTCCTTCTTACCGATGATCACGATCATAGGACTTTTACGGGAGTCCATTCCACATCTGTCCTTGATCATGTCCATATTAAACTTTCTCAGTTGAAAGTTCATCTTGTTCTCCTTGTCGTTTATTTTTCTGCTTTCATCACCGAGACACTTCATAATGGGAAAGGATTTGAGGACCAACGCTGTCCAAATGAAGATTCATCGTCTGCCCAAGCTGGATGGAGCCCCCTGGTCTATGAAGAACCTCCAGCCCTTCTTCCCGTGCCTGGAGAAGCTCTTCAAGACAGAGAATGTTGCGGGACTCCATGACTACGGCGTGAAGCTGGATAGCCAGCTTGAATCCATCGTAGACGGAACGCATGCCAAGGTGAGAGGGCAGACCGTACCCGTCCATCGCAAGACCACTATGATCCTGTCGCCCTTCAAGACCATGCGCGGAGATTACGGGTCTTTCGGTGTCCCCAAGCGCACGGATGTCGCCGATGATATGCATGAGAAGATGCAGAGCCCTCATACGGCAGCCTACGTGGGTGCCATGACCTCGATCGCCTTGTCGGAGTCGGATTGCGATCACTTTCCCACGGTCTACGGCGTCTACGTCGGTCTTGCGGGATCTCACACAATTGACATCTCAGATGACTACGAAGAGCTCACGGAGAAGGGGTGGTTTGCGGATCGTATTGGCAAGACCTTTGAACTCAAGCTTCGGACGGCCGGTCACGATGCCGAGTTCACTCACACACGCAGTGCTCGTATTGCCGTGGATACGGCGGAAGAGGTTCTCCTGGACGGCATCGAAGATGTAGATGCGGATCACGTCAGCAACCCCGATCAGCGGGAACCGGAGGCCTACGATGTAGCATCGTCTGGATCCCCCGAGATGGAGGAGAATGACGAGGATGAGGACGATGATGTCTACGACATTGAGTCCTGCGATTGCTCGGAAAAGACAGACGATGAAGACGAGGATGAAGGCGAGGAACCCGAACCGTTTGCGTGGGCTACGTTCAGCGATGTTCCGGTTGTCACGACGGTCATGGAGGTCTGCGAGGGAACTTTTTACGATCTCATCAAGGAGCACCCGGAGCCGGAGAAGCACGTAGCGTGGGTTTCGCAGGTGGTGTTTGCTCTGGCGTTCGCTCAGCGGACATTTGGAATGACGCACAATGATCTCCACGGCAATAACGTCATGTACGTCAAGACAGACAAAGAAGATTGTATTTATCTTCACGCAGGGACAGTCTATCGTGTGCCGACGTTTGGGTACCTCATGAAGATCATTGACTTTGATCGGGCCATCGTGAATCTCCGCCTGACAGGACTCAAGGACCCGAAGACGTTCATGAGTAGTCAGTTCCAAAAGGACGAAGAGGCCGGTGGCCAGTACAATATGGAGCCGTTCTACACCAACAAGCACCAGCACATTGCTGCGTCCTCGTCGTTCGATCTGGTTCGGTTTGCTACGTCGGTCTTCTGGGATATGTTTCCCAAGGGACCGAAGCATGACTATACACACCCGTTGTTTGGTTTGTTTTTGCAGTGGATGAAGCAGACAGATGGGTCGTCGGTGATGTTCCGCAAGAAGATGGACAATCACGATCGCTACCACGGATTTGATCTGTACAAGGCGATTGTGAGGTACTGTGGAGATTCGGCGGTGCCGAAGAAGGAGATTGGACGCATGGTTCAGTACCGGATTACACCAACCCCGTCTCAGCTAGGAGAGGCATTGATGATTGAAGCATAGTGTTATTCATCGGCGTGAACTATATAGGCTGGAATCGTTCGTTTGTGTTCTAAATAGGTCGCAACAATGCGATGAGCACCATCCAGCAAAGTATAGGTTCCCTTTTTCAATACAATCCATATGGGCTCTGTAGCCCCTTGTTGCCGTATTATTTGCCTATGATGTAACACTGAATCCAAATCTGCTTGCCCTCTAGGACGGTTTTCTTTGGGGTATGGATTGCTCGAAAGACGATTCGTATTAAAGTTATCTAGGATGTCTAGTTTCGACAGTGGAAACCTCACGTACTTACTATGAAAAATATGGTAATACATTGATGACTTCTTTGTTCTAAACAGTTTCAGTGTTACAGATGTATCCACTGAATCTTGTAGCGCATCCATTCTACACTTAGTACGGATTAAAACTCCGGCTTGCCAACAAACATGTCCTGGGCCGCCGTAGCCACGGTCTCCGCAACATCCGTGACGGCATCCGTGCCCAGTGAATACAGGACGCCCGACGCCAGGACGCCCGAACCTACCGCGATCTTACCCAGATCCGTGTAATCCACGGCCTGAGTCTTTGCACGACGATCCAGAACATACAAGAGAGCAGCTACAATCATCACGGCGACTACAACCATGGCGAGCGTCTGATAGTCCAGCATTTGATTTTTCGCGTGGATTGGTTTAGAGACAGTTGGACGCGCCCTTAAAGGTCTAGCTTCAGGACGCCCTCGGGCTTGGCGGCCGGCTCCTCATCCTCATCATCCGACAGCTCCAGCTTGACATCTTCACCCATGGTGAGGCGAGGGCGCTCCTCTTCCTCTTCACCCTCGGTCTCAAACTCCACCGTCTCCGACTCTCCAAAGCTGAGAGCCGGCTTCGGGGCCGGGATCACCTCGGGCTCAGCAGGGCGAGGCGTGTCTGCCTTGACCGTCGTACCCTTGGCCTGGAAATATGCCTTGCTAATCTCCTTCCATGGAATGAAGCTGTCAATGACCTCATCCAGGGTACCGCCAAGCATTGTTTCGATATCACGGCGGTTGCGGGACTGCTGCTCTGATGACACATCAATCGTCTTGAACAGATACGCGTTCGACCAGCACTTCCGGGCAGCCGACTTGTACAGCGTAAACACAAACTTGGACAACGTAGGGCGCTCAAACTGAACATTCACATGCGTCTCCTCCGACTGCTGAAGAGATGCAAACGCACGGATATAGCTGACGAACACACCCAGCAAAAGATCATCCATGTACTCGCACTTCGACGCCTTCTCAATACGAGACACCTCCGTGGTCAGAACTTCATCTGTCCACTGCGGAACACGGGTAAGAAGGTTCTGAAACGTCTTCAGGGTCTCGCCGGGCTGCTTGTTGCGAGCACAGGCAACCTTCGCATTGTCGTAGATCGACCAGAGACCATCCGCAACGTGCGGAATGAGAACACGGCTGAGATTCTCACGAAGAGACTGCTTAACAAAATCAGTGGTCATTTACTTAGACGGACGAAGAGATGAAAGTCAATACGGACGCACATGCCACGCTTTGTCTTGATTTCAATGGTCAAGAATGAAGAAAAGATTCTGAAACGCTGCTTGGACTCAGTGGAGGGGCTTGTAGATGCGTACGTGATTACGGATACATGTTCAAACGATACGACGACCGAGATTGCCCTTGACTTCCTGAAGACCCATGAAGGCTGTCTTGAAATCAGTTCCTGGAAACATTTTGGTCACAACCGAACAGTCAGCTTCAAGAATGCCCAGGATTACTGCAGGTCAAAACACTGGGATCTCAAGGACACCTATGGACTCTTGCTGGACGCAGACATGAAGTTTGTGCCGGGAGATCTCAAGAAACAGGCACTGGGTGAGCCTGGATATACCGTGATCCAAGTCGCCGGTACTCTTGAGTACCCGAATACGCGTTTAATTCGCATGGACATCAATTGGGTGTGCCGCGGAGTCACCCACGAGTACTGGGATGGCGGAGAGACAATTCACCTTCCAAGGTCCGTGTGTCGGATTGATGATTTGAACGACGGTGGTAGCAAGAGCGATAAGTTTCCTCGCGACTGTGCTTTGCTTGAGAAGGGACTGAAGGATGAACCGGGCAATGTTCGCTACATGTTCTATCTTGCGCAGACCTACCATTCAATGGGACAGTACGAAAAGGCCATTGAACAGTACACCAATCGTATTCGTGTAGGAGGATGGTACGAAGAGGTGTGGTATGCCCACTATATGATTGCAAAGTCCTATTTGGCTCTGAACAAACCCTTTCTGTTTGAAGAGTGGGTGGAAAAGGCATATGACTTTTATCCTCGTCGGGCAGAAGCGCTGTACGCGCTAACAAAGTACTATCGCGAAAAGGGTCAGCCGTACAAGGCATATCACTATCTCCAGTTAGGTAAGGCAATTCCCATGCCGGACGATACGCTGTTTATTGAGACGGACATCTACAACGGACTCTTCGATTACGAGCAGACTATCTTGGACTTTTATGTCAAGTCCGATCTCACAGAAGGTCTTCACAGCTGCGTTCGCTATCTGTTGAAGATGGGTTTTTTCCAGTCCAACGTCGTGGCAAATCTCAAGTACTACGTCAAGCCAGTGAAGTCCGTGCGAAGCCGCCTCAAGCTTCCCAACCCATTTGGCGATGAGTTTAAGCCTTCAGCGGTCTCGCTGATCTCGTATCCTCTCGCAAATGTTCGGTTTGTCAATTATACCGTAAAGGAGGGAGCCTTCACGACTCCAAACGGAGTGTCACTCTGCGAGAATGCGTGCGTCAATCTACTGACAGGAGAGGTTGTTGCCAAGATGAAGGAGTCTACCGTGAATCTTCCGGTCATTCCTCACTCAATTCGCGGTCTTGAAGATGTACGCACATATTCAAGCGGAACAGGTCAGCTCGAGTTCACGGCTACGGTTCATAACTACGAAAAGGACGCGATTCGCATTCTACATGGCGGATACAGTCTGCAAGGCTCGTATTCCGACTGCGCAGTCCTTCCGTCACCCACAGGCCGTATTTGTGAAAAAAATTGGCTTCCCATTCCGGGAATGAATAGCTTTATCTACGAATGGCATCCCTTCACACTCTTGAATTCCAAAGGAGCTGTTGTCAGCACCACACCAACACCTCCACTGTTCTCCTTGTTTCGTGGATCGGCACCCCCAATCCGAATGGGTGCCAAATGGTGGGCCTTGGTTCACCTGGTCGAGTACGACACCGTCCGAAAGTACTACCACTGTTTGGTTGAGCTGTCCGCAGACCTGAAGCCTCTCCAGATTACACTGCCGTTCGTATTTGTCGCACCTGGTATTGAATATTGCCTGTCTATGCGAAGCTCTGGATCCACGCTCTATTGCTATGCTGGAATCAACGAGACCGATGTCTCGGAGTTTGCGATTCCCCACAACGAGTTTACATGGGTTTCTTACGTGTAGAGGTGACGCCACGACTCATTGACAACCTTGGTCTCCACCAAGATTCCCTTCACATCCTCCGGCGTGATGGCCATCGGAAGCTTGACTGCCCGATAGAACGGGTAGGTCTTCGCAGTCTTCTCATCCGCAATCCGCAGGAGATTGATGCGCGTCACCAGAGTCTCCACCGCACGGATCAGAACACGGACTCCCTCCTCCTCGTGAGAATACTCTGCGATCATGAACTTGATCGCCTCGTCCGAGATGGTCAGCTCCTCCTTCATGTTGATCCGCTCCAGAACCTGAGGCCACACATACTGCTTCACGATCGACCGCTTATCGTCGGCCGTGTAGCCAGCACAGTTGATCACCTGCATACGATCCTTCAAGATCGGGTGGATCTTGGTCTCGTCGTTGAAGCTAAACACAAACAGGCACTGGCTCAGATCGAAATCAACTCCCGCAAAGTAGCGGTCGTGGAAGTGAGAGTTCTGCGACCGGTCTGTCAAGTGGATCAGCATGGAGATGATCTCCTCGCCGTGAGCCGTCGTGGAGACCTTGTCCAGCTCGTCAAAGTAGATCACCGGGTTCATGCACCGAGCGGACATGATGGCATCGGCAATACGGCCCCAGGTCGCACCCTCGTAGGTGTAGGAGTGACCCACAAAGTTCGCCGAGTCCGACGCACCACCCAGCGAGAAGAACTCAAACGGCCGCTTCAGGACCTCCGCAACGCCGTGACGAGCAAAGGACGTCTTGCCCACACCCATCGGGCCCTTGAGAGCGATCACATTGCCCACCGACGATGGGTTGGCGATCCACTGCGCCACAATCTGCATGATCTGCGCCTTGGCGGCATTCATGCCATAGACCGCCTTGTCCATCGTACCCTGCGTATCCGACAGGAACTTGGAGCAGGCTGTCCGATCCTCCTTGAAGCTCACCGGCAGGGGCACCACCTTGCCGAACGGGATCCGGAGAAAGCCGTCCACCCACGTCTTGAGCTTGTGAACCTCGCCACCGTCGGCGTCCATCTCGTTGAGGATGTCAATCTTGCGGATCACCGTCGCCTTGAGCTGGTCCGAGATCGGAAGCCCGAGCACGCGGAACTTGTAAGGAACCTCGCCATCTGACACCAGCTTGGCGAGACCTTTCATCTGCTCATTGAGCTTGCGACGCTTGGACTTGGACAGATCCTCGAAATACTCCTCTTCCTCCTCGTTGAGAGACAAGGCCGGAGAGTCGGGCTCCTCGCGCTCCTTACGGTTCTTGCGGCTCGGCACCATGCCTCCCTTTCCGGGCCGAACGTACTTGCTCATGAGGTGGCTGATAAACTCCTCCTCGGACTCCTCTTCGGACTCGGACTCTTCCTCCTCGATGTCAATGCGAGGGCCAGCCTTACCTCCGGCGATGTGGTGGATGTGAAGCTTGACAGACACCTTGGCACCCTTGGGGAGCTTGAGAGTGGACTCCTCCTCGGACTCTTCCTCGCTCTCATCCTCGTCTTCCTCCTCGGACTCTTCCTCGCTCTCACTCTCAGCCTCGTCTTCGTCGCCGGCCTCGTAGTCGGAGTCGTCAGAGTCATCCTCCTCCTTCTTGGTCTTGAGTGTGTCGTCGTCCACCCACACGACGGGAACCTTGCGATTACGAAGATTGTACTTGCTAGGAGGCATTCTTGCTGCTTCCCAAGATAAAAACAAAGTCACATCCATTTTTAATGGAGGACATCGCCAAGATAGTCGAAGATCTTGAAGACGAAAACAACCGGGAGGCCGCCTCGGACCCTTTAACTAAGACAAGTCTGGGAATTGTAGAGAAATTTCTCAAGACCCATCCTGTACTTTGTTACGGTGGTACGGCCATCAACAACCTTCTCCCTGCGAAGGACCGTTTCTACGACCCGAAGGTGGAGGTTCCCGATTACGATTTCTTTAGCAAGACGCCTCAGGCTCACTCGGTCATGATTGCGAATCAGCTCAAACGCCATGGCATCAAGGAAGTGGAAGTCAAGCCGGGCATGCACCTTGGAACCTTCAAGGTCTTTGCTGACTTTACCGGCGTGGCTGACATTACCAGCCTGACCCCCGAGATCTTTGACCGGCTGTGGGACCAGTCTCTCGAGCGCAACGGAATCCACTATGTACCCCCGAACTTTCTGCGAATGTCCATGTATCTCGAGCTCAGTCGCCCTCGTGGTGACGTATCGCGCTGGGAGAAGGTCTACACTCGGCTTCAATTGCTCAATAAGGCGCACCCGGTCACATGTAAATCTCCGGACGGCGATAGCCACAGTCACCTGACCTACGAACAGCAAAAGGGCGTGGTGAAGATGCTCAAGGAAGAGCCGCTGGTTCTGTTGAGTGTGAGCGCGGCTGAGATTCATCTGGGTAAGAAGTGGACGACGCCCATCGGCCTTCTTGGTGAACGCGAGACCATTGAGCGGCTGACGAAAGGTCAAAAGGTCGTGGTTCACGAGGAGAATGATATTCTGCCCCGGCGTACCATGGTGATGGATGCGGATGGGAAGAAGTCGATGTTTCGGTTCTACGAAACCACTGCCTGCCACAGCTACCACGAGATGCCGAACGGTGTCCGAGTGGCAAGTATTCCAACCACGCTTCAGTTCTTCTTTGCCTACCTGTACTCGGGAGCTGGTGAAGAGAACATTGCAAGTGTCTTGTGTATTGCTCAGCGGCTTGTTGATGTTGCGAACTCGAAACCCGCTCGGCGTTTTAGTATCTTGACCCCCAAGGAATGCATTGGGGAGCAAGAGACGTTGATTGACATGAAACGGAATAAGGCAAAGTTGTACACGGATCTTGGAAAGGACAAGGCATCGGTGGGATACCTGGAGTACTTTTTCACCTACAATCCGAGCGACGAGCAGTCGAAGAAGAAGGCAAAGGCAGCCATTGAAAAACTTAAACAGGCGGAAAGTTCCCATTCCGGTACGTGAGCACCAAGCCCTTTCCGTTGTAGGCCAGTCCAGCGCAGGCCGAGCAGCCTGTTCCGCCAGGTACATTGGACGAGACTTCCTTGACACCCTGGAGGAACTGAAGGTACACGTCGTTTCCGTTAGGGATACGAGGGCGTACGGCGGTAGGGGTAGATGAATTGAAGAGCTGGAAGATTTCACGCACACGTGTCTGCGCCTCTACATCCGACGCATCGCGAATACGCATTCCCTGGATACCCGAAAGTGTCGTACTATTTTGACCTCCGGCACTCATTATAACGTACCAAGATTTAAGTTCGTCCTGTGTACCAGCTCATGTCAAAGTACTGGCCACTGGAGGGCTTGACTGTCAAGTCGTCTGTCGGAACCGTCAGCGTCATGGTAGCCACTTCACCTGCCGACAATGAACGCGGGGTATATTGGAGATTCGCAAGAACACCGTCCCATCCAGACGAAGTTGCCCCACCCATCGTGACGGGATCATCGTTCTGCTTCGGCAGCTGGAGCAGCGTGTGGTGCTGGCGGATGATTCCGTTGATGTAGACGTCCACTGAATCCTGATCCACGACAATCGCAAAGTGTATCCATTTGCCCGCAGGCATATTCGAAATGAGAATGGTTTCCGTCGCATCCGAAAAGGTATTGATCGCAACCATCAGCGAATTGGAGGTGGTATCAATGTAAAGGCCCGGACAGTCTCCCTTGGTAAAGATCAGTCTCTTTGTTCCATAATTGTATGTGAAATCCTTGACGAGGATCCACCCCGTGTAGGTAAAGGTGGCACCCTGCTGCTGGTTGAACGACCGAGGAAGGGACGTGGGAGATCTCTTCAGCTGTTTCCCTGACAGCGATCCGCTCATGATGTCAACCGCGTCACCCTTCGACTTTCTTTGCGAGGATACGACTTGCCAGATGATAATTCCAACGAGAAGCAGTGCAACCAGCCCCCCGACAATTTCAAAGACACCCATTACACTTTACTTAGAAACAAAGCCCTTAGCACTCAGACGAAGGCCGTTCTTGGGAAGATCAGCAGAACGAACATTTTGGACTGCGCCTCCATCAACCCATACCATCTTAAGCATCGCTTGATAGTTGGTATGTCTTTGATGCTCGGCTGTTCCTGGGTCGACAGTACGGTTTCCGAGATTGTAGATGTAGTGGATTCGAGAGGGATCCGATTGGTATTCTGTCCTCAGCCACCCAGTCTGTGCCAAGCGGATCGTCCAGTCCAGATCTTCGCCCCGAGATGCGTTGCTAAACGAGATCAGGCTGCCGATTCCTGTCATGATAATATTCAAGTGGTTTGGCGGGCGAATAAAGACATCACCTACACACATTGGCATATCCAGCCGGTTCTCAATGCTATGTGTGAAGGTGTATTGGTTCATTTGACCACGTAATCTACAGCAGTGAAACCCACCCCTGATGGTTTGAAGCGCGTCCTCAAAATACGCATCGGTCAGCGCATCGTCATCATCCACAAACGAGAAATACTTTCCCTTTGCGCGCTGGAGAAGTTCCTGCCGCTTTGCACCGATCTTCTTTTCACGATTGTCAAAGGAAACCAAAATTTCAACTCTGAGGTCAGGGCATATTTTCACTCTCCGCTGGTTAATTGAATCCAGCAGGAGTTGAAGAGTCTGTTCGCGCCCCGAGATGGTTGGAATCAGGATACTCCAATCGTACGCATAGGGTTTGCGCGAGATGTAGGTATTCATATCCGCAACCCAATAGGTCTGATTTCTCAGATAGAGATGATCCTGTTTTTCAGGAAATCCAGTTCCAGGGTGTTCGTGGCGAATGAGCATGTAGGGAATGTACGTGGTCTTGGATGCGAGCGATCCCCTACACAGATCTGTAAACTCCGTATCGCAAAACAGGCTCTTGTAGGCCGGATGGTACAGATACCCAAACGACTTGTACATGACCTTGCCCATGATTGTAATCGTATTCAAGTTCAGCCCCTGTGTTCCATCATTCACCCATAAAATACCGTCCGTGTCCGGATGCTGTGCTGTCATGTAGTTGCGCAAAACATCATCGTACCCCTTGATCTGCGGAACCATATCGTCCGACACAAGAAGTACGATATCCCACTCCCACGGAACAGACTCAAGGTCAGCATTGACCGCCTCAATCTTTGTGGTGCTATTTCCGTAATAAATATTGCACCACGAAGTGTAGTGTGTAATATTCTTAATTGCGCGTTGAATGTCTCCTGCCATCATACTGGAATCATCCTGGTCGCACGATACACAAACCCCAAGCAGATCTGGACGATTCGCAAGAGTCACGTACTTCTGGAGAACCGACAGAAACTGAGCGGGACGAGAGCGAGTCGGACACTTTAGCAAGATCTTCATTATAGATTAGACAGAAGATTCTGAGATTACCTTGCCCGTGGTGGCGTCCCGGATTCCGAACGTAAATGTGTATCCGAAGATTGTCAGTTTGGACGAGCCGGCGTCTGTGGCTGACGGGGGCTGAGCGAAGGAAGCGCAGTTGGTTCCCGTGGAGAAGAACGCGGCCGCATCCGACGGCCCAAGCATGTTCGGGTATGCGTGTACGTTACAGATCTGGCCTGAGAAGCCACCCGCGTCACCCACAATGATATCTCCGGCCGCCGGACGAGGTACGCCAGGGAGAACGCAGGACTTCACAAGCTTTCCGTTGATGTAGATATCCAGATTGCGCTGGAAGACCGTCACGGAGACAGAAAACCACGTCTGGAGCGGTACATTCTCTACGGTACACGTGTAGCTATCGCCCGTTGACGAGGTTGCGCTTTGATCACCTGGGTAGATGGAGACCGTGACATCCAGGCTGTTATCGGTCGGGTGAAGGGAAATGGCAGGGTTCCGGAAGGTAGGCGTAGTCGAGTCCTTGCGGTACAGAACGCTCTTCCGTGTGCCAAACCGATAGTCCCAATCCTTGATAAACATCCAGAACTGAACGCCATTGTCAGCACCCTGTGTGATCGGTGCGTTGGATCCCGAAATGGTTGTCTTTGTCTTGCCATCCGCAGGCAACGGCATCTGATCCGGAACGGTAGGTGCTCCGAGAAGTGTTGTGGGTTTCTTGCCACTTGAAACCGCAACTGCATTGTAGATGAAGAGTGCAGCCAGGGTGATAATAACAAGTCCGACAAGTACAATCAATGACTTCATCACGATGCCCAGGGCATTGAAGCCCGTCGAAGCGGCCGTAGTCACCGGCATGGTCGACATTTATCTATCACTTACAAAGGAAGTTGCGGTAAGACACAATGGAAAAACGGATAGAAACCGTACCAAGAGCACAACCAGTAATGTACTGCAATAATTGCGGAGCGAGAGGTCACCTGTTTCGGTCGTGTACTGAACCGGTTCTTTCGTGTGGACTTATCTTGACCGAAAGCGCTAACTTGCCAACGCAGTCAGCGACTGCGCGGCTGCTGATGATACGGAGAAAGGATAGCATGAGTTTTGCTGAATTTATGCGTGGAAAGTACGATCCGGAGAATTCGGAGTACGTTGGACGCCTGATCGGAAACATGACGCGGAACGAGCAGCAAATGGTTGCTGACAGTCCCTTTGAAGTAATTTGGAAATCTCTCTGGGGCGATGAACACCTAAACGGAGATTACTTGCCCTCTCAAACCAAATTCAATCAGCTTGATCGGCCAGCCCTGGTCGCAAACAACCCCTCTGCGTACGATGAGCCTGAATGGGGATTTCCCAAGGGCCGCCGGATTCGCGGTGAAAGTGACGTGGATTGCGCAATACGTGAATTCAATGAAGAGACGAATATTCCTCGCGATGCCTACATCGTGTTAAAAAACATCCGCTTGGAGGAGACCTTCGAGGGACTCAACGGCATCGTGTATCGCCACATCTACTTTGTGGCGCTCATGAAGAATGCGGAAATGATCAACCTGGCCCAGAGATTTACTCCTATGCAGCGCCGAGAGATCTCGGGCATTGGATGGAAGACGTTTGATGAATGTGAACACCACGTGAGACCGCATCACGTTCAGCGTCTCGCAATGATTCAGGAACTGCGATCGGTTGTGGAAACCTTTGAAACTGTCTAAACACACCCTGTCTGTTGAAACAATGCTTACGTTGATTACGCCATGTGCTCGTCCTCAAAATCTGGAGATTCTCCGCAGATCCATTGACATGGACCTGATTCAGCAGTGGATTATTGTTCATGACACCGCGGGTCAGGTTCAGCCGGTCTTTGACCACCCAAAGATCCTTGAGATCGGCCACCCAACTCCTCCTGGAGGCTGCGCGGGTCACGCCCAGCGGAATGCGGGTATGAAGCACGTCAAGTATGGCCTGATCTATTTTTTGGATGACGACAACATTATCCATCCGACATTTTGGGATCTGGTTCCTACCTTTGAGATGGGCCACTTTTACACCTTTGACCAGCAGCGCTGGGACGGGTTTGTCGCGACCCTTGGCGGCACGTTCAAGGGAGACACCCCTCGTCTTCGCAAGATTGACACGGCTCAATATGTAGTGGACATCCGCATGACCCGGCCCTTTGAGGAGACCAGCTATGTTGCGGATGGTCTGTTTATTGAAGACATTTACCTGCGCTTCAATCAGGAGCACATCTATCACCCCGTGGTTGCGTGTTACTACAATTACCTTAGAAGGACGTGAAGCGGAATCCTGCGAGGTAGACCGTGATACAATAGGCAAGAACGCTGATCATAAACACCCACCACCACACAGGGAAGACAGTGGCTTCCTGATCCGTAGCCCCAAACGGGCGGATCCGTCCTTCACGCCCAAAGGCGACGGACGGTTTCAGGTAGAGGAATGCAGCCATTAAGAAGAGATAGATGGTCACCATCCACATCCGATGGTTACGTCGGGTTAGATCCATTGTATGAAGTACCGTAAAAAGTTCGGCACCAAACACAATGACGGAGTACGTGCTACCCAACCGGAAGGCGTTCTCAGACGCCATCACCCGTCTCTTCATTAAGTCAGATTACCGAGCCAAGGACAAGGACCCGCTGGATGAGGAGGACAAGAATGTGGATTTGTGTCTTCAACGCACGGGGACCGGACGGGAACTGTTTCCGTACCAGAAGATCATTCGCGACTACTTAAAAATTGAAACACCCTACCGGGGTCTGTTGGTATACCACGGACTTGGATCTGGAAAGACCTGCTCGGCGATCGCAGTCGCAGAGTCCCTGCTGAGCACCAATAAGGTGTATGTCATGGTGCCCGCGTCTCTTGAACCCAACTTTCGGGAGGAGCTACAGAAGTGCGGTGACCCGGTCTATGCCGTCGAGAACCACTGGGTGTCTCGAACGGTCAATGACGACACTCGCCCGGATGGAAAGAAGCTGGGCATCTCGGACAAGTTCATGGACAAGCACAAGAAGTTCTATGTGACCACTCCCAGTGAGACGCCCAACTTTGAAAGCCTGGCCACAGCGGATAAGGCCGCAATCCGGGAACAGATCCGGGATGTTCTGGATCAGCGCTTCAACTTTGTTCGCTACAACGGTCTGACGCGGTCCAGTATTGCGGAGAACACCAAGGAGGGCATGTACGATGACTCGGTTGTGATCATTGACGAGGCCCACAACTTTATCTCTCGCGTCATTAACGAATCTGAAATTACGGGAAAGCTGTACGATGCGATTTATCACGCGAATCGGTGCAAAATTGTCCTGCTGTCCGGAACTCCCATCATCAACAATCCCACGGAGATTGCGTTCATGATGAACCTGCTCCGCGGACCTATCGAGCGCATCGTGATCCCCTTCAAGACCATTCCTACGTGGGACGAGGAGAAGATCACCAAGGCATTCCGTGCGATCCCGGAGGTGGACACTATCGAGTTCAATGCCCTGAAGAAGTACGTCATGGTCACCCGCAACCCCCCTCAGTTCCGGTCCACGTACAATGGCGAAGGTGACCGTACGGCGATCCAGTACATGAAGGACATGGTCTTTATTCCCCAGGCGGTCGATTGGGTCGCATCCATCAAGTCCAAGATCGAGGTCGAAGTAGGCGGTGGTGAAATTGCGACCGAAAAGGTATCGGCCGAAGACTTTCAGTGTCTCCCCACAGATTACGACGAATTCACCAAGATGTTCATTGATGGCCTGAACGTGAAGAATCCCATGTTGTTCCGCCGTCGTATCCAGGGATTGGTCTCGTACTTCAAGGGTGCCGATGAACGCCTTCTGCCCAAGCGGATTGATCTGGACAAGACGTTGGAGAAAGTGGAAATGTCCGAGGGACAATTTACCCGCTATCTGGAAGTCCGGTGGATTGAGATGAAGATTGATTCCAAGCGCGGCAAGAGTAAGCTCAACGAGAATCTGAGTACCTTCCGCGTACCGACTCGCCTGATCTGCGACTATGCGACCCCGATGGAGCTGAAAAAGGGCGAGGAGACAGAAGGACTTACGGAGACCAAACCCCCGAATGCGTCATCCGACGAGATTCTTGCAAAGCTGAAGGCATCTCCCGAACGGTACTTGTCGGAGAAGGCTCTTGAGAACTTCAGCCCCAAGATGCTCCGGATGCTCAAGAACATCAAGGCCACCAAGGACGGCAATCAGTTCATCTACTCTCAGTACCGGTCTCTGGAAGGATTGGGTGTCTTTTCGGCTGTCCTGGAGACGGCTGGATGGCAGCCGTATAAACTGGCTCGGTCTGCGAATCAGTGGATTGAAGATCCGGAGATGGATGACCGCCCGGCCTACACCTTCTACACGGGTGAGGAAAAGGAGGAGGAGCGTGATCTGATGCGTCAGATCTTCAACGGCGTATATTCCAAGAACTTTCCAGCGTCCCTGAAGGAGAGCGTGGAAAAGCGGAAAAAGAAGATTCTGAACATTCTCATGGCCTCTGCTTCAGGTGCCGAGGGTATCACGCTCAACAATGTACGTCATGTCCACATCATGGAACCGCACTGGACTCCGGCTCGCCACGATCAAGTCATTGGTCGCGCAATTCGTATTTGCTCTCACGCAACCCTGCCGCTCGACGAACGGACGGTGAAGGTGTCCTTTTACATTTCCGTCTTTACGGAGTCTCAGATGAAGTCGGCAGAGTACCCGAATATTGTAGCCATCCGTCGCGCAGACATGACGATGAAGCGGTACGAGGGAGATCCGGTTGAAACGTTCATGTCAACAGATGAATACCTTTACGAAACGGCTTTCGAAAAGGAACGCATTGGTCAGCGCATGGCGTTGTTGCTGAAGGAGTCCGCGATTGACTGCGAGATTCACCGGAAGCTCCACTCTCGCGAGCGGCCCCAGGTATCCTGTATGCGGTTCGATACGACATCCACCAGCGAAGATCTGGCATTCAGACCGAACATCAAGGATGAAGAGCTGGATGCGACCGTGATCCGCAACACAACCAAAAAGCACCGTCGGCTGCAGAAGATCTTGGTCAAGGGGATTTCACTGATTTTGGATCCTGACACCAAGGAGATCTTTGACGGACCTGCGTGGGACGATCACCAGCGCTTGTTGCGTATGGGAACGTTGGTGAGCCCTACTTCGATCCGGTTTCTGCTTTAACATCCGCCAGCCACGAAGCACAGACATCACTCCACGTCTTGAACGGGTACTTTGCCGCAGCCTTCTTGTACGTGGGAAGATCCGCAATGATCGTCTCCATCTGCGTTGCAAGCTCCCGGTAGTCAAATGTCGGAGCCCAGAGACCAAGCGGCATTGTGCCTGAAAAGTACCAACGATCGTTGGGCTTGACGAATCCACAGACAGACTCGTCCATGAAGGTACGATAGGTTCCGATGTCCGTCACAATCTGCGGGGCACCGGTGTAGAGATGCTCGATTTGGCACAGACCGAATCCCTCGCCGTCCGATGTATTGATGCCGATGTCAGCAGCATTGTAGATCTCATTGATTGAAGAATCCGGAACCGCCTTCGCCGATGTATCCACGAGGAGCAGGCGCTTTGCGTAGGTCGGCAAATCCAAACCCTGGCGCTCCAGCTCGGTCGCATAGATTCGGTTGAGATCGTAGTACGCACCCTGCTGACCGTTCATTCCGGTGACAATGATGAAGTAATACGGCTTCTCCGGGTTCCGCTTGAGCAGTTCGACAAATCCCATTATGGACAGATCGTGACGCTTGCGCTGGCTGTTGCGGTTCGCATTCACAAAGAGCACCGCCTCCGGACCGATGCCGAGTGTGGCACGAATCGACGCTCTGGCTCCATCCGGAAGCTTGGAGAACATCGTTGCATCCACGGCATTCTCAAGGACACGAACATCTGGGAACGGGGCATACTTGGAGTACACGTCAGCCCAGTACTTTGTGAAGCAGTAGACCCGGTGCGCGTTCTTGCTGATGGTCTCAACCAGCGGCGGCGCGATTCCCTCGTACACCTGATCCACATAGACCCAAAGCTTGTAGGGAGACGTTGCCTTGTCAAACTTCATGGCCTCCACAAACCGGTGAATAATCAGCGGGTCATTGTAGATCATCACCACATCCGGATTAACCATCTCCAGATACTCGTGAATCTTATTGAAACCGAATCCCTCCTCCTTCGGATCCTCGTTGGCTGCTGCGTCGTAGGCCACAATACCCTGAGGAACTGTGCGGATATTTCCACGCTGGGGATGGCGCTGAAAACCGAAATGGTAGGTCTTCACAGCAGGTGCCAGCGTTGACAGTTGCTTCAGGAGATTGACGACGACCTTTGAGTATCCCGTCGTTTGGTCGACGTGTGTACTGACGAGAACAAACCGCATTGTGTTCTTAATCTTTTCTCTCCGTAAATCACAATGCAGGTCAACTCCGCTCAGGATTACCTGACGCAGGTCAAGCGTCAAATCCTCGCAAAAGCCCCAGCACTGGCCCTAGCATTGTCTCCGCAGAACCGCAGGTCGAATGATACCTATACGGCACAGCTCGCCAACAGAGCAAGCCGGTATGAGAAAGTACCGTACCCGCAGACCCTGAGCCTTGCTCCGGGCTCCGTGCCGGGATTTGCGTATGTAACACCTGGCCTGCGTCCAACCGTGAGTTTGTGCTGTGTTGCTGCCGCGGTGGCTGCTCCGTTCGTGGATGTCTGGGCAGGCAAGCTTGCGGTGGTGACTACATTGTCTGCGGTCTTCAACACACCGTGGGGGGTTGCCGGACTTTCGAATGGAAATGTCGTCGTAACCGACACTGGCAACAGCACTATCCGATTAATCACGCCGACTGCTGTAGTCACCACGCTCGCAGGAAGTACTTCCGGCACTGCAGATGGAACCGGGGCGGCTGCACAATTCAGCACTCCGGTCGGAGTTGCCGAACTTCCAAACGGGAACATCGTTGTCTCAGAGACGGGCAGTCACCGCATCCGTTTAGTGACGCCGGGTGGAGTAGTGACCACATTAGCCGGAAGCACTGCAGGATTTCTCGATGGAACGGGCACAGGCGCACAATTCAACAATCCTTATGCGGTCGCTGTGCTCCCAAACGGCAATATTGTTGTAGCCGACGCGAGCAATCACCGTATCCGTTTGATCACCATGCCCGGCGGCGTAGTGACCACGTTAGCGGGCAGTGGCGGTACTGGCTCTACCGATGCAACGGGTACATCTGCGAGTTTTAACCTTCCGGCGGGTGTTGCCGTCCTTCCAAATGGAGATGTTATAGTTGCTGACAACAACAACCATCGTATCCGGCGAATCACAGTGCCAGGCGGCGTGGTGACCACGTTGGCGGGTAGCTCCAGTGGATTTTCTGATAACCCCATAGGGACAAGCGCGCAATTCAGCAACCCCTACGGAGTTACGGTGCTTCCAAACGGAAACATTGTCGTAGCCGATCTGAGCAATACCCGCATCCGATTGATCACCATGCCAAGTGGTGCAGTTACCACATTAGCGGGCAATGGTTCTTTCGCCCTTCTCAATGGCGTTGGCACGGCTACTAGCTTTAATCAGCCGCACTCAGTTGGAGTGCTGCCGAACGGTAGTATTGTTGTCGGTGATAGGTACAACAACGCCGTCCGTCTCATCACGCCGACATAAACTTCTCCCATGAAGACAATGCCGTTACTCCGGCCGTCAAACTCCGATTTTCTTGCTTTTGTGAAAGCCGCCGCAACCAGCCCGGCTGGCGGTGCCGTTAGATCTGCTGCTTCGGTTGGAGCACCCCTCGTGATTGGGCGCGGCGCAGCAGTCCGGGCATCTTACTCTGGAACCAAATCCTCTCCGGCGTCCAGTGTGGTCCAGCTGTTTGGTCCTGTGACCAGTGGACCTCCACCCTTCGTGGATGTCTGGGCCAATGCTGTTGCGGTGGTCACTACATTGGCGGGTAGCGGGACTTTCACTTTTGCAGATGGCACAGGTACTGCTGCAAGTTTTCGTAATCCAACGGGCGTTGCTGTGCTTCCAAGCGGCGTGGTGGCCGTCGCCGACCAAGCCGGCCACCGCATCCGACTGATCACACCTGGGGGTGTAGTGACAACATTAGCTGGAGACGGCGTTGATGCCGTTCTTGATGGTACGGGCACAGGAGCACGTTTCTGGAGTCCGACTGGAATTGCTGTGCTTCCAAATGGTAATTTTGCGGTGGCTGAAAGGGACGGCCAACGCATCCGGTTGGTCACACCAGGTGGAGTGGTCACCACGCTGGCAGGAAGCACTGCGGCTTTTGCAGACGGTACAAGTACGACCGCTCGCTTCAGAGAGCCATCCGGAATCGCCACACTTCCGAACGGAAATCTTGTCGTTGCCGACACTCTCAACGAACGCATCCGATTGATCGCTATGCCCGATGTAATAGTGACAACATTAGCGGGTAGCACTAACGCCTATGTGGACGCAACGGGTGCGGCAGCGCGGTTCGATATGCCAAGAAGTGTTGCTGTCTTTCCAAATGGTAACATTGTCGTCGCCGATAGGGCCAATCACCGTATCCGACTAGTGACGCCCGAGGGTGTAGTGACCACGTTGGCGGGTAGCGGCGGCGCCGGCGGCACATCTGGTGCATTTCTCGATGGAACGAGTACGACTGCACGATTTAATACTCCGAGCGGAGTTGCAGTACTTCCAAACGGGAACGTCGTCGTAGCCGACACAGGCAATAACCGCATCCGATTGATCACTATGCCCGGCGGTGCAGTGACAACATTAGCAGGCGATGGTACCACCGCAATCTTCAATCAGCCCCACGGAATCGCCGTATTTCCAACCGGCGTGATTGTCGTGGCCGAGCTTGCAGGCCAACGCATCCGTCTCATCACCCCCACGTAAACAACTTCTAATCAAAATACAATGCAGGTCAACTCCGCTCAGGATTACCTGACCCAGGTCAAGCGACAGATTGTTGCGAAGACAATTGTAAATTCACCCCAGCCAGCACACCGTAGGTACAACTATATGTACATATCTCAGATTGCAAACGGAGCAAGTCAATACGAGAAGGTAGCATACCCACAGACTTTGAGCTTGGCACCGGGATCCATACCAGGTGGTCGTCCGATATTTAGTTGGTGTTGTGATCCGTACGCTGACACAAAGTTAGCGGCCGCGGCCGCGTATGCAGCATCACCCGCGTTTGCAGCCCTACCCCTTGTAGGTACGGTCTCAACATTTCTAGGAAACGGTGGTTTTGGTGTATACACACCCACTGGCACTGGAACGAGCAACCGCTTCGCAGTTAACGATACCGTTCCTTTGTTTGTTCTACGTTCAGATGGAACTACGTTGTTTGCTGCAATAGGAAGCATAATTGTAGCGGTTACAATCTCAACTGCCAGCTGGACACTTTTAGCTGGCGGCCCCAGCGGCGGTTCCGCTGATGGGACTGGGGGAGCCGCCACGTTTAATGTGCTAAGCAGTGCTGCTCTATCATCCGATCAAAATACTCTTTTCACACTTAGTAGAGACGGCCTCCGATCAGTTAACGTATCATCGGGTCTTGTCACAACAATAGCAATGAGCGGTGCAACACTTAACTACAGCGCTGGTTCAGGTCCTCGTGCTACGATTAGGACTCCGGATGGTAACCTTCTCGTCGCTTTCCCATCGTTCAATATACTTGTAGGAATAACCACCACTGGAACTGCCACCGTGTTGGCCGGAGTTTCAGGTAGTTCTGGTATACTCAACGGAACAGGAACAGCTGCCAGGTTTACTTCCCCTCGTTCACTTGCAATAAACCAAGCAGGAACACTGATTGCGATTGGTGATGAGCATGCGGTTCGATTAATGACATGGCCTGGATTAGTCGTCACAACTCTTGCTGGTGTTCCTGGAACATCAGGATACATTGATGCCGCCGGCGCAGCTGCAAGGTTTAGTACCGTGAATTCTCTCGCATTTTTGCCGAGTGGTAATTTACTAGTTTCAGACTCTGGTAACAGACGCATTCGTATTATTAACACCCAGAGCACGCGAGTGATGACGTTTGCAGGATCCGGTGTATCTGGGGCTACGAATGGATCAGGCTTAAATGCAACATTTAATACCCCGTCCGTGATTGCCCTTTCTTCAGCTGGCGATGCTGCATACTTGATAGATAGCGGAAATCATATCGTTCGCAGAATCACATAGTAGGTACTTCACCGCACAACATATAGTTGCTGCGTTCCTCTGAACACTGCGACCACGACCTATTTAGTCTAATCTCAGCCATAACACAATATGCCGGGTGCACTCCTTCAATTAGTAGGGATTGGAGCACAGAATGAGCTGGTGAATGGAAATCCTTCCATGACGCATTTTCGGGCGGTCTATCGCCGCCACACGAACTTTGCCATGGAGTCGATCCGGATGACCTTCACGAGTTCAAACCTCGATTTTGATCCGGTAAATATACGGAAGATTCCGTGCCGGATTGATCGGTATGCGCAGTTACTTCACGATACGTATTTGGTCTTGACTCTTCCCGATATTTGGTCTCCCCTGTCGTATCTGGGTACATCCGCTCCTCCTCCAGGATACGATCAGCGCTCCAACTCCATTGGGTACGAATTCCAGTGGATTGAGAACATCGGATACAATCTGATTGACCACGTGGAGATCACTGCGAACGGACAGGTTCTCCAGACGCTCACGGGCGAATGGCTGAAGTTCTACTCGTACCTGACACACGACCCTAACAAGCGAAAGCTGGTGGATCAGATGGTTGGAAATGTTCCTGAGCTGAATGATCCGGCCAATGCCTATGATCGGATGGGACAGTACCCTCACGCAATCGTACCTCTTGCGCAGCCGGGTGGAATCCCGAACACGCTGGTTCCTGAGCCGTCGATCCGGTCTCGTCAGCTGGTCATTCCTCTGCACTTTTGGTTCTGCGAGAATCCGGGCATGGCTTTGCCACTGGTGTCCCTTCAGAATTCTGACGTATTCATCAATGTCTATTACCGCCCAATGAATGAGCTCTACACGGTGATTGACGTAAATCCGCAATCCGGTACCTATGGGCAGCGGGTTCGCCCCAATGCAACGGATTACGCCATCGGACGCTTCCTGTCTCCGCCGACACTTTCGGGTACCCAATCCAATCCAGCTGTCACGACATTTTTCCCGGATCCGTACCTTGAGGGCAACTTCATCTACCTGACAGAGATGGAGATGGCTCAGCTCGCGAATGCCGATCAAACGTTTCTTGTCAAGACGGTCAGATACACGGAGAACCCCGGACAGTATGGTGGAAACTCGGATATTCTGATTCCCTTCTTCAATCTGGTCACGCGAATCGTGTGGTCATCGCAGAGATCGGATAAGGTTCTTTCAAACCGGTGGGACAATTACACCAATTGGGACAATCCGAACCGGGCTCCGTTTACTACGAATGGAACGGCCAATGACGCGTTTTCCACTGTCACCAGCTCAACTGAGACCCAGACGTTTTTGTATTCAAGCGGTCAGCAACAGATCTCCTCCGTATATCCCCGTGACCCGATCACGAACGGACAATTGTTGCTGGACGGCAAGGAGCGGTTTTCCGTGAAGCCCACATCGTACTTTTCGCTGATTCAGATGTACAAGCACACGACGGGTGATGCCCCTCAGCTTCCGGGTGTGTATATGTACTCATTTGCCCTGAACAATGACCTGTACCAGCCGAGCGGCGCCATCAACGGCAGCATGTTCAATAAGGTTGTTTTGCGAGTCACACTCCAGCAGCCCTTGGCGACAGCTGCGGGTGTCGCATCCCAGCAAGTGCTGTTTGCAATCACGGATACCGTGAATACCCCGACTCCCGTATACATTACCGCCGCACAGTGTGCTCTGCGGGATCCTGTAACCAACCTTCCTCTGTATCCGTTTGTGACCTCGGTGGTCGTCAATACCAACGGCGACAATGTGATCTTTGCCTACACCTACAATCTAGGTGTCTATGTGGAGTCGATCAATTTCCTGCGAATTATGTCCGGTCTCGCGAATTTCGTGTTTGCTAACTAACAATGGGGATTGTGATCAACCAGGCCACATGGGGTGATGAGGCATCTGCGACGGATATCACAGACAGTCTTCAGAAGCAGGCGGCTGCAGGATATCTGAACACAAAAGCCGACAATACTCTGGTTCCAGCTGTTGATCTTCTGGGGTCCAACACGACAGTAAAGTTGTCAAACCAGGAAAAGGCTGACATCGAAAAGCAAGCCGTTGAGATCTGCGGCTCAGAAAGCGATCGGAAGTGTATTGCCTTTCAAAAGAACCAGCTGGAGAGTAGTACGCTTCAGGGAAAGGTAGCGGAGAAGCAGTCATCGGCAAACATGATCACAGGTCGTCGTCTGACATTGACCTACACCGATAGCGACTCGGGAGTCAAGCGAACGGTTGCGATTCCTGACGGACAGTCCGTAAAGTTTGGAACACCGCCAACCCTGAAGTTACCGACTCTGGGCGGAACCGCATTGACAATCGTGACCTGGGTGGGGGCACTGCTTGCAACCGTACTGTATGCGTTTAGTGTAGCCATCACGTACCGCATGTTAGCCCTGGCCGGACAAACAACCGTTGCGTACGGTCTGACGGCCCTTGCCATTGTGGTTCCGTATTCTGGACTTATCACAACACCGATCGCTCTTGCTGCCTTCAAGTATATGGATTCTCAAAAAGTAGCTGCTACTGTATAATGTTTCAAGTCGTGTGGATCGCGGCCGGTGCCATTGTCGGTATGTTAATTGCTTGTATTGTGATCCCTCCTACGCGCAAACAGGTCTCGGTTCCCACGCCGCATGACAGGGGTGTTTTTCACACGGACACTGGATGTATCCGCACGAATGCCATTGAAGTCCCCTGTGGGGAGGAGGCGGATTCCTTCAATCTACTCGCAAGTCTCAGCAAGAAGTAATGCTTGACATTACCCGGGCCATCCAACGCGCGAGCCCCTTCTTCTCTTTCGTCATTGGACTGGGCATCTCAGTCCTGCTGTTTCACCGGAACTATGCTAGCTACCGCGTGCTGGGTATTCCACTAGACGATGTCAGCACAAAGACAGTCAAGGTCGACGGCAAGTGCTACAAGTACCGCGTGGAAGATGCGACGTGCGAAATCCCGTCTCCTTCATAAACAATGGAGGATCAGACTTCGCTTGACGCCCTCCTGCCCTCGCCCCAGCTCCCCCAGTCTATGCCGCCGATGGCGGGTGTTTCTGGTTCTGACCACATTGCCCGTACCCAGATGGCGCCCTCGTTCAAGCCGTCGCTGCCGATGATGCGCATGATGTGGGCCAACCTGACCCTGTATATCTCCTTCTTCCTGGCGACGGTTATCCTGTCGCTCTCGGCTCCCCGTGATCTCCTGCTCCGGTACATTCCGAATGCGTACACCTCGAGCGGCGTGGTGTCCTGGCAGGGTGCCGGTGTACTGGGTGCAGCCGCCGTGGTGGTGTCTCACCTCCTGAATGTCTTCCTGCTGAGTTTTCTGGGCTAAAACGGATGTATTGACTACAAGATAAAACACCTCAGAATGCCGATCCTTTCCAAGACTGATATTACGTACATCCTCAACGCCCCGAAGACTCGGATTGAGAATGACACGGCCTATTCAAAGTACCTCCTCAAGACACTGATCTTTATTGCCGAGAAGGCGTGTCTCAAGGACCGCTTCTTCACGGCGCTCTACAACAAGAAACCTGCCAAGTTCATTCTTGCTGAAATGGACAAGAAGCAGATTTACAACGGACAGACCTACGATCTCGAGGAGACGATTGCCGAGTACAATACCCTTGAGGACCTGTCGGTTGCGTGTGGAAAGAACGTAGTGTCCTTCTACGAAGAGACGAAGGATGTGCTCCAGATTATTCTGGAGTTTCAAGTTGCTCCTGTAGCGGAGACTCCAGTGGACGAGGAGGCCCTTCTGCAGAGGCGGTATGAGAAGGAGACATCGTGGTAAAATGGATCTGAGTGTTTCTGTAGTAGAGGACAGTACAATGGATAGCTACACTGCAAACGCACTTCGCATCATGGCAAAGAGAATCGACGATCTGATGGAGCGCATCGCCAGGCTGGAGGCGGAAATGAAGCGACAGAAGTTTATTGCCCTGCCAACGGACATGACTCTTCAAGAGCAAGCCAAGGCTCTGGAGGAGCACAAGGACACACCCATGACGTATCAGGAGATGCGGGAGCGTTTCGGTTAAACACATCGCGCTCTAAATCAATATGCAGTTCCTCCAACCGAGGTACCTTTATGAGCCGCCGGCGTGGTTCTACTCGCGAGTTCTCGTGGGTGCCGGTGAGATGCTCACACCTTCTTTTTTTCGTAAACACAGCATTACACATGTCATCAATTGCGCATTTCCTGCGGATTCTCCTGGCTGGTTTCGCATGGCATACCCAGATCGTTACGTGTGCCTGAATGCGGCAGACTCAGTTGATGTCAGTATTCTCGACTGGTATCCTGCGTTTGAAGAGACCTTGTCTCGGTTTCTGCGAGACGGCAATGGGACGATTTTTGTCCATTGTCAGTGCGGGATTAATCGGTCGGCGTTCTTGGCCCTGACCTACATTGTTCAGAAGTTCGGAATGCCGTATGAAAAGTCATTGGTATCGTTGAAACGGCAACGTCCGTGTATGTTTACAAATTCGGTCTTCAGGAAGCAAACCGAAGAGTTTACAAATGGACGTCTTCAGAATTCGCAAGACCCGGGACCCCGGAGCGAGCGGATCGTCGATGGGGACTCTGGACTCAGTTCACCAGGAACAGGTCCAGGGTTTGCGGGATTCGGGTGCTAAGCTGGAGGAACTGAAGCTAAAACTGGCGGCATTTCGAAGTCAGCGTGAGATACTCAGTACTTCAACCCAACTAACGGAAATCGTAAAGTGTTCGTACGTGGATTCACAGATTCGCGAGATTGAACAGGAACTTGCACGGGTCAATCCCGTGGAAGAGTATTACATGAAAAACATGGACATCTTACTTGATTACTATGGCAAGGAGACCGCCACGTCTGCGGCTCAGCCAACTCCTCTCCCAAAAGATGCAAATACATTCCTGAAATTCTTTGTCGCGAATCCGCCCGCTGCGGATACTGGATTGTCCAAGAAGCAGATCTTTGACGAGTACGTGTCTCGCATGAAGTTGAGCAACGGTCCCGATGCGACCCAGTTGCTGACCGAGCACTGTACTGCGTGCAATGTCGCTCGCGAAGAGATTAGTTCAGAGGGAATCCTGGTCTGCCCTAGCTGCGGATCCGAGGAGTATGCGTTGGTGGTCTCAGACTTTCCTTCCTTCCGTGATCCCCCGAAGGAGCGGAACAATTACGCCTACAAGAAGATCAATCACCTGAATGAGATTCTGAACCAGTTCCAGGCCAAGGAATCCACCATCATTCCGGAAGAGGTGATGAACGAGGTCATTCTGGAGATCCGCAAGCGTCGCATCGACAACATTGCAGACCTGTCCGAAGAGGATACACGTCAGATCCTGAAAAAGCTGGGTCGGTCCAAGTACTACGAGCACCGCGCCCACATTCTGAGCCGACTGAACGGAAATCCGCCCCCGACCATCACCCCGGAAATCGAGGAAAAGGTCCGGGCAATGTTCCAGGAGATCCAGGCACCGTTCTTGCTTTATTGTCCCAACGATCGCACGAACTTCTTGTCGTATTCCTACATCCTCTACAAGTTCTTTGAGCTGCTGGACTTGGATGAGTACAAGGTGTTCTTTCCCTTGCTGAAGTCCCGGGACCGCCTGATCGCCCACGATCAGATCTGGAAGAAGATCTGTGACTACCTGAACTGGGAATTTATTCAGAGCGTTTAATAATGACAGGCTTTGTAACGGACGAGCGGGTCGAACTAAAGCTTGATGATGTCTGGTATCAGGGCAGGATAGCGCCAGGGAAGAAACTTGGAGGTGGTATGTTTTACTCGGATACGCCAATGATTATGAACGGAAAACGTATCGGAACGTTCATTTATATTGACAATCTTGCCTTTGAGAAACAACAGGGCGACCTGAGGAAACAGAAGCTCCCAGCAAAGGATGTCGCTATGGGGGAACTGCGTGCTATGCCGGGAGCCACAGACTACCTTGAAGCCAAGGAGCGCTTCGGAAAGGGCCGCACTCGCAAGTCCAAGCGTCGCTCGCGCAAAACTCGCCGTCGTCACTCCTGATCGGGTGGCAGACTCATCAGGCCGTAGAGCACACCGAAAAACACCAGCGTATGAAGCACAAACCCAAACGCCGTAGGGCACCCGTTGTTCGCGATACCCGAGATCAACGAGTTCATGAAGCGAAACGTCACCGGATTGGCGACAAGGAAAAAGGCAAGCGTGGAGTACAACGAATACTTGAACTTCAGACCTGCAGACTTGACCGCCATTTAGTCTAATCAATGATTAATTTCTGAACGAACTACAATGAAGGATTTGTTATCAAAAAGCTTATCTGTTTCAATCTTCTTCCAAGTGTTATCGATCACGATTAGTCTATTTGGACTGACGCTGAACGTAAGTCCAAAAGACCAGATTCTCGTGACTGCACTTAGGTTGGAGACACTTGTATCCGCAATACAATTCTCGTTCTACACGTGGTATGCCTACCACTTCAGGGACGTTGCTGAAGCTACCTTGTATCGTTACCACGACTGGATCATAACAACGCCACTTATGTTGTTGACGACCATGATCTACTTTGATTACAATAACAATCCAGAGAAGGAGACCACACTTGAATCCTTTTGGGAGGAACATCGCACAGACATACTGCTTGTCTTTGCCTTCAACGCGTTCATGCTGATCTTCGGATACCTGTTTGAAATTGGCCTTCTTGATTTGCTTACATCGAATACGCTGGGATTTGCTGGGTTAATCGGGTCGTTTTACGTCATCTACACATCCTTCGTAAGCAAGAATCTTGCTGCCAACTTGCCCCTGTTTGGGGCTGTGTCGGCTGTTTGGGGTTCCTACGGAGTAGCCGCGACGCTGTCTCCGACACTGAAAAACGTCTTCTACAACTTGATTGATGCTGTTTCAAAGAACTTCTACGGGATCTTTCTGACCTATATTGTCTATCAGAAATCTTACTCCGCCAAGTAATAAATGGACGCCTACGTAATGATGTTCTGGGCGGGTGTCGCAGTTCTGATTGTGTCGCACGTTCTGCTGTTCAAGTCTATGCCGCAGCACTCAACCATCGCGCTCACCGGAACCGCGCTGATGTTTGTCGGCTCAAAGCTTGGACGTGAGTTTCTTGGGCTGTCGTAGAGGCAGTAGAACACGTAGTATTTTGCATATGGATCGGGATCACGTGGGTCATCGTCTCCAACCATATACTTGTAGGTAATCATCAGGTGCTTTTGCAGAACTCGGTAGGCATTCACATACCATTCAAGTGGTTCTGAATGGAGCTCCGACCAATCGAGCTCAGGCCAAGGATATTCTTCCAAATTGTCCAGATCTAGAATGGGCCGAGGGGTCTCCATTGAAAAATATAAGTAAATGATTTTGCTCGTTCGTTTTACACCTCCAGGGGAGGCATGTCATCGTCATCCAGATCGATCACCTCTTCGTCCTCCGGGTTCATGATCGGCGGATAGTAATCCAACCGCAGCCAGATCCTGTGGTCTTGCCGCCAGGTGCTCACCGAGATGTTGGCTCCAATCTTGATACCAATCTCCGTCAGCACATAGGTATTGGTGAAGATCTCATTGACACTCACCGACCGACTCTGGTAGTAGATGCGCTCGTCAGCGTCAAAGCTTGTGGGCAGCATGATCGAGATATCATGCTCACACGTTGCCGTGCGAATGGCCGTGAGAAACCGATCCTTGAGGTTTGGGGGAAGTCCGCTCATCACTCGGATCAGAAGAATGTCCTTGCAGGTGTCGAGGTGAATGCGCTTGACGGACTGTAGGTAGGCTGCGTACATCTCGGCAAGATCGGAGTCGGAGAGGATCGGCATTTTGACTTGGATACTCTCCCCTATCTTGCTTAAAATGGATCCGTTTTGCCCCGAGATCAACACCTTACCGTCAAGATGAACTACGATCCTATTCTTCTCAACCGCTGGCTCAGGGCAACCCGCGACCATGCACTTCTCGTACAAGGAAATGCTCCTCCCGATGTTCAACGCAAGGCAAACAATCTGGCAAAAAGTTTGCTGGTCCGCATTCTGACCACCGTGGGTGTCTCGTTTGATGCCGCAATGTCCGCCACACAGCTGCGCGATGACGAGTTTGCTGAGATTGATTAATCTAGGACCTATATAATGGATGCGAATGCACCTGTCTTTGTTCCTGCGAAAGTGAAAGCGGTCATTCGCTACATTCTTAATCCACGATCACCTCTTTTTAACATGGCAGATTTGGTACCCACAGTCACTACTGAGGAAATGGTACTCTACCGAGGACAATGTGGCCAATCGGATAAGAAAATACCCAGATTAGGAAACAATCCTCTTGAGATTTCGCTTGCGTATGGACGTCCGATTTCAACAAGCGCACAGTTGTCTCCAGCAATCTGGAAGTTTGCATGCAAGCCAGAGGGTCGTCTTTTTGAGATCCACGTAACCCGTGGCGTAACCGTGTACATTCTTAGCAAATCACTGGAAAAGGCCGATCTGAGCAGAGATGTGTTTCAGTTCATTAAAGATGAACTACCTGCTGACTCGGGGTACAAGAACAGGTCTGTCGCCCAAATACGCGCCGCCTTCTTCAAGAAACTGGCTGAAGAAAAAGAAGTCTTGTTAGATCCGAACTCAGGGATCTTCAAGAAAGAGTCGGGTGAAATTGAAGACTGGACATCCGATGAAGTTGCCCGGGGTGATAAGACGGTCTATGTAACTGGTTTCTTTCCAAAGAAAGCGGGTAGGCGCAGAGCAACTCGCCGCCAGAGGCGCAAGGTTACTCGTCGTCACTGAGTTTGATTAGATTGTGCTACCATCCAAGTGCTTCTTTGCATAGCAGCCTGAAGCCAGGTGACTATCGCGCCCACATCGCTTACAGACCGGTGATGCCATAGATAGTTCTTGGAAATCAACCTCTTCATTGTCCCCACAAGGGAAGTTGATCACGATACCATTTTCTATATTCAGTAGCTTCATGTACATACCGCATTGTGTTGCGTGGTCATCCTTGAGGGATCGAACTGACTTCAGTTCAATGACGATATCTCCATTAACCACGAGATCTGCGCGCACTTGTCCGACTTCAACTCCTTCAAACATAACAGGAATCACTTGTTCAGACTTGTAAGGAATATTATACTTCTTGAGTAGAACCTCCATTGCGTTCTGGTAAATACGCTCACTGAAGCCGGCTCCGAGAGTCTTAAACACGCGCTTGGCGAATGACTTGATTTGATCCATCTTGGCATGTGAAAAGATGATTTATGTACGAATCCATATCCGTTTTACCTAGCGGATCCACCAACCCTCGGCGTGCTTGACCTCGTAGCACCTCGCTGCCGTGTGCTCCGTTCGGCCGCAGCGGCTGCACCAGTTCTTCGGAGGCGGCAACTCCACAGCAGCAGGACGGCACCCCTTCTCGTGCTGCTCGCAGGCGTGGCGGTTCGGGTAATCCGACACGCACCACTGACACGCCCAGCTCGTGTTCTTTTCGTGCTTACACTCCTCGTGCTTGTGCCCCGTTGCGTGGCAATTCACGCACGCATCCGGAGGAGCGTGGAGCAGGAACCGGATGGCGATCTCCTCGTCATCCTCCAGCTTCAGTCCATCGCACCCAACGTTGCGAACATTGTCAATGCCGTACATCTTCATCCACTTCAGCGTTGTATCCCGCACATCGTCGGGTCCTTTGAGAGGTCGCACTTCAGCGACCTCGATTACATTGTAGGTGCGGATCCACTGCGGACCGAAGCCACAGTCGTAGTAGGCGCAGGTGTGGGGAACATCCTTGGACTTGCCGATGAACCACTTGTTGCACGTGAGGCGAAGAACGTAAAGGTGCTCCATCTTAGCCGACATCTATTCATTTGCTAGAATCAAATCCATTTTAACCGGACATACGATAGATAGCAATGGACTCATTTTATGCGCATCTCAAGGGACTTCCGGAAGAGCAAAAAAAGAGTAAGTTGGATCAGATTATTGGCTTTCTACGACAGCATAACGCCGAGCCGCAAGCCAATGCGTTTCAAGAGTTACGGAACTGCTACCCAAAGTTGCCGTTTTCCACGAACGAGCGAGTGTTTCGTGAGCATTTAGCGTGGTCAGAGATTGCGAGCCACCAGGATCACCGGATTGTCGCTCACATTTTCTCAAGCACGAATTGATGGAATTCGAATTCGCAAGATGGCCGGTGTTGGAGTCCACTCCGGTGCGTCTGCCCTCAACCGCTCAACCGGAATGCGGATACGGAGCCCGGGTGTGTGGGCTTGGTGGATGTCCTTGATCTCACCGATCCCATTGATCTGGTGCCGGATCCACGCGTGCGCTGTGCCAAGTGGGTTCTGGTTCCTCCGGACGCCTCCGGCCTCTGCGAACAGAATTGCAAGATAGTCAGCAGTTCCCTCTCCCCGAGCAAGGCGGACAAATTCGGGGACAAGGAGATGCGACTGGGCAAGAGCACGTTGGTGGCGAACGCCATTGCCCCAGAAGGGCCGGTGGATTGTGTCGTACACGTAAGCGTAGCACTTGTGGCACTCCATTTGAACTACAGCTAAAAATGATTTTTTGTAAGTAACTGAATTCGTTTTACTGCTTGCACGAGCACGGATGTGTTTCCCAATTGCGGGGACCTCCAGTGTAGCTACGACCCGCTGAAACTCCGCGAGCAATACGAGCGCACTGGCAATCCTTCGCAGACTCGATGAATGCCTGGATCCCCGCAGGTGTCTGGCTGACCTTCTCGGCATAGGCCTTGGTCCCCATCTTTGCGTAGAGCTCCATACTGCGCATGGTCCACCCGAAGGACGCGCCAGAGTGGCCCTTGTACTCCATGTGTCGGCTAATTTCACTGATCTTGGGGTGCTCGGAGAACATGAAGCTCTCCTCGTTGAATGTCTTGATCCAGTCCCACGCATCTGCGCGGGTGCACGCCTTGTACATGTCGGTCAGCATGATGGACTCGTTGTGCTCGAAGCCGAGAAGAGAGAAGTTGGGGGTCGTCATTTTGGTCACCTGAGTTGAAAAATAATGATAAGAACAGATCCATTTTGCGTCTAACCGTACATGCGGCGACCCATGAGATCCAGCTTTCGCAGGTCATCCCGGTCGTAACCAGCCCACATCTGCTCGAGGTATTCCTTGATCTCGTCCTCGCGGCGTCCCAGCAGCCACTGCCAATCCGCAGTCTGCCGAGGCGTCATCTTTGTCATGAGCTTCTCCTTGATGTGCGCGATCTCGTCATAGTAGTCGCCCAGAGACTTGTGCTCCGGCTCCGGAGAGGGAGGCAGCGGCTTCTCGTAGCATTCCTTACAGTAGCGGTGATCCCAGAGGCTGCAGTTCTTGCCGCAGCCTCCGCACTGCTCGTGGTACTCGGACTGGCACGGCTGGCAGTCCAGGTGGCCGCACCAGTGGGGCTTGGGATCCTCTACCTGGTAGATTGGGGACTCGCACCCAAACCGCTGCTGCCAGCACGAGCCACAATATCCATTGTTGAGCGCCATCGTGGCTCCGATGACGCCGCAGCCAGGGCAACCCTCGGGCTGCTCGCGGGTCAGTGTGGACTCCCAGCAGTCCATACAGATCACGTCGGGGCGAAGAGTCTCGTTGGAGCAGTCCATTTCGGAGCAGAAGAAGATGTGAGTGTTCATTTTTGATAGCCGCCTACCTTCCTCTTTCTTTGGACTGGACAGATCCATTTTAGACGATACCGGGGTGGTTTCACCCTGCTATCGCCCTCAAACGTCAGCAGTTATCATTGGGTTTTAGGTCTCTACTTACCCAGCTTGCCCTTCATCATCCTGTACCCATAGCACGCCACGAGGGCGAACACGACGGAGTGCGTCAGGTTCACCGTCATCGTGGAGCCACCCGGGGGCAGGCGCACAAGCACACCCGGGATGAGGAAGTAAAACACGGCGGCGAGGAAGGCGAGCTTAACGAGCATTTTGTTTACTAGTCGGAAAAAAACGCCTTACGACTTGAAGACATACTTGTGCACCGCGATGTGGGCCGCAGCAAAGACAAGCGCGTGGGTGGCGGCGACCACCATCTGCGAGCCACCCGGGGGGAGGCGGAGGAGGATGCCGGGGGTCAGAACGTAGAACAGCAGGGCGGTCGTGAGGAAATACCAGTACATTTATGATCACCCTAGAAAATTTACGCAGACGACTTGGTACCAAAGAAATCGTGGTAGACATGCCTCAGTTTGTCATCGAGGCCCTCCAAAAACACGAACACCGCGTAGACAAAGATAATCTGTCCGCCGAACGATTCAATATAGCCCTCGAGGGCGGCACTAAGAGGTAAGACTGGGATAATCGAGTGTATTATATACGTCAACCAGAAGGTCGTGACCACAATGATGCTGACTTCGACGGATACATCGACAAGCTGGTACAAGTCGGACTGTTTTTCCCACTCAGGGCCGTACTTGGGGAAGATATACCACAAACACCACGAGAGCAGAACGCCTAAGAACATATAGAAGATCGCGATGCACACAAGATTGATGGTCAAGTTGAACACCTGACCCTTGACGGACGGAAGCGTATTGAACCCCACGTTCTTCATTATTTACACGGAAGACAAGAGTATAGATCATATGGCCATCAGCACTCGCATCACCCCCATCGTCTCCAATGCACCGACCGTTCTCCGTACCTGGGGCAAGCACCTCATTCTGGACGCGGCCGGCTGCTCCCCCAAGATGATTAGAAACGAGGTTGTCGTTGCGAGCTTCGCAAAGTCTCTGGTCAAGCGCATTGACATGGTGGCGTACGGAGAGCCTCAGGTTGTCATGTTTGGATCGGGCAACAAGAAGGGCTACACGCTAGTCCAGCTGATCGAGACGTCCAATATCACCGCGCACTTTGTTGAGGAGAACAACTCCATGTATTTGGATGTCTTCTCCTGCAAGGACTTTGACCCGGATGTGGTCACGGAGGCTGTTCGCGAGTATTTTGATGCGAAGAAGTTCAGGACGAAGGTCATGCTGCGTCAGGCACCTGTCAGCGCTCCGAAGTTGTGCTAATTATTCCATTAAACAGTGTCCGTCGGTGGTGCGAGTACCGTCGGGGCAGTTGGTCGCCTTCCGCTGAGCAGAAGGGTTGGTGAATTTCTCACCAAAATAGTTCATGAACAGCGTGCGAGTAAAGATCCCGACAACAACAAGTCCGAATACAAAGACCCAATCAATCTTACGCATTTATCTTAGAAGTAGGTTTTCTTCACCCAGTTGCGGTCAGTCTTGAATGTCTTGGAGCGACTCGGAGAGCGGCGCTTCGTCAACACAGCGATCGCATTCAGTTTACGCAGGGTGGAAAGCCGACCATACGCACGCACGGCCTTGGCCAATGCACGACGACGAGTGGATGTCTTACCCGTCGCCTTGTATCCCTTAGAGACCAACTCGCCTTCTTTCAGTGGGCCAATGAGACCGCCCTTTAGAAGACTATTGATCGGAATGTCGTCGGAATGCATTTATTTAACCAACAGAGTAATAATGCCCGTGCTGAAGCCATCGAGCTCAGACTTCACTTCCTTTGTAAAGGCATCTGCTCAGTACGTTCCCGCTGGACGTGGTGGGAAGGCATCCAAATCTGGGAGCGGGATGATGTTGGCACCTTCCAGTTTAGGCTCAATTGCCCGTGCGTCGTTAGTTGCAATCCGGGCGACTCCATCTTCGAGTGTACTGTCCCTTCCGTATATTATCCCCACTCTGACAAATGCGTTGGCTCGCGTTATATCCTACACATCCGCAAACGCAGTTGTCACTACACTTGCCGGCAGCGGCGGCGTTGGATCTGCAGACGGCACCGGTATAGGCGCAAGCTTCAAAAATCCAAATGGAGTGGTCGAGCTTCCAGATGGGAATATTCTCAATTGCGATTCGGCAAACAATCGCCTCCGAATTATTACACTTGCCGGCGTAGTCACCACACTTGCGGGCAGTGTTCAAGGATTCGTGGATGGCACTGGTGCGGCTGCGAATTTCTTTTATCCGCAAGAAGCTTGCGTGATGCCTTTGGATGGTAAAATCGCCGTAACCGACAGGTACAATAACTGTATCCGTTTAGTTACATATCCCGGTGGTGTAGTCACCACATTCGCGACTGGCTTCAACCAACCCCAAGGAATCTCCGTAATTCCCTCGACTGGCAATATTGTTGTAGCCGACGGTGTCAATAATGTTATTAAACACGTCACCTATCCAGGCGGTGTCGTAACAACGCTCGCCAGCGGTTTCAACTTTGCGTTTGGTGTTGCCGTTCTTCCAAATGGCAAGATAGCTGTCTCCGAATACAGTGGCAACGTCATTAAGATAATCACAACGCCCACATATGCAGCAAACTCGGGTGTTGTGGTAACACTCGCAGGCAGTGGCACACCTGAATCTGCCGACGGGACTGGCACTAGCGCGGGCTTTAGAGAGCCTATTGGACTCGCCGTCCTTCCAAATGGAAATATTATTGTTGCCGATATAGGCGGGGGGGTCCGAATGATTACGTCCTCTACCTACGCAGCAAACTCAGGTGTTGTCACAACACTCTTAAACTCAAGCGATGGATACAGCGTGGGGGTACTCCGAAACGGCAATATTATCACGGGCAATACATTTTCTCACAGAGTACGGTTAATTACATTCACATAGACGGATGTCCGTCTAGTCTAACGCGTCCCGCCGGTTCGGGCACGTGGAGCAAGCCGGCTGTGTGGGTTGCGACTTCCAAACGTACATGAGAAACACGACCAAGGACAAGACTACGATGCCGAGGATCACCATTACTAGTCCGTTAGACTTGCGTCGGCAAGCTTCTTACACGTCGGCCACGTACTATGGGTATGGGCATTCCCTACTACGTTGCTTCCCTCTTGAGAACTCACAAACATATCCAACAAGACACCGGGAACGTTCCCCTGGAGTGCGATGCGCTAGGACTGGACTTTAATGCCTTCATTCACACATACCTGAAGCCTGAACACCCGATTGGCAGTGTGGTGATGGCCTTGCGGAACTTTCTGCGTGACGTAGCTCGTGGCAAGAAGATCTTGATTGCGTTTGATGGCCTGGTTCCCTACGCAAAGATCGTTCAGCAGCGGTATCGTCGCATGAAGAACCCCGAGCCGTCGCTGTTTGACAAGAACCAGATCTCGCCGGGCACAGAGTTCATGAAGGAGCTGGAGGATACTCTGCGATACTGCTTTCCGGAGTGCACCCTGTCTGGAACCGACGAGCCAGGCGAAGGTGAGCACAAGATCTTTACGTGGCTTCGCAAGATGGAGCCGGACGAGCGCAAGAACATTCTGATCTACGGCATGGATGCGGACTTGGTCTTGATCTCCGTAGCCCAGTCAGAGCTGGGAAGTATCAAACTCATTCGCGAGAACCGTGATTCGGGGTACTCAACGTTTGATGTCGCCGCTCTTTGTAGAGTGTTGCCTCTTCCTCCCGAAGACTGGGTGGAGATGTGTGTGCTGTGTTTCGGCAACGATTTCATGCCGACGATCGCCATGTTTTCCCTTCGGGAAGATGGATATGGCCGAGCAGTCCATTACATGAAGACTCAGAGCCTCGAAGGTGCTGCGGATGACGAACTAAAAGTCTTGATGAAGCGGGCCAAGGAAACTGATCGTCGTATTGTCTCGCGGGATGGTCATGCGATCGAGAGCCGGATGGCCCTTCATCTCATGGATGGTGTGTTGGACTGGGGCAAAGTGGTATATGCCTTTGAGAAGACGCTGGAGTGGACCCTCCACTATTTCAAGACATCCGAAGTACTGGACTGGTGCTGGACATATCCCTATCCCGAAGCACCCTTGCTGGCAGCCTTGGTGGAGAAGCCTCGAAACGCCAGCTTCACCTGGGAACATCCTACGCCACCGTTTACGATTGAAGATCAGCTGAACTTTATCTTGCCAGGTCGCGGTGTCTTTCCAGATGAACTGTACGAAGAGGGAGCGGATTCCAGGCACCCGTGGATGAAGTCGTATTCATGGGAGACGGATCCATACATTTCCTTGCCTTGGAATCCTATGCAGAAACCAACTCGGGTTCAGACTCATCTCCTTACCTGAAATCGGCCATTCGTCAGCCCCATTTTGGGCACATCCCGAGTACTGAACCGTATCAGGCTTGGTGTTTCGGCCGAGGGTTCCATCAAGGCTTGGCTGGGGACCACGACACTGTCTTCGGGAATGATCACCTCAAAGTTGTTCTCGTGACGTTCAAAATACTGAGTTTCAATTTTTGCCATTTCATTGATCTTCTTTAACGCGGTAAATCCAGACGCATCCTGCATCATTCTCCAATGGCGCCGAATGTGGTTGATATACGCAAGACGATACTCCCTTGCCGGACGGGTCTTTACGTTGTTTCGGAGCTGTTCAAAGCACGTCTCAACGGTGAGGTGGACCGGTTTGTTCAAGCGACGATTGACAGCATTGTGTGCCCGGAATGTAAAGAGCAGAAACTCGGCCCGAGACTCCAGCATTCGCGGATACCCTCTGCGGTACGCATCCAACGTCGTGCCAAAGTGCTCGCGACAGCTTGGGCATGTGATCGTCGTCTGAAACATCGTGAGCCACGTATCCATGAGTGTCTTTTCCTCTTGCGTCGGCCGATCTGAATAACACGATGCGACCGAATGCAGTGTCATCCATCCTAAAGGTCCCCAAATGGACGTCATTACTTTACTTGACGACAATCATTCCGGCCTCCATGCCGCCTTCCAAGATCTCCCGTGCGATGTGGGCGGGAGTGCCGGATCCGAGCGTGATATTTGACTTCTTCAGGGCCGCACGGACACCGCCATCGCTGAGTGTCTTGACGGATTGCTTGATTGTCTTCCGGCGCATCTCGGCGCCCTTCTTTGTCATGATCCGAAGAGTACCCTTGCGATCCGGAGGGGCCTTGGCAGGATCCTTGACCGGAATGAACTCTCCGCCACCACCGCGAGACCTAGAGCGAGTTCCCTTCATGACACCCTGCGGAAAGGTCCGCATAGACTTACGACGCTGAACAGGGCGACGAACTTCGGGCTCCGTATGGTCTACTTTCTGAATTTTGATAGTGGACATCACTTATTCAAAACGGATAACTTTATTTACAGGCTTGGGACTACCAATAGGTACCATGACGACTCTCCCAACAAACGAATGGAATGCAGTGCGCGCCTACTTCAGCAATGGTGTTCGTCGCATGGTGGATCACCAGATCGATTCGTATGAGGATTTCGTCCAGAACAAGATTCCACTAATTATGCAGTCCACGCCTCCGATCACGGTCTGGCACGAACAGGATGAGACCATCAAGAAGTACAAGTATGAGTTCAAGCTGTCCTTCGAGAACGTGTCGTATATCAAGCCGCGTATTCAGGAGGCTACGGGTCGCGTGAAGCCCATGCTCCCGATGGAGGCGCGGATCCGGAACTTTACGTATGCTGCGCAGATGTACGTGGATATCCGATTCATTGTCCGCACCTACAAGGGACCTCTGCTGGATACCTACGATGAGGAGTCTAACGTCTTTGAGGGCATCTCTCTCGGAAAGCTGCCGGTCATGCTGGGATCATCGCTGTGTCTGCTGAAGGACTACCCGATGAGCCTGGCCGAGTATGGCGAGTGTGCTCACGATCCCCTGGGATACTTCATCATCCACGGATCCGAGCGTACGATCCTTTGCCAAGAGAAGGTGGCGGACAACCGCATCATGATCTTCCACAATAAGAAGTCGGCCTCCAAGCACACTCATTCGGTGGAGCTGAAGTCTCTTCACGAGTCGTTTACGATGCCCCCGAAGAAGCTGGAGATCCGTCTGAGCTCCAAGTTCAATGGCTACGGAAACCCACTGACTGCGTGTGTTCCCCGCTTCCGAGAGGATATCCCGGTCGTGGTGTACTTCCGTGCTCTGGGTGTTCTGACGGATCGTGCCATCACGAACATCATCTGGGGCAACGAGACGGATCTCCACGTGGAGCTGCTGGCTGCGTCGTTCCGTGATGCGGCCGAGCTCCGGATCTTCACGCAGCAGGAGGCCGTTCAGTACCTGACGAACCACCTTCAGTACGGCACGAACCAGGAGGACAAGTGCGCCTATGTTCGGCAGCTTCTGAACTCCGAGCTGCTGCCTCACGTTCGGTTCGCGGGTGAGACGGTCACCACACCGATTCACGATGCGCGGAAGACGATGCTCATGGGCTCCATGATCCGCCGGCTCTTGCTGACGTACTGCAAGCAGATCCCGCTGGATGACCGCGATGCCTACCCGAATAAGCGCGTGGTGACGACGGGTGCCCTGCTCACCCATCTGTTCCGCCAGCTGTTCCAGAAGGTCTGTAATGATACTCGCAATGAGTTTGTCCAGGAGGTGAACAATGACTCGTGGAAGCGCGGCGAGGGAGGTCCCCGGCCTATGGAGATTCTGAACGGCAACAATCTCTACAAGATTCTGAAGCTGTCTGCGATTGAGGGTAAGCTCAAGCAGGCTTTGGCAACCGGCAACTTTGCGGTCCAGGGACTGGGTTCCGCAGCGGCCATGTCCAATGCGACCAAGGTGGGTGTCTCGCAGGTTCTGGCTCGTATGTCCTATGCGGCAACCTTGAGCCACCTTCGTCGTATCCAGACACCCGTGGAGAAGTCGGGTAAGCTGCTGGCACCTCGTAAGCTTCACGGTACTTCGTGGGGGTTCATGTGCCCCGTGGAGACGCCCGAGGGCCACTCGGTTGGTATCGTGAAGAACATGAGCCTGCTGACGTCGATCTCTCAGCACACGCCGTCCACGACGGTGATTCACTATCTCCAGGAGCTGAAGCTGGTTCAGTGGATTGACACTCCTCGGGTGTACGAGGGAACCTCTGTGACGGTCAATGGTGTCATTGTGGGCTACACCAAGGAGCCGCACCAGGTTGTGTTGAAGCTTCGGAAGGCTAAGCAGACTCGCCGCCTTCACCCCCACATCTCGGTGGCCTGGTACACTCTGATGAACAGTATCTCGGTGGAGACGGACGGTGGTCGTTGCGTCCGACCGGTGTTTCGGGCTGGAATGACGCCTCCCGAGGATACGACGAGCTGGAATGAGTGGTGTAAGGCAAGTATCGATTACATTGACTCTTCGGAAACGGAGACCCTGCGCGTGGCCATGAGTCGGGACGAGATGACGCCGGCTCACACGCACTACGAAGTCCATCCGTCTCTGATTGTGGGACACATGGCATCGACCATTCCCCTGTCCGACCACAATCAGTCGCCTCGTAATACCTACCAGTCCGCAATGGGTAAGCAGGCCATGTGCGTCTACGCAGGGAACTTTGCCAAGCGCCTGGACAAGAACGCCTATGTTCTGTGCTCCATTGCCCGGCCGATCGTGGAGACACGGGCCATGAACATTCTGAAGATGCACGAGATGCCGTTCGGATTCAATGGCATCGTGGCGATTGCCTGTTACGGCGGATACAATCAGGAGGACTCCGTGATCATGAACAAGTCGTCGGTGAAGCGTGGCTTCTTCCGGGGTCTGTACTACGGAATGTACAAGGACGAGGAGCACCGGAACGTGACCTCGGGTCGTGAGGAGAAGTTCATGAAGCCGCAGAAGCACAACACTCGCAAGTACAAGAACACGTCGTACTCTGCGGTGTCGGACAATGGCCTGCCGATCATCAACTCGGTCATCAACGAGAATGACGTGATCATTGGCAAGGTGGTGAATCTTCGCAACGATGCTGCGGGATATGCGTTCCGTGATGCTTCGACGACGCACAAGAACTCCGAGCAGTGCCGTATTGACGGTGTCTGGCAGGACAAGAACTCGGATGGCTACCCATTCATCAAGGTTCGCACAGTGTCGGAGCGTATCCCGCAGATTGGCGACAAGGTGTCGTCTCGTCACGGTCAGAAGGGTACCATCGGAATGATGATGGAGGAAGAGGATATGCCCTTCACGGCTTCGGGGTTGCGTCCGGATATCATCATGAATCCCCACGCTGTGCCATCCCGCATGACGATTGCCCAGCTGATGGAGAACATCTTCGGCAAGATCGGTGTTCGCAAAGGAACGCTGGGTGATGGAACGCCGTATTCACACCTGAAGGTGGAGGATCTGAAGAAGCACATGGTGGACATGGGACTCCACCCGTACGGCAATGAGATCCTCTACAACGGCCAGACTGGCGAGATGATGCAGGCCGAGATCTTCATGGGACCGACGTTCTATCAGCGTCTGAAGCACATGGTCATCGACAAGAAGCATTCTCGTGCTCGTGGTCCGATTGTGAGTCTGACCCGTCAGCCGTGCGAGGGCAGGTCTCGCGATGGTGGTCTGCGTGTGGGTGAGATGGAACGTGATTGTATGCTGTCACACGGCATCTCGGTGTTTACCAAGGAGCGTCTGATGGATGTATCCGACCCGTTCAAGACGGGATTGTGTAAGACGTGCGGAACTCTGGCGGTGGTCAATCCGGTCGAGGGAATCTACTCGTGCGGTGCGTGTGGCAACAAGACGGACTTTGTGATGAAGACCATCCCCTACGCAATGAAGTTGTGGATGCAGGAGTTGGAGGCGATGCATATCACACCTAAGTTGATTCTTGAGTAGGGTCCTCCTGAACCATATCGGCAAGATTCTCGGAGGACGGGGACTTGGCCATAGACATTGTGGTCATGGAGATGCTTCGTAGCTTGCGATACGAACTGAGAATGACGCAGCCTCCAAAGACGAGAATCCCGACAACAACGCCGATCATAACAGGCTCCATTTTTTACTTCCCGCGTTCATCCTGAAAGTTTGTCTCAGTCTTAAAACAAAATGACTCCCGCCGGAAACTCCACGATGCCTGCCATGGGAACTGAGCAGTCCGCCGGTCGCCGCCGCCGTGGCCCGACCGCCAAGGCCCTCAAGCGCGTCCTCAAGTCCCACGGCCTCAAGTCGTCTGGACGCAAGGCGACGCTCCGTGCCCGTGCGAAGAAGGCCCACCTGCTCAGCAAGGCGTAAAATCTCCGCACTAAGTAATGCCTAGTCGTAGCCGTACTCGGAGAGGTAGAGGACGTGGAGGTGACTTGCCTCCTGCCACAGACGCGAACGATCTTGCCCAGCGCAAGAGGCATCTGCGCCCTGTAGAACCGGTCTCGCCTCGAGATGTCTTCAACAAGAAGATGGGTGGCCGCCGCCGCAGAACCCGTCGTCGTTCAACTTACAGGCAATACATGAAATATCAAAAATGAAGATTGTGGATGCCTTCACATTCTACAATGAACTCAACATGCTCAGTTATCGCCTTGCGGTACTTGATGATGTTGTCGATTACTTTATCCTTGTAGAAGCAACTCGCACTCACGTGGGCGAACTCAAGCCCCTTTTTTACCAGGACAATGCCCATCTGTTCGAAAAGTACAAACACAAGATCATCCATCACATTGTAGATCTTCCCCACACAGATGTTCGTAACGAACGGAACAAGGTTTGGGAGAATGAATGGCATCAGCGCAATATGATTCAAGATCCGTTGGAAACGCTTGGACTTGAAGGATCGGATATACTTCATGTCTCCGATCTGGATGAAATCATTGATCCGACAATCCTGCAAAGAGTACGGACCGGAGATCTGGTCATTGACAAGACCTATAAGCTGGAGTACGATAACTACTATTACAATTTGAATACCCGACAGAACTTTCTCTTTTACACTGCGTTCCTAACGTCAAAGACGGCCTATCACGACACTCGTGCCCGGCTCAACCGAACAATCACTGGAATTCGAACTGGATTGTACGATCTTCCAATTATGGAACAGGCAGGATGGCATCTGAGTTTCTTTGGCGATGCTCAGTTTATTCGGAACAAGCTAGAGCAATATGCTCATCAAGAATACAATACACCTGAAAATACTGATACGGATGTCATTAATCGCCGGATTGCGGAGTGCAAGGAGCCCTTCACTCGGGGCGCAGAAGAGTCGAACATACGTCTTTATCGGATTGAGACCAAGGACAACCCACGCCTTCCGCCGATGTATGACACCCTTCTGCGTGGATTCTACGATGCGTCGCCCTAGGGTGTAAATAATTTTTCTTGCTAAGGATCATACAAACAACATGGGTGGTGGTCTTCTTCAGCTCGTCAGCTATGGTGCGCAGGATATCTACATCTCGGGCTCCCCCCAGATCACGTTCTGGAAGGTGCTGTACAAGCGTCATACCAACTTCGCGATGGAGTCCATTGAGGTGACGTTCAACGGCCAGGCCGACTTCAACAAGCGCGTGACGGCCGTCATCAACCGTAACGCGGACCTGATGTACCGCACCTACCTCCAGGTGGTGCTCCCGGCCGTGGACCTCATCAACGGTGCGCCCACGCTGAACCGCTTCCGCTGGCTCAACTACATCGGTCACCGCCTCGTCAAGACGGTGGAGCTCGAGATTGGCGGCCAGCGCATCGACCGCCAGTACGGCGACTGGATGCAGATCTGGACCCAGCTGTCGCAGGACCAGGGCACGATCGAGGCGCTCAACGACATGATCGGCAACACGCACGACCTCGTCCTGATGAAGGACAAGCGCGGCTATGTGCTGGATGCCTCGTGCGCCGGCTCGGAGCTGACGAACACCTGCGCCCCGCGTGCCGGCACCCCGGCGCGTACGCTGTACATCCCGCTCCAGTTCTGGTTCTGCCGCAACCCGGGCCTGGCCATCCCGCTGATCGCCCTCCAGTACCACGAGGTGCGCATCAACGTGGAGTTTGAGCAGTGGATCAACTGCACGTACGTCGAGCTCCAGTCGAGCGTGGCGCCCACGAGCATCCAGTCGCTCACGGCCGCGTCGCTGTACATCGACTACATCTACCTGGACACGGAGGAGCGTCGCCGCTTTGCCCAGCAGACGCACGAGTACCTCATCGAGCAGCTGCAGTTCAC